CAGAGGAGGAGGCTGGGGTCGGTTGACCCCAGCCCCCTACCCTGCCCGCCGGCCGGAGCCGACGGGTGGGGTGTGTAGACCCTAGCAGGGGCGCAGGGCTTCGAGGGTGGCCAGGATCTCCCGGGCGCCGTCCACGTCTCCCGCCTCCTCGGCGGCCATGTAGTCCACGAGGAGGCTCTGGATCTCCTTTTCGCTGGCGTTCCGGGCCTTCCGGTAGTTGCGGCGGATGTTGAAGCCGCGCGACTTTCCGGCCGAATCGCCAGCCTTGCGAGCCTGCACACACTCGGGGACGGTTCCGACGCGATCGGAGGTATCGGAATCGTGGTCAGGGGTCACGGGGGCGAGAACGGCGAGGGAATCGGTCTGGTGAAGTACGGTCATTTTCTCTCTCCTAGTTTCGTGGCGACATTGCCACGGTATTTGATGCGAAAGGTTGGGGCGATTACCTTTCGCGTCAAATACCGGGGCAACCTTGCCAGGGTTGCCTATACCGGTTCGCTACTCTCACAAAGAAGGTTGACTATTTGCTCTGTGATTTTGCTGTTTCCACTGGGAATGCTGTTAGGCTCATCTCCCGCCGTTACTTTGTCCCTTTGTTTCTTTCCTTTCTTTGGGCTTCCCGTTTTAGGCGTTCAGTGGCAGGGCTTTGTCCGTTTTCACGGTACCCCTAGGATCACAGTGTGATCCCCAACACTTGTTCCATGTATCACGCCTAGGAATGTTTCCCAACATTCCCCGTTGCGACTGCGCTCCCTGTATATTCCTACCTGCTTTTATGTTTGATCGTCGGTCCTACCTTCCGGGGTTATCTAGTAACCCTGCCGGGGCGGTATCGATCCACGTTAGAAAAGCAGGCCAGGGATTCCCTTCCCATAACCCGCGCAGAATGCGTGATTAGAAACCGTGTTTGATTGTCAATGGAAAAACCCCGACTGCAAACCAGGATACAGGGGCGGCCCGTCCACCTGGCGACCATCGGGGAATCACTGAACAAATGGCCCCACCGTTTTTTACCACCCTGTCAAAAAACGCCAAGGGGCGCCAGGGTCGCGGGGCCGGCCGGAGCCGGGCTGGCGAGCACCCCTATTCGGGGGCCGGAGCCACCCCAAACCTCTGCAGCACCCGTGCCAGCGCCAAATTCCCTAATGATTTCAAGCACTTACGAGCGGCCCGTAAGTATGCGGAATCATTGAGGAATTTGGGCATGACCTAAGTATGCGGAATCATTGAGGAATTCGGGAAACTACTGCGCTTTAGTTCAGTGTCTTGTGAACAAAGGTTTACAGAAGGCGTGTGAACAAAGGTTTACGAGCCAAATTCCCTAATGATTTCAAGGGTTTGCATGACCATACATCCTAAGTATGCGGAATCATTAGGGAATTCGGCCCCATGCGAGCTCGCGGGCGACAAATTCCCTAATGATTTCAAGGGTTTAGATATATGGTCACGTAAGTATGCGGAATCATTAGGGAATTTTGACCTTACCCTCCGCGCGCCCGCATGCGAGAGGGCCGAATTCCCTAATGATTTCAAGGGTTTAGATGTATGGTCACGTAAGTATGCGGAATCATTGGGTTTTTGGCCCTACGCGCGCGTGCGCGCTCGCCCAGCCGCAGCGAATTCCGTAATGATTTCGGGGGTTTAGATGTATGGTCACGTAAGTATGCGGAATCATTGAGCTTTTCAGCTGGGGTCTAGAGACCCCAGGCGGGGTCGGCTGACCCCATATAACTTTGCATGAATTAAGCTAATTCATGGGGACAAGTAGCCCCAGTGAGCTAAGTATGCGGAATCATTGAGCTTTTTGGTGGAGACTTTTGTACCCACCCGTAAACCCTTGAAATCATTGAGCTTTCGGCAAACACTGCACAAATGTTCAGGAAAACCGCCGGCCCGGGGAGCTGGCGCCGAATTCCCCAATGATTTCGCATACTGAACAAAATACTGAACAAAACCCTGAACAAGTGTTCAACGCTAAGTATGCGGAATCATTACACTTTTCGGTTTCAGCGAGCTAAACCCTTGAAATCATTGAGCTTTCGGCGATTGATCCAGATCAACCGCGCCGGCCGGCGTTTTACTGAACCTTTGTTCAGGCTAATCCGCTAAGTACTTGAAATCATTGCACTTTTTAAGGGTATACCCCGAAAACCTCAATGATTTCGAGCACTTACCGTAACACTATAATCCAGTGTCACTGTAACCCCGCCGCGCGGCCGTGACACTGAACACTTGTTCAGTAGGGTGTAAAAATACACTCTCACTGTAACCACGGCGCGCGGCCGAAACCTGGAAAGTCTGGAATGGCCCTATGTGACCCTATGTGACCCTATGTGACCATACATGCGAGTGACCATACATGCGAGTGACCATACATGGCCCTATGTGGCCCTATGTGACAGCCTGTCACACCCTATGAAAAGTTTGCAGAGCAGCCCCGAATTCCGCAGTGATATCAAACACTTACAAGACCCTTTCCCGAATTCCTCAATGATATCAAGTACTTAGAATTCTGCACAAATACTGGATCTTTGAACATTTGTTCAGGTATATATGGCAACTTTTCTTGAATGATTCCGCATACTTACATGTATGGCAATCTCTAAGGCCCGGAAATGACCCCCCCTGGTACCACCCTACCAGCGACCCCCCGAAACGCCTTAGACGGGCTGCTAGGGCCCTTTACGTGGAAAGTAGTATTCTACCCTTGTATTCTACTAGGTGACTAATCTAACCCCTCGAAATCACTACGCTTTTCCCGAAACTGGCCAATCGGCCTAACGAATTCCACAATGATTTCCTACGCCGCGCCGCGTCAATTCCCTAACCCCGCGATATTACACACTTTTTCGACGTACCCCTCCATAACTACGCGAAATCATTACCCTTTTCCCGATACCCCTATATGGGGACTATGATCCCAATGTCAGACCATACGGACATCCGTGTCATGCGTGTCAAAAAGTACACGGACATCTATGTCATAGTAACCTACTATTCACAGTGTAAACCCTTGTTCACGTATGATCCAAATGTCGTACCATGTATGGTCAAACCACGACATTTATGTCATACCCCCTATATGGGGTGGCTACTGGCATAGCCTGTACAAAGGTTCAGAGTATCCATATGGGGACTACCCACCCCGTGCCCGCGTGACCATATGTGACCATACATGGCCCTATATGGCCATACCCGCGCGTGACCATGCGTGACGCTACGTGACCATACGTGGCCATGCCCCTATGTGACCATACATGGCCCTACGCGCGCCCCTGGGGGCTGCCCTACGTGACCCTATGTGCCGTGACCATACATGTAGTGTATGGTCACAGGCGGCCGGCCAGGGGCACTGAACGGGCGTGCAGTGTGGCCCCACGGCACACCCCCAAATAGGGTGTATCCAATAGGCCACACTGAACAAGCACGCAGGGGGTTTCCTTACGTAGTAGGCGCCTAACAGGTAACCATCTGAGCCTCTATACCTTTTTCAGAAAATTAATTCAGAATTTTCGTAGAAAAGGTTCAACTCTATATTGAAGAGGTAGTAGACCAGAATCCTGATAACACCCCTCTCATAGTTCGAAAGACACCCGTTGAGACTCACTAGCTGGTCAGCCTCTACTACTAGCTGTCTTTGAAGGTCATCTACGTTCAGGAGCAGACGACCATCGCAGCTATCTTGACCAAGCCAACCTTCACAGTAGTATTCGTATTCAGTCATTAGTGTCCACAGTCGACATCAAAGAGATAATCAATCAGAAATCGTAGAGCACTCCTTTCGTAGTTCTCACGATGCCGTTTATAGAATGCTACTTGAAAAGCCTCTACGACTAGCTGCTTTTCAAGAGTCTCGTACAGGTATCGCAGCTCATACCTCACGTAGCTTTCACAAAAGTATTCGTAGTCACTCATTTAGATTCCGCAATCTATATCGAAGAGGTAGCGGATCAGAATCCGGATGACGTTTCTTTCAAAGTATCTGTGATACCTTTTAAGCGTGATCAGCTGCGAAGGCTCTATTACTAGTTTGTTTTGTAGGACTGGTATTAGGCGCTGAAGTGTGTAATCTGACCAAACTGCACAAAGGCGTTCATATTCAGTCATGGTTCACTTCGACGGGGACGGGATAGTACTTTGGGAGTGTGGTATCGAAGAGATATTGAACTATGAGCCAGACGACGTTTCTCTCGTAACACTCAAGACCAAACTGAAAACGCATTAGCTGATCTTTCTCTATGACTAGTTGATTCTCGTTTTCAACTAATTCGTACTCTACCCAGTGTGCGCAGTAGAACTCGTAGTCAGTTTCCCATTTCATAGGACTCCTAAACGGGGTGGTTCATCCTCGATACTCATACCAGTCGCGTGCGCCCGTAGCTGATACTTTCACGTCCCAGAAGAATAGAACTAGGATATATATGACGTGAATCTCCCAGGACCTGATATCAGCGTAAAGCCTTCTTCGTTCTAGACCTTCTTCTAGGACTAGATTGTCCTTGAGAGCTTCTAGGTCTTGTTCTATCCAGTTTTCGTAGTAGGACTTATATTCGTAGTACTTATATTTAGACATAGATTACGACATCAGCGTTGGCTTAAGTAGTCTGGGACGTTGAAAGCGCCGTATGCGTTGACGTCCCAGAGGTACATAACTAAGAGCCATATAACACCTCTCTCAAAGTTCCCGACGTTACTTACAAGCCATGCTACTTGATTAGCCTCTACAACTAGTTGGCCTTCAATGGCATTAAGAGGGTGGTTTACCCAACCTTCGCAGTGGTACTCGTATTCAGTCATTCTGATGATATTTCCAGTATTCGTCCAAAGTAACGTCTATATTTGCATTAAAGAGGTAGTAGATTAGAACGAGGAGTACGTGGAGTTCAAAGTTGTTAATATCACTCGTAAGGAGTGCCCATTGACCAGGCTCTATTACTAGCTGTTTTTCAACGACTCTTACGTCGTCTCGTATCCAGCGTTGGTAATAAGGTTTGTATGTTAACGTCATGGTATGTTGTTCAAGAACTGGTCTTCAGTGTAGTCTGAAATGTATTCAGCAACTGTAATATCGAAGAGGTAAGAAAACAGACAGTAGAGGACTTGGCGTTCAAAACACCTAATATCATGCCGGAGATCCGCTAGGTCGTCGTGCTCTATTACTAGACCACATTTGATTATATCTAAGTGGTTTTCTATCCAGCGTTGATGGTAAGATTTGTATGTTAGTGACACACTACTTCCAAAGATCTAGGTCTATATCAAAGAGAAACCGAACAACTGTAAATAGGGAATGTTTTTCAAAGTGTTTCTTATAGGATTTGATTACGGCCAACTCCACGGCTTCTACTACTAATTCATCGGCAGCACTCCATACATACCTTTGTAAGAAGGCGAGGTAGTCTTTGTTGTAGCTGTAACGAATTATCATACAGTATCTCCAGACTTATATAGCCGTATCGAAGAGATACCAAACAAGACAAAACAAGGTATATGCTTCATAGTTTTTCTTGTAGTACTTAATTGTAGTCAACAAGTCTGTTTCTATCACCAAACTGTTAGAAGCTAAAGCTGTTTCTACAAGCTCCTGTAATTGGTCCTGATAATAAGAGCTGTACCTAATCGCGTTATCGTACATGTCTAAGGCGCCTAAAGGATTGGAATTTAATCGGCATGAGTACTATTCTCGTAGAAAACACAAAAAGTTGACGAAAAGTCGCACGATAGCTTCGTTACGAAGAGATAGTTCTTGTTTGATCCGAGACAATGCTTCTTCCTCTATGACTAGGCGCCCCTGGATCTCCCTTACGGAGCTTTTAAGCCACCACTCGTAATAGTTGTAAGAAAAACTACGTAGACCAGCCATATCTTTCAGATTCGAATTCGAATTCGATTATCAAACAAAAACAATACGAGGACTTGTATAACGTGCTGACTAAGCCAACGTTGATATGTTTCGAGGTTGTCCAATTGCTGTTCTTCTACTACCAATCCAGGAGATACTATTTCAATCTCCATTTTTAACCACCTCTGGTAAACAGGGTCATACTGAAGGGGGAGTATTGAGGACCGCATGCGCTCCAACATGTTGTTCATTCGAACCCCGCAGGAAAGTATATGTGTTCACCAAAACAGAAGGAGAATACAACCCCAACTACGTGAATTTCATACCAATCTTTGCAGCTGTAGATACTATCTAATTGCTGTTCTTCTATTACCAACTGCGTAGAAGCTTGGTCGAGGTGCGCTGCTAGTACTCTTTTGTAGACACGCATGTTGGAAAGATAGTCCATATTACCAGTCTGCTCCATAAGGCAGTTCACAACCAAAGAGAATGGCAACTACTTTCTTGATGTAAGCTTTTTCCAAATCACAACGCAACCCTACCAACATCCTTACCGTCGCATCTTCTACAACCAGCTGATATGAACATTCTTCAATGATGCTCTCAATACTCCTTTCAAGAATATTGTTATACCAACGTATTTGGTCAATGTCTACCGTGCCCATCATAGCCACCAAGGATGGCCAGTAAAGTCTATGTTAGTATCGTTGAATAGGTATCGGAACAACATCATTACCAAAAGCCCATTTACATGCATAAGTGCCGATTGTATGTCAACAAGGTCTTTTTCTTCTACTGCTAGATAATCTTCTACCCTCTGCATTAGAAGGTTAAGATTCTCGACCTCTGTCTCCATTCGATACTGAATGATGCATACATCTATGTAAAAAGTAGCGTTGTTGTAGTCACTCATACTTCTCAACTAAGGGCAAGTATCAAAGAGGTAGTAAATCAGAACGCGAATGATATGTTTTTCAAAATTCTCTTTCTCTCTTTCAATAATCCTCAAAAGCCTCTTTTCTACTACCAGTGAGTCTTTGACTGCCTGCACGTCCTGATTTAGCCAGTACTGATAGTGTGGGGAATATACCTCGTATTTCATGAGTTTTCATCCAAGGTGCACAGGAAGTCTGCAACGCTCTGCACCCACCACTCCATAGCGTGCTTGTGGAGGTTTCTGAGGCGTCTAACATCGGGTTGCTCTAGGACCAGCTGCTGACCGTTTAGGAGGCGGTGCGTGGCTTTTAGGGCCCTTGTTTCGTGAACTAGAGCCCACCGCACTGCAGTGCTGGCTGGGTCATAATCAGTCATTTAGTATTTTCTCAAGAAATTCAACAAAGATATATACCCACTCAGTAGCAATTGTTTCTCTACAATCCTCTATAAATTTCACTTGGCCCTGTTCCACGACAAGCACTGCTTTGAGTAGCACATGCCAGGTCTCTATTATCACTTGATAACTGTGTATGATTTGTTTTCGTCGTGAGGAATAGTACATTACTCTTCTCTAAGGTACTCAAGAACTCCTTGAAAAAGCGCAACCCATCCACGATTTATTAGTTCTTTATTAAACCGTAGGTCATTTATGTCAAGATGCTCAAGCGTCAATCGCCTACCGTTTTTTAACCTAGAAATATACTGAACGAGTTGGTCTTCTCTATCCGTCACCCAGTCAACGTTTCCAAACACAGGATGACCTCGATATACACCAATCTGTCGAAGTGTGCCCACAGCAATACCATAAGGCCGAATTGGGTAAGTGCAATCCCAATTCGGCCCTTACATATACCCTCATAGGTATAGGCTACAGAAACAACCACTTAAGTAGATAGTACACTACTTGTTGTTCACCGAGTTTCGCATGTTCTGTACAAACACCTAGTGTTTCTAAATCAACATGCTCTGCAACCAGCTTATCATCGTAAGCTTCTACTCGCTCTTTAAGCGTAAGCTTCCTAGCACGCCAGGTAGTAATCCAGTATGACAACGAGTCGTCGAGCAGCGCATGGAGAATGGTTTGGCCATGCTTAGTGACGATAACCTTACTCATCTAAGCTCCACTCTAATATTTCCTGCAGCGCATATATCCACCGCTGATTAATGCACTCTTTTCCGTTCTCAAGCACCAAAAGATCATAGCCTTCTGTAACAAGCTGATTTTCTACACGCACTACATTATCATGTAAATCTTGTGTGTAGTTAAGGGCCCATCGGGTCCAATAGCTTATCCATGCTAATCTAGGTTCCCTTTTCACGAAAACTAACCATAGCTAAGCCAAGTCCCCAGAACAACTAGAGAAACAAACAAAACAGCATTCAGGTAGTATTCTACTGGATTCATAGCTTGGTAGAAAGCCTGCGATTGATATTCAGTGCAACAATACCCTCCAACACTGCAACAGTCGCAGACTCATATTCCTCATGAACCTGATAGTTCGTCTTGTCATCGATAGCTACAAGACCAATCTTCCCGTTTTCCTTCTCGATGATGTGTAGTGTGAAACTAGAAAGTGTTTGGTCTTCGCGCTTCTCTTCAGACTTTGTCATAGTAGATTCCATTCTCCGGCCTCCTCGTCGATGTATGGTCTAGTGTCCTTTGGAGGGACTTGAACCCATTTATATCCAAGCGCCGTTTTTTCAGTCTTGTGGTACGTAATATTGAAAGTACTGGTGTTATAGTGATCAGGATTTCCCCAAGCTGCCGCGCTGTAATCAACACCGCCAATATAAAGGTCACTCACAACAAGCTCCACTCTCCCTCTTCACTAGGGTCGTACAATTCAAGCTCTGTCAGGTCTACAAACGTAATAACCCCACGAGCTTCTACATTTACCCCAAAGTAGTTGCTGTCCACAGTATATCCAGATCCATGGTCAGATACAGACGCTGTGTGCTTCTTAGCAACCAAGCGCTCTTCAGATTTCGTCCCATCCGGCCAGCGAACTTTTACTATCTGCCCCGCAATCAAGGTGATACCACGAGAACGAGACGCAGTACCTGCAGTTGATAGGCCCTCGCCGCTATAGGCGTAATAGATGTAGCCCCAATCATCGAACCTTTCAATCTTCCTATAACTCACATGTCACCCACAGCCGGCGCCTGTCTGGCGAGGCTCCTCTTTCTCCTCGGACGGGTGGTCTACCGTAGCGCGTAATTCGTTGACAGCAGCAGTCAGGTCTTCAATCAGTACCTGTAAAATGACAAGGTCAGCCTTAACGTTGTTCAATTCGGCTCGCATGCACGTCAAGTCTAGTTGTGTAAAGTCCATCGCCCGCATCGTAAGCACCTTCCTGCACGTCGTCAAGAGGTTATGAAAGGGATCGTTTTGAAAACGAAGCATTCAAGGTGTAAACTAACATCAGAATAGACCCTTAAATAAGTACTTGTCTGTGAATAGATCACCATTTCTAGCTTGTTTTCACAAAACGAGGTGTTAGAATGGTGCTGAAGACTGCTCAGAATGGCCCTATTTGGTGTTGACAGGGGTTATGGTAGTGCTTATTTGGTACCTAACTAGGTATTACGAGTACGTGGAGAGATCCGGGCTGGTCTGACGGCCTGAAATTATGCCCCGTGGGTATACCTATCTTGTATGCGGGCCGTTGTCCGGACCAAAATAGGGACAGACTTTAAAAGAGGGACAGTACATGAGTGAGGACCAAGACATTTGTCGAATAGTTCTACATCTGATTGAACCTGATGAAACGTTAGAGTTCGCGGTGGTTAGATCTGAAGTAGTACACTTTCTATCTGTGGTTAACAACCTGAACACAGTGTTCGTAAACATAAATGGAACAGGTATTCCAATCCGCCGCATCGCCTCCTATAATGAAGAAGACATGAACGGTGAGAGTGTTTACAATAAGGCATTTATCTACACATCCCTGCCTATTCAAACAGTCGTACTTCCCCCAGCAACAGGATCCCCCCCATCGTTACCAAACGTCACAACAAGCGAGGACTGGTATCTGCACGCAGGTGACATAGGTCCCCTAAAGAAGGAAGGCTTCTGATGGCTATTCGAGCAACGACACATTCACCCCGTAGGACTAATAAGCCTACCTCTAAGGATGTCGATGTAGTAAAGATGATCGTAACTCTACACTCTGGTGCTGAGTTTGAGGCTGTCGGCGGCCGTGACGACGCTATTGATTTTCACAGGCGTTTCAAAAAGTGGGTAGACGGTCAAGTTCACAAAACAGATAACCACAAGATTGTATTCTTTGGTGGTATTTACTTTGCCGCGAATGCTGTCGCTGTATATTCTGCTGAAGATATGGATGGGAAGAAGGTAGACCTTGGCCCCGCACATTGATGTGCCTGAAGGTAAAGACGTAATAGACGTTTTCCACAAGTGGCACGCAAAGCTTGACAGTGAAAACAGAGAGATAATCTTCTCTGTATCTACACAATATTATTTGGAAGAAGGACAGGCTGATCTTCTTGACCCAGAAGATGAGACGAAGTGGACCAAGGTTTTGGTACTACCTTTTCCTAAGGATAATGTTGTAACCGAGAAAGGTGAGATGTTAGTCGGCGCGTCTGTTCCTACTTTCTTTGACACAGAACAGCTCAAAAAACGGTTCATCCCTATAGACGACTTTGTACAAGTCGTCTATAAGATGGTTGAACAGATAAACGCCGATTTAGAAAACGCAATGCTATTGCAGCAAATGGAAGATAACGCTGAGTGGAGTCTTCTGTAGTTATTTGTTAGGGGTTGACAAACAGAAATGTTTGACGTGGATACCTAATGATAATAGTCAATGATTTCATATTTATCAAAGTGTTTCCAGACTTATTCTGGGCACAGTGTGGAGATGGTTGGTTACTGCTTGGGGCTGAGTCATTAGCACAAGACCCCCACATCCTAGCAGCGGTGACGTATGATTCTGAAGTTAAAACAGGAAGGTTTGTACATCTGGTAAAGGCAGACATGCGTCTGAAGGCTGACAAGATTTCTGGCGATGACGTGTACTATTCAACAGGTCAAACAAGCCCTCGTGCTCTTATGACAACATATCCAGACTTTGTGTACATAGTACAAGCCGATAACAGTGATGATCTAAAAGGGCACATTCTAGAACTACTATTCAGGAGTGATGTTCCTACTCCTAGTGTACCTTCTGAAAAAGTAGACCGTCGCCCAAGTTTTGAAGATCTTGAGGGAGATTGGTCCCTTCTGTGATCTTTCTTCACTTTCTTTCCTCACACCCATTGACAACCCTTGGTATTACCCCCAATTTAGATCAGACGGTTTAAGGGTAAGGCTTAATTCTCAGACTAAAGAGTTAGTAGTTATGTACGGTGAAGATATAGATGCTATTGACGTAGTAGACTGTGTATTCGAGTACTATGATAAATACGGTAAGCGTATTACATTTGACGACCTAATAGAACTAGAAGACGACCAGAAATACGGTATAGTCGGTGTGTGGGTAAACTGGGTAGGAGAAGAAGTTATTACTACCACTTGGAATGGTGTACCTGTCTATCCTATAGAGGAGAAGGAAGGTCCTGACCCTCTCATCTTTGAGACTGTCTGTCATCGGGAAGATCGGTACCGAAATATCATTCGTAGGTACTCTACACTGGATAGGGCTATAGAGGGGCATCGAACCGCTGTTTTGCAAGCAGGTGGTGATCCTGATTCAAATTACGACAACATGCCTGACTGGATGCCTCCGTACTTCCTAGACTCGGATTTTTACTGAGATGACTAACACATATGTTGCTCCCTCAGGGTATATACTTGTAAAAGCTTGGGTAGACTGGCTTGGAGAGACTGTGGTTGAAACTTCAAGGGCACGTGAAAAAGGAAGGTATATTACGTTTGTGTCTACAAAGAACGGGCCGATAGGCCCTGTTGCTTTCTATGACACGCTTGAAGACGCCGAAAAGGGGCATGACCTTGAAGTTAAATCTCATGGTGGTGACCCCGAAGGTTTTTACCCTCGTCCAGATTGGTATATCAAACGAGTGTGTGGGTGAACTAGTGCCTTATTTTGATATCAACACTCTAGATATTCATAAGGACTATCTGTCTCCTACAGGTTACCAAGTTATAAACGTTTGGGTAGACTGGCTTGGAGAGACTGTAATTGAGACTGTCTTTGATAGTGCTTCGAATGCCAGGATTGAGTACACTTCTGAGTATACTCCTACCTTGTTTTACACGTATGTGGCTACACATAAGGGGGCTATAACTTCTCTTAATGATTACTTGACTGTGCAGGAAGCTAAGGACGGGCATGTTGCTTTAGTTAGGGCTCATGGAGGCAATCCTGAAGGTTTTTACCCTCGTCCAGATTGGTACATCAAAAGTGTCGCTAACATCGTTCGTTTTTAAGGGTTTGGTAATATTGCTGGTAGGTTGTGGCTCTACCATCACTATGACCCTTCCTAACTTGCAGAAGGGTACTTGTACTGGTGACGAGAATGTTCGCTACTGTGTTGAAGCAAATGGTACCTCTTGGTTGTGCACCCGCTCTGGTACGTGGTGGGAGTGTACGGTGACCCCTAATGACTAACGCGGAAATTCGTGAATGGTTTACGCCTGCAGAGGATTGTGTTCCTAACAGACATGCGGTCATCACTTATGAGACAGACTGCTGGTGTGTTCTAGTAGAAGAGTACATTGTTTCCACAAAGACTCCTCGGAAGATTGTACACAGTGCTCATGGGTATGGGTCAACCGTTTGGGAGGCACTAGTTAATGCTATAGCGGAGTGGGGCCGCACTAGGTGTGGTGCCATTTAGCTCAATGTTGTCAAAATAAAACCCCGCGCTTGCGGGGTTTACAAATTAAAGACACTGATTTGTGCGTTACGTGGTTTGTTATATATAAGAACTGCTTTGAACTATCTCAGATAGCTGGTGCTGCTAACAGATAGCTCGATATTTGAAAATTATCAATACACCTAATGCGACACATTCCGGGCTTGTGCTAGATTTATCGGTACCAGGGTTATACATGGTAGTTGCAACTATACGCTCCACAGAGCAGATAGTTGCAAATAATATTGTTTTTATTTAGTTATGTTTTTTCCACAATACCGTTATACCTTCGCTGCGCGTTGTTATGTACAATCTCTGTTATCAGGATAGGTTTGACAAGTGTGATGTTCTCAGTTACACTAAAGTGTGTCCAGATGGTTGAATTTCTTAGGATTTCTGGTATTGGCCCTGTTTATCGAGGCATGCATACCAACATCCTTGAAACTAGATAGTGGTCCCATGCTGGTCCCTATAACGCAAGCAGGTTACCACTGGACTCCTGACCGCTTCCCTATTCCAGTATATGTACATCCGCAGATGGACCCTATCCGCAAGTTGGCTGTATTACTAGCCATAGACCAGTGGAACGAGTCTGTAGGTGGTGACGTGTTTGAGTACATAGACGCTCCTCCCAACTGGCCCATGTTTGAAGAGAACGGAGCGTTTACAGCATTGGGATTTGTTAGTGTGGAGGAAGGGCTTGTTGGTGTTGACCCAGATATGAACGTACAGCGTAATGCGTGGGCAGCTGTTTCTCTCAGACCTGGAAGGTACGAACTTCTAGGTGAGATTCATGGGGCTAGGGTTATGATTGGTACACACGTATCCGGTCTAGAAGACGCCGCTCGGATCACATTCCATGAGCTTGGGCACTGTTTAGGCTTGGCACATGATGGAAATGATCGTACAAGCATCATGTACTATAGCGCCACTCTTTCTATGAGTCAGCATCTACAGGAAGAGGATTTGGCCTATGTTAGACAACAAGTGGGGACTTGGACTGCTGTCGAGGTCTTCCGTGAGTCACTCCAACTCTGAGTTATGGCATTTGCTGTTTGATCTTCAAATTCTCGTAAACGGGCATTGTGACGTTACAACTACTCCAGAATACGATGATGCAGTAGAAGCTTTTGATCCAGAACATGATGAAAGATACAGAGCGGCCATGTTGAAGGCTCGGGAGGCTTGTCCAGCAACGATTGACGATGAGGAGGGAGATTGGAGCCTCCTCTGACTTGACAAGTATGAGGATTGGTCTTATGTTCAGGACACGCAGTTTATGCGTGTCTTTTCAATTGAGGAACTATGAAGACAGTATTTGTTATCGACATCGACACATCGATTGCGAACAACGATGAGAGAGCTAAGCTCCTCGATAAAGAATGCATGGTGTGTTTAGCTAAGATTGGTGAGCACAAACCAGATAAGTGCCCTACATGTGGCTCATCTGATTTTAAGGTGTCTCAGTCTTCTTGGGATTCTTTCTTATCTCCGTCTGTGATGAAGACGGATACTCCAGTGCCAAAGGCTCAGGTTGCTATCCGCAGGATGCGTGAACTCGGTATGGAGTTTCACTTCATTACCGGACGTGGTGAGAATCTGAGAAAGGTCACTGAAGAGTGGTTGCAAGAACATTTCGGTTGGGACCCAGCCAGAGAAGCTCTGTACATGAGGGGCATAGAAGACGAAGGTGTTGCAGCTTCTGTGTACAAGGAGGGTGCTCTTAAGCGCCTGATCAAAGAGTACGGGTTGCAGGATTCTAGGTTTATCTTCATGGAGGACGACAAACACGTGTTTCGAATGTTTCAACAGTACGGGATAGTCATTCAATGTCCAGAGGGTTGGGAGCATTGGGTTCCTGATGTTGCTTCTGGTGTGGAGCCTACGTGGAAACGATGAACATGGAATCTTTTCTTTTCTTCTTAGGGCTGTGGGTTGTCATACTAGCTTTCCCAGTTATTTGGTTCATGTATAATGACTACAAGCAACGTAAGTAGTGTTAAGTGTGCGTATGATGAGGGGAACTACTCGTTTACTCTACAGCAGCTTGGTTACCCTGCGTTTGTAGTACCAGAAGGTTACCTACAGCGACTTGTTGATGTGTTCCTGGAACCAAGTGAATATGAATTGTCTGAGAGCCTTTGGAACACTTTTCGCGTGACAGAAGCTGAACAATCTCTTATACTTGAACGATCCAGCAAGGGCAAGTCCGTGCTGTTGATGAAGCTGTCCAAATCAGCCGCTAAGCAGTTGGCTGAGAAGATAGAAAGTATCCACGGGTCTGTGATTCGTTCTTATACTTGGTAGGGAAGAGTATGCGAGATTTCAAGCTTTCCGCTGGGTTCCTCGATCAATTTCGAGGACGCCAGCCGGAGTGGGGCCCTGTTGGGTATGTTTCATACAAGCGCACATACGCCAGACAAAAAGACGACGGTACTGTTGAGGAGTTTTGGGAGACCTGTGCTAGAGTCGTTGAAGGTGTCTACAGTGCTCAGAAGAGACACTGCAGAGAGCTGAAGCTTCCCTGGAAGAACGAGAAGTCTCAGAGATCTGCACAAGAGATGTTCACGAGGATGTGGGAGTTCAAATGGCTCCCTCCCGGACGTGGCCTCTGGATGATGGGCACAGACTATGTCGACCGTGTAGGCGGTGCGGCATTGAACAGTTGTGGATTCGTCTCTACGAAGGGTATAACCGAAGACTTCGCAGATCCCTTCGTGTGGATGATGGACATGCTCATGCTTGGCGTTGGTGTTGGCTTTGACACCAAGGGTGCGGGGCTTGTTCGCATTCAGGAACCAAGGAAGGGGGATGACATTCATGTTGTTGAAGATTCGAGAGAAGGTTGGATCGATCTCGTTAGGAGAGTACTTACTGCATACTCTGGGCGCGGTAATCTTCCTAACAGTGTTGACTGGAGTTTGGTTCGCCCCTTGGGCAGCCCTATTCGTGGATTTGGAGGCACTGCCTCTGGACCCGGTCCTTTGGATGAGTTGGTAACGTCTATACAGGAAATTCTCAATGAACTGGTCGGAAAAACGATCACTTCAGAAGCTATTGTGGATCTTTGTAATCTCATCGGCAGGTGTGTTGTCTCTGGTAACGTGCGACGCTCTGCTGAAATAGCTTTTGGCGATCCACATGATCAAAGCTTTTTGGAGTTGAAAGACCCCCGTAAGCACCGTATAGCTTTGAAACACCACAGGTGGGCATCAAACAACTCTATCTTTGCCGACGTTGGGATGGACTACTCAATCGTTGCAGAGATGACCGCCAAGAATGGTGAGCCTGGCTATGAATGGCTAGAGAACGCTCAGGACTATGGCAGAATGGGAGGACTTCCGAACTATCGCGACAAGCGCGCGATGGGTGGAAATCCTTGCCTTGAGCAGACTCTTGAGGATAGAGAGTTGTGTTGCCTGGTTGAAACGTTCCCCAGTCGTCATGATAGCTACGAAGACTACGAAAAAACACTCAAGTACGCCTACTTGTACGCCAAGAGTGTCACACTAGTCTCTACGCATGATTTTCGAACCAATGCAGTGATGATGAGGAATCGCCGCATTGGTTGTTCCATGTCTGGAATTTCAGAGGCTATGGCTAAGCAAGGTCGCCGCGAGTTCTTCACGTGGTGCGATCAAGGGTACAACTACCTTGAAGAGCTTGACGATGTTTACTCCGAGTGGCTTTGTATCCCTAGGAGTATCAAGAAGACCTCTGTCAAGCCTTCTGGTACTGTATCTCTTCTCCCGGGCGTTACACCGGGCATCCATTATCCACACGCTGAGTACTACATTCGTAGGATCCGTTTTCAAGAGGACCATCCGATCGTTGATGCCCTCTATCAGTGTGGGTACACTATAGAGAAGGACACGTATAGTCCGAATACAGTTGTAGTGGAGTTCCCTGTACAGTCTAGTCGTTACGACCGTAGTAAGGACGAAGTAAGTATGTGGGAACAGCTTGAGAATGCGGCTCAGATGCAGCAGTACTGGGCTGACAATCAGGTAAGCGTTACAGTTACTTTCAAGCCTGAAGAGGCTAAAGACATCAAATATGCTCTAGAATTGTACGAAGTGCGTTTGAAGGGTGTGAGCTTTTTGCCTGTGGAAGAGCACGGCTACGAACAAGCTCCGTACGAAACAATCACTGCAGAACAGTATTATGAGCGAGCCTCTAGGTTGGACTACGAAAAGCTTCCCAAGATACTTCAGGCTCAACAGACTCTCCACGATACAACAGAAAGATTCTGTGATGGAGATTCTTGTGTAGTAGTTCGCAAAGCTTGACGAAGAATACCTAGTACGCTACAATTTGAATACCTTTAGACTACGTTATTAGTGTAGGAAGTGTGATATGAATCCTGTTGTTGCAAGTACAATTTTGGCCCCTTCTGGAGATTCTCCGGACGCTTCTGGTAACTACACTAGAGATTTACAGACACTGTCAGGGACGGGAACTGCTGAGTCTCATAATGCACGAAAGCTGACCGCCGGTTCAATGGCGACCCTCGTTGTAGGGGAAGCTTCCGTACGGGTTGTCTTTAGATCCGCTGCGGGTCTTGCTGATGTAGTAGCTATAGACTCTATGATTTTTGCTGCTGGCAGTACGTTCACATGGACAGTGGATAAGTACACACGCCACGTTTACGTTGAAGCGGCTAATGGAACCTCTCCTTATGAGGCTTGGGTGTGGAGATCTAGTACATGAGCTTTGTTTTCCCGCAGTCTCGTAGACATTCCTCTTCAGGACTGATCTATAGAGGCAGAGGTTTGATCCAGGAGGTTGATGCTAGCCCCGTCTTGTTCAAGATATCTGACGGGTTTCAGTCTCGTGCGTCTACAGCCTGGTGGGTAAGTGATGACGGTACAGAGGTTTTAGAGTTTCCTGCTGGGTATCCTAGGCTGGTAAACGGCTACGTTGTCATTGAGGGTCCCGTGAATAACCTCATCGATGACAATCCGAAGGATATTACAACTACTGGAGGATGGGCTCCGGTCGACGTTTCAGGTGATTACACAGTTGATCGCAACGCGGGGGTAGCGCCAGATGGTACTACCACTGCCGCCCGCCACAACTTCGGCGCAAATTTTTCCGACCGGGTCTCCACCGACAACGTCGGCGGCCTCATGGTGGCGAACGCTACTTACGTTTTCGAAGTCTGGGCTAGGACGGAAAGCGGAACGAAGAATTTCCGGATTTCTCTCACCAACGGCGTTGGTGGACAGATAACGAGCGGACATAACCTGGCTACAACTACATGGCAGAGATTCACCTTTGAATCAACCATGCCGGCGTCTCCTGTCGCGGCGAATATGCGGGCCTGGTTGTACAATGCCTCTACAGCAGACGCCGGTTCCGTTCTGTTTTGGGGAGCAACGTGTCAATATGCACTAGACGATCTCCACCCTGCACCGGTACTTGAGGCTAGTGCAACTAAACCGCTAGATGTATATGACTTCAATCCGTCTATTGGAGAGGTTCCACAGAGTTTTTTTGACGACGGCTTTGTTTTGGTGACCCGCCCTTACTATGCAGCATCAGAACATATCACACAAGGCAATAGTGAGTATCTCATTGATTGGAATACTTCTAACGCACAACTGCTGTTGAACAACGGTAGCAGTACCTTCAGATTTCGCGATACTGCAGGTACAATCTTTACAACAGGATCTTGTGCTTGGAATGAGCGTGACATAGTAACTCACGTCGTTGATTTCGACGAACTCATGTATCGAGTGTTGGTTAACGGTGTGCTAGATGAGCAGGTATCTATAGGCCCTTCATCTAGCGTTCTTTGGGATGCTGCATCGGCTTATACTCAAATGCGTATAGGGGCTGAGACTGCAGCTGGATCAGCACCAGCGTATGTGGAGTTTTTGGATAACGTACAACCCATTTCAGAATCTTCGTACGTCAAGGGTCAGATACTTATTGATTGGGCGGCAGATTGGGATAGTTATTCTCGTGCTGGTGAAGCCAGCTATATGTTTTCTGAAACTGAAATGAGGTGGGCTCCTGCTGGTGTTTTGCGTGATGATACCTTAGATTATCGTTGTTCTGAGAATGGTGGCGGGGGTGTTTTTCTTGAAAGTGCATCTACAAACCTACTTACGGACGATCCTATGGATCAAAGAGGGTGGGCTGTATCTGGTGCTACTAGAACAGATGGAACATCAGGAAGTTTTTTGGACGGCTCCACCCCGACTGAGGTTACTTGGTTAACCGGTGCTGGGTCTAATAGGTTGATAGGAGACTTTACTGGAGCAGCTAGCACTGATTACATCATTAGTGCTTATGTTAGAGCTAAATCAGGGAATCCAAACATACAGTTGGCACTGTTTGATGACATTACCGGTGTACAGAAAGGGTCTGTTGAAACCGCATTAGTGGGTGAGTGGTTGCGTTTTGATACTATAGCCACAACCGGAGCAGGTTCAACTTCTTTTGAAATTCGTTTGTATTGTGACGGATCTGGTGTGGGGGTTGTGGAAGTGAGTGGCTTTCAAGTAGAAATCAAACCTTCAGGAGATAGTGCTCCTACTTCACTAATTCGTACGGCAGGAGCTACTAGACCTGTTGACTTGTTGGGCATAGCTAATACATCCCTTCCTGTTAGGCATGGTGTAGAACTTACTTATCGTCCGATTTATTCAAATACAGAAGCTACGAGTAACTTCGGTGTTTTTGTCACGTCCTATATCGCTGGAAATCAGGGCTATGCCGAACGCAAAAATAATGGGGGTCTCATGCTCCGAGATACCGGCGGGATTCGAGCAGTGACCGGCGCACTTACCTACAGCCGCGATCAGTTACTTACTTACCGTATGTTCGAGAATTCTGAGATTCGCGCGATAGGTCACACGTCAGGTGACGGAATCAATACTTCGGCGGCGTGGGATTTCAACTCTGATGATGTGACGGCTGATTGGTATCCACACAGCTCCTCTAGTGGTGCGGGTGCTGTGTCAGGTATTTTTTATCCCATGAGGCAAATGTGATTGTAGTTTTACGAAATCGAGATACAGTTGATTTCGGTCCTCCAAGTGGTGAGGCTCCGGATCTTATTCCTACGCCACAGCTGCCCGGTACTTGGACACAAATAGTACAAGGGCATACAGGGTGGGTTTACCTTACAGACCCTGATGGGGATAACTTCTGGTGGTATACTGCTCTTGATGGTTCAGATTTCGGGTATCCGACGAAGATTGTAGGGATGGTTACTGCTACAACTCCTGCCGGACGTGCGAAGCTCAAGGCGTTTGCACTGGCTAGTGACAGCGCGTGGTCTCTCAAAGAACTACGCGCGGATGTAGGTGTTCAGGCTACAGCTATCAAGACCGCTTGGAAAATGTCTCGTCGTAACAGCGCTGGGGATGTTATTGAGGCAATTGCAATGTCAAGGACAATCGCAGGGTTTAATTACCAACAAGAGGCTGAAGACCTCAATACTGTGGAGGATCTTCCGTGACTGAAAAGTTTGACCCCATGCACCTTCTACTTGAGATCAAGGAGGGGCTTGAAAATACCAATTCCAGCTTCGAACAGCATATGAAAGACGCTGAGATTGACCGTGCCCACTTGACATATCTATGTGATCAAGTTCATTCATTGAGTAGAATGATCATGTATGATAACGGTAAAGACTCCATATTGACTAAACTCAATAAACTAAACTCTGAAGTATCAGCAGTACGTGAAGATACTGTAGAGAATAGAGACAACATTCGATCTTTGGTGAACTCTCTACTAAGCAGAACTCCTGAACCTTCATTCGCATCTGTCACTCGTGCGCGTTGGATAGCTATTGGTAAGATTGCAGGGTTGCTAGCTTTAGCTATTCCAGGCTTGTTAGCCTTTTTTTCTAACTTTGGTTGAACTGATGTGAACAACTCTAAGTTACTGCTATTTTGGATCCCGTTGGTGTCTGTGCTTTTGATGGTCATCTGGGGGTTTGTGGGCTGGTTTAGTCTTGGTATTGAGAAGGCGGGAGTTTTAGGAGACGCTATGTCTCCTATTTCTGCGCTCATTACTGCCTTTGCCCTAGGCGCTGCCTTGTATTCTTTGGATGTTCAGCGTAAAGCTTTCGAGACTCACAAATCAGAACAAGAGAAGCTGAGAGAGCAGTCTACAGAGGCTGAGAAGTTTGATAGATTCATACACAGGCTTGAACAGCTGGATTCACAACACCACATTTCGGCACAATGTCCGTGGTGCGATTTGCTGGAAAAAGCGAAACAAAAGTAAGTATGACGACGTGTGAGGGTTGACGTCTGCGATTCTCATACTTATGTTGTCATACGCAGGTCTTTGAGAGGAAATTATATGCCCAGACCCCTAGACTATGTTCATAAGGAAATTCTTCGTGTAGCTGCCGAATTGGAGATAGATCCAAGAGGTTCAGATTACACACGCAGAACTTTTCTTCGTCATGGCCGCAGCGCTTCCTTGGAGTGGACAGAAGGGCCCGACGGTTCTCTAGTAGCTACTCCAGATGAATTGGGGCATAGAGCTTCTGCTGTAACCAAGCATGACCTTGAAATTTTGGGAGGTTGGGCTAAAGTTCGGCATGATGCTGCGCACGTAGCCGGAATTCCTGCAGAAAAGAATCTCGCCGCTGTTCGTGGCGTTGAGCTTCGAAATCTATACGTTCGAAGGCTGGAACGAAAAGTAGGAACTGCGGAGTATTTTCAAGGACTTCTTTCTGAGGTCTTTGAGGATGTTTTTTCTAAGAACGTAGTTGCCTTAACTACAAGTAGTTATGTCAAGCAGAAGAAAGACCCCAAGAAGATTTTGACTCTGCTTTGGTCTGACCTACACTTTGGTGTGGATGTTCATGATTATGAGGTGCTTGAAAGCCGCTTTAACTGGAAGGTTGCTTCAAGAAGGTTGGCTAAGCTGTGTCAAGAAGCAGTTGAATGGGGAGATCCTCTAAATACGCATCTTCGTGTGATTTTGAACGGTGACATCATGCAGGGGGTAATTCACCTCAATGATGCAAACATTCGTCCCATGACAGAGCAGATTTGGGGAGCTACTGCCATTCTTACTAGTGCTTTGGATTTTCTTCGTCGTCATTTTGGTAGGGTTACTGTAGAGTGTCTTCCAGGTAACCATGACCGCATGACGTATAGAGATTCGAGTCGTTCTACTACACAGCGTTGGGATTCTCACTCCCATTCTGTGTATCTTGCGCTGAAGCAGGCGTTTAGGAACGATAAGGGGATTGTTTTTAACGTTCCTACTACTGGCATCAGCTTGTCTAGCGATATGAACAGTGGTTACATTCTTGCAACTCATGGAGATGTTGAACCTGATCCTAAGAACGTCTCTAAGAAGATAGACACTGAACGCTTGGCTATAAAGCTCTTGAAACTCAAAGAGGGTGAGGCTGTTGATCAAAAGGTTAGTGTTGCGCTATTTGGACACTGGCACACCCCTACAATTCAGATGTTGCCTACAGGCACGTGGATTATCGTCAATGGTTCTCTCATTGGGGCTGAGTTGTTTGGTCAGAATGTGATTGGGGAGTTTAAGTCACAGTCAGCACAGGTGATGTTCGATTCTGTCCCTGGAGAACCTTTGAACAAGATTCGTATCGTAAAGGTAGGGGACGCTGATGATGTTGATGACTACAACAAAATCATTCCAGTTCCCGCTATCATTGAGGAAGGTCAACTTGTAGTCTAAGGGGACTTGATGACTATTATTGTGCTAGACACAGATAAGACCTCAGTGGTGTTAGCTGCTGACCAAATGTGGGTTGAAGCTGAACTAATAACCAAATATAGCTCCAAGCTCGTGCCCATCATGAGAGGTACTAGAGTAATTGGAATGATAGGGACTGCTGGCAGTGCTAGAAAAGGCATGCAGTTTGAGCAACTAATCCTTTCTGAGTTCAGGAAGTCCACGGCTAGTGCTAATCCCTTGGAACTTTTGCGCACTGTTATAGACACTTCTTGGGAGGCTAAGAAGTGTCCGCAAGCAATTGTGGTCTTGCGGGGTGTGGGCTACGTTGTAGACGAAGACGGATTGGTAACTCAACAGGATAGGTTTGCAATAGGCACTGGAGCGCATATTGCTCTTGGTGCGATGTGGGGGCGCAAGGGGACGGCTGCCCGGCTCGCTAAATTTGGGTGTGAGGCTGCATGCGCGCTAATTACCAACTGTGGGGGTAAAATAGACGTGTTTGAAATGCCTAGACAATCTTCTTGACACTCACACTTAGTATGATAGACTCCAGTTATTACTTTATTCCCACTTGAGGGCTTATGACTACTGACAAGAAAAACAAGGTGCGTACTAGCATCACAATCGACCCTGATCTTTTGGCCTCCGTTAGAAAGGACGCAGAACACTCTGTAAGTGCTTACATTGAGGACGCCCTTAGATTTTACAGAAAGTCAAGGGGTGAAGAGTGACCATAGGAAATGAGGAGTACATCTCCACGCTTGAGGATTTGTCTAGCGACCTGGAGAAGGGCTACGCTCGCGGAGAGGGGGGATTCCAGCTAGAGGCTTTAGAGGCCGCTCAAGAAGCGCTAGCGTTCGGACAAGCCCTTTGGAACCTCTTTGAGGATCAGGCGTTGCACACAGGAGATAAGGCTCCAGATTATGATATGATGCTTAATTATATCGATGCTCTAAATGGTGAGCTTGCGGCTGCGGTATTGTTTTTGGTAAACAACAAGGTGGATGCTACTAGGGCGCTCAACATGGCTGCAGACAACCTTGAAAAGATGGAAACAGAATCGGTGGAAATTCCCTTGGTAGTGCTCAAGGGATACCGTAGGCTCGCTAAGCGTGTTAAGAATACTCAAGCAATCTTGAATGCGCGCAATATTACAAAGCTAGTACCATCTAAGTAGCTTATTGACTGGATCATGTCGGCATGATAAAATTCCTGGTGTAAACCAAGGGTTTTATCATGCCGTCTCCAATTACAGACATAGATCGAAGTATTCGCAGACTCGAAGGTAAGGTTGTCATCAGAACAACCGCCCCTCTGGATATCTATGTGAACGGAGTTACTGGAGATGATAGTAACCCTGGCACTGCTGAAGCACCTCTAGAGACCATCGGTGCTGCATATCAACTGATTCCAGATCGTGTCTCGAACCGCGTGATTGTCCATCTTGGGCCACACAGTGGTGATGGGTACCGAATACCGCTTCTTCGTAACAGATTTACGGACAAGAACATCTATGTGGTGGGTGAAGTAGACACGGTTCTATACACAGGTACAGTGGCTGCGGGCAGTGATGACCACACGCTGGTAGATAGCGTTGGTGGTTTCACTACCGACGAGTATATGACCAGATCTATTGAGATCTTGACAGGAGCAGCTGCCGGTGATCGTCGTACTGTATTTGGACACGATGCTACTACCATAACGCCTCTAGCTCAGTTTAGTGCCGCCTTGCAGGCTGGAGATACGTATAGAATCTTCGAACCTGCTGTGATTGTACGAGAACCCGGCCCTGATAAGAGCATCTACTGGGCAGAGGGTGTTCGTGGTAGCTCTACTGGAAAGCATGATCTTTATACTGGAATCTTCTTTGTAAACCTGACTGTTTCTTTGTATAACATTCTAGGAGACCAGAACTTAGTCAATACTAACAGTGTAACTGGGTTTTATGGTTGTAACACTCGCTACAACGGTCTAGCGTCGGTGGGTAGCCACGATTCAGTTTTCCTGGCTGGTATGGACCAAAATATCAATGGAGTAGGTGCAGTAGCTCTTGGTCCTGAAGCGGATTTTGACTTGCCCAGCAGAACAAGCTGGAGGGGTTGGGGTTTGGCTTATGCTCAAGACAATCTAGATGATAGTTACATGGCTGGAGGATTCCACAGTGGCTATTGGATTTTTGGAGACTTGGGGCACATCATCAGGTCGGGGAACGTCACTATCTGGAACTGTAGGTGTCCAGGTAGGATTGGTGTACTAAACAACTCTGAAGACCCTGTTATCATTCGTATTTACGGGGTCTATAACAAGATTCCTGCTGAAATTGAAAACTACCTGGATGTTGATGGTCCTAATGTTGATTTGACTTTGAGCGTCGTCAACATCACTACTACAACTAACCCAGGAATTAAGGCTCAGCGCGGCGCACATGTGTATATAGCAGGGGCTACAACAATCGATTCTGGTTCTCAAATAGGGATTTTGGCACAAACCGGTGCTGTTGTAACGTTTTCAGGTGCTGCAGCCCCAACTATTACTACTACTGGAAATGATACTGAAGTTGTAAATGCCGAGGGTGTTAATGCAACTCGTGCCATGTCTGGATACGACGCGCTAGGTAAACATATTGCTGCTCCAGATGGAACTGTAATCAAGAGAGTGTTCTAATGGGTACCACAGACATAGACAGGCGTATAGATATACTGGAAGGGCGTACTCTTCATTCGACCACAGGTACCCTTGACATCTATGTCTCTGGTGTAAGTGGAGATGACTCAGCCGCAGGCACTGAGAGTGCTCCTATTGCTACTATCGCTGAGGCTTACCGACGGACCCCTGACATAGTTAGAGATCCTGTTCGTATTCATTTGGGGCCTCATGCAGGTGCTGGGTACGAGATTCCAACTTTTCAAAACAAGAAGCTGTATAACAACGTTTATGTATTCAGTGACGAGACTACAACACTTTCCACAGGTATTGCAGATGCGGGAGGTAGTGTAAACGCTCTTGTAGACACCGTTGGAGGGTTTACAGTAGACGAGCATCTTGGTGTCTCTATCGAGATCCTGACTGGTGATGCAGCCGGAGACCGTAGAATGGTGACAGCAAACACTGCTGACACTTTTACACCCTCTGCTCCGTTCAGTGCTGCTATTTCTGCTGGAGACACCTATCGTTTGTTTGAACCTTCTGTAGTAGTTTTCTGTGAAGAAGGATTACCAGCAACTCCTGGTTCTGGTTTGGTTGCTAAGAACGCAGGTAACTTCGGAAGACTTGGAGATTCCCTTTCTCCCTTTGGTATTGATGATGGTCGCGGGATGTTGGTGTTTGCTAACCTGATCTGGGACACTACATCAGTTGAAGGCGGTTTGGCTTCTTCTACTATAGCTTTTTGGGGGATAAAGATAACCGGAGATGATTGGCAGCCTATTTCTCAAGGTGATTCGCTAGTACTGATGGGAATGGATGTATCTCAACCGAGTGCGTTTGCCCCGATGTATGATTTGGGAGCAAAAAGCAGCACAAGCTGGAAAGGATGGGGAGTTTCCCAAACCAACGCACCTGGAGGTATGTCATTCTTTACAAAAGCTAGTGGCTACATAATTTCAGGGCCTGCTGGAACGCTGGGAATTCAACAAAGTGCTCAGGTTGTCCTTTACGGGGGACGAATTCTAGCTGGACTTATTTCTTTTTCTCCCGGGCAATTGCCTAACCCACACAGCATGTTGATTAAGGGAGCGTCTGCATCACTTCCGTTCATAATAGACGGCAAAGTGACCCTACAAGGGCTTAACGTAAAAGCACAGTTTCTCTGGTGTACTATAGATTCTGCTGAAGATGGTGTTGCTGTATTGGACGGTGCTGAGTGCAGGCTTGGGTCCACTACCATTACAGTGACTGGAACCAACGATGGTATAGTAGCTAGTACTCAAGGAAAGGTTACGTTTTCCAACGTAACTGTGAATGTGGCTACAGGTGTAGAGACTCGCGTAACGGACGCAGAGGGTGTTGACGTTACTAGGACAATTGCTGCATACGATGCTAAAGGGAAGTACATTGCAGTCTCAGACGGTACTGTTATCCAAAGGGTAATCTAATGACTGGTAGTCTAGGATCTTTGAATTTGACTCCCGAGCTTACTGAAGCTTTGGAGAAGGCGTGTGGTGCTGTCTATGAACTAGAACGTATACACGTCCCCGCAGTCACTCCTTCTGCAGCTTCAAACTCTCCCGGAAAACAACCAACCGTTGTTTTGGTGAATGCTTCTATTCTTGGGCTAGCAATGACCGTAGATACTGATGATGCTTTGCGGTTGTACAAGCTACCCTTTAGTTATGCGGGTAACGCTTCATTCCATGTACATTGGACTAAATCTACCAATACAGACGATTCTGGAAAGACAGTTCGTTGGAGAATTAGTTATACTGTTTTCGACGGTAAGACTGAAGAGGTTACTGGAGCACCAGCTACTGTTGAGTACGAAGATACCTATGTAGACTCTGGAACAACTACTCGCTATGTATATTGTACTCCAGACATCCTTGTTGATGGTGAATTTGAATCGGCGCACTATGTGGGTGTGAAGATTGAGGCTATTTCCCCCTCTGCAGGTACGCCGTTGACAGACCCCGTCGTTGTTTCATTGGATCTGGTTTACGATCAACAGATTCACCTTTGAGTAAAAAAAGGCTTGACGGTACCTATAGGTATGCTATCATGAGGGATATGTTGTCTAAGCGCTATACATCTTTGTCGAAATCCCTAGCCTTCCTCGCAGAAGGACAGGGATGGTGCGCCTTTGTACAACCAATTCATGTGCGCGATAATAACACGGAGGACGGCTCCGCATAGACTTACAGGTAGGTCATATTGCAACGCCGTCCCGGATTTCCGAGACGGCTTTTTTTGTTTGTGGGGTTGACAAGAGGTTCGAGGGTACCTAGATTCCCTCCACACGCTGTCGAAGCTAAACAGGCGAAGCACCTGGTTCTTACCCAGGCAATAGGGGGTTCGAGTCCCTCCGGCAGTACTCGGGATTAGCTCAGCGGTAGAGCGACGGTCTCTGACACCGTGTCAGCGGGGGTTCGAATCCCTCATCCCGGACCATTGTAGGGTAGGCTAACTGGGAAGCCGCCTGACTGTTACTCAGGAAGATGCAGGTTCGAAGCCTGCCCCTACAGCCACCCTTGACAGGGTTTGTGATCGTGACTATGTTGCGATACTTGACAACTCAATAGGTAGATTTTCGTGCTTCCTTAGGAAGTACTGTCAGTGCGGCCCAATTACGGTCGACGACTGACTTATGCCTGGGTAGTATAAAGTCCAGCCGTGCCCAATGTCCGGTTATACGCCGATTGAAGCGGATGGTGAGAAAGTACACTTGAACTTAGAATTCAAGAGGTGGTGGTTTGAATCCATCCCCGGGAGACACTTTTGAGAGTCTTTAGGCTCTCTATACCGAAGCAGCTCTGGCAGAGCACCCACACATGGTGGGAGGTCGGTGGTTTAAATCCATCCTTCGGTGCCATTATGGGACAGTAGCTCAGGATAGAGCGCTTGTATCCGTCATCGAGCGTGACAAGAGGTCGGAGAGTCGACACCTCCCTGTCCCCCCATTTTTGGTGAATGCAACAGCGATTACATCAAACCATACTGAACAAATATCACTGTTATTTTTGTCACCGCTTTTACGTCGTAGAGTCATGGCGACCAAACTGCCTCCAAAACAGTTCTGAGAGGGTTCGATTCCTTCACGGCGTGCCGACAGTTTAGAGAATGCCTGAGTTGGGATTACATCGCTTGAACACGACGATTGCAGGTTCGATTCCTGTCCACTCCACCATATGGGGTGGCCTATGGTAGGTAGAAAAACATCTCTCTCGCTTTTGTCTCTAAACTGCATTTGCTCCGGTAGCTCAGAGGAAGAGCACAACGCTACGAACGTTGGATTGCGGGGGTTCGAATCCCTCTCGGAGTGCCATGGTGGATGCGATTTGTGATTACATCTCTGAGTAAGTGATCTTGAGCTACGGCTCATGCAAACATCACAGTCATTTTGCCACCAACTATTACGCGGTAGACTAAATGCAAGTTGCCCTAAGGGGAGATGGTGGGTCGCATCCATCCCGCGTAGCCAAGCTTCGGTAGCTCAGTGGTAGAGCGCTTGCCTGAAGAGCAGGGCGTCGGGGGTTCAATTCCCTCTCGAAGCACCACGGTGAATAGATAAATGATTACATCGCTGTTTTGGTTAACTGCTATCCTACGTCATTGTCGTTTTGTCACCGTCTGCTACGTTGTGCATCTGGGATGCAGATCGGCTGTCTACCGGTTGAGATGGGTTCGATTCCCATACGTAGCGCCACGGAATATAGCTGAGGCTGGTTTAGCACCACGTTAGGGGCGTGGAGACATCGGTTCGAATCCGGTTATTCCGACCAGGGTATAGCTGAGGTTGGTTTAGCACCGCGTTCGGGGCGCGGAGACGGGGGTTCGAATCCCTCTACCTTGACCATGGGTATAATGGCTCGGCCCTAAAATGAGCACGCAGCCACGGGCGCATCGTGGCACTTGGGGTGCTTCGCACGTTGGCAGTGCAGCCTGTCTGTAAAACAGGTCGGGACATAGATCCTAGGGGTTTCGACTACCTCAGTACCCACCATTCACAGGTAACTCAGTGGTAGAGTGTCTGGCTGTTAACCAGGTCGTCGCGGGTTCGATTCCTGCCCTGTGAGCCATTGTCCTGTCGTCTAACGGTGAAGGCGTCCGGCTGATAACCGGAAAACGAAGGTTCAACTCCTTCCAGGACAACCACACAGGTGTGGCGGAATGGCAGACGCGCTAGACTAAGGATCTAGTGTCCGAAAGGACGTGGAGGTTCGACTCCTCTCATCTGTACCAAATTATGGTGGCTGTAGTGTAACGGTTAGCACAACTGGTTGTGGTCCAGTTAGTGAGGGTTCAAATCCCTCCAGTCACACCACTCCGGGCACAACACCACGGCGTCTGAGAACCTCTTCAACAGACGTTCTGTGTACGATACCTACCATATTCCAGGCGCCACGTCGCCATCCCCAAGAGACTAGCCCAACAATCTCTCCGGAATCGTTGAAAACGGGTCCACCACTCATTCCAGGGTACACAACAGCATTGATGAGTGTGTACGGCATTCCGTCGGATCCGGATCTAAGTGGGGATACTACTTGTCCACGACTGAAGTAGAAGACGTAACCAATGGGGTTTCCAAAAGCCTGGACAGAGTCTCCATAAGTCACGTCAGTAGTTGACACGGAAGCTGTGCCGTGGTGGGCTCTAGACAGTACAGAGTCTGGTGAAAGTAGAGCAACATCCTCTACGTCCCACACAATCTCTGGATGAAACAGATACGTGTTTGAAAACTTTCCGGTGGCTACGTCATAATCTTGAAACGTACCAATCAACACTTCATCATTAACGTTGCCGTCAAAGTCTATGACACAGTGTGCGGCAGTTACAACGTAAGAATGTACAAAGGCACCAGAACAATAAGGGCGTAGTTCTCCAGATTCAGTTTTGAAAACTAATGTAGCAACGGTATCAAAATTGTCGAGTATGGATTGTTCGGGAGTAACTGGGGTAGTAACTACTTGCGTAGGAACGCAGGAAAGTAGTACTGAAGATAGGAAGACCAATAGTGCCTTGTGCATTTACAACTCCTACCCCTCGACATTTCAAGTAAAACCTAGTATCATTGTAGCAGCTTATTCCCGGTTCGTCTAATGGTAAGACGCTAGGCTTTGACCCTGGCTACGTGGGTTCGATTCCTACACCGGGTACCATATGGGTCCGTAGCTCAATCAGGCAGAGCATCCGGCTTTTAACCGGGCGGTTGTGGGTTCAATTCCCTCCGGGCCTACCAAGCTAGGGTGGCGAAATAGGCAGACGCGCCAGACTTAGGATCTGGTATCTTAATCAGATGTGCAGGTTCGATTCCTGTCCCTAGTACCAATGTAATATTTGGGCCCTTAGCTCACGTTGGGAGAGCGCTGGCCTTGCAAGCCGGAGGTAGAGGGATCGTCACCCTCAGGGTCCACCAAATATGCGGGATTAGCTGAGAGGCTTAGCACTACGTTTACACCGTGGAGACGGGGGTTCGATTCCCTCATCCCGTACCATGCCCTTCTAGTACAGTGGTTAGTACACCTCTTTGGTATAGAGGAAAGCAGAGTTCGATTCTCTGGCAGGGCTCCATGGTCGAGGGTCTCACTGCCCGTAGCAGTATCCGTAAAGGACTCCGTTACGCCAGCGGGTCGGAACACCCGGCCCTCGACCACCAATGGAAGGGTCGTCACGGATGGTAGAGTGTGGCCGCCTGGAAAGCGGTTTGGCGTAATAAGCGTCATGTGGGTTCGAATCCCTCCCCTTCCGCCAAGTTTGCTCCTGTAGCATAACGGAAATGTAGGCGGCTTCTAACCGCTTGGATGGGGGTTCGACTCCCTCCAGGAGTGCCACAGTCCTGTAGCTCAGCGGAAGAGCACCGACCTCCTAAGTCGGGATAGCGAGGGTTCGATTCCCTCCAGGACTGCCAAGGAGTGGACATGAAATATCTGGGTATACTGTTTGTACTAGTAATGATCGGCTGTTCTGGTATTAATGCGTGGGAATCATCTCGCGCAGTAGATCATTGTCTTGAATTGAGAGACAATATAAAGTACCACTCTCATCGTTGTGCGAGTGCAATATTAAACGAGTCTTTCAAACACTGCAAAGCAGCAGAAGACGCGATTGTTACGTATCGCACGTACTGTTTGTGATTTAGCGCCTGTAACTCAGCGGTAGAGTGCTTGCTTGACTCGCAGGAAGTCAGGGGTTCGAATCCCTTCGGGCGCACCACTCTTATAGCGGAGAGTTACTATGACTGAAACTGATTTCGTAATCTTCGTTGGAATCACTGGAGTTATTCTAGGATTCGCTCTTCTCTGGTTCATGACTCAATTTGCTGGCGATGATTCAGAGACTGTCAAGCCGACAGAAGTACCACAGCTTAGTGAAGACGATGCAGAAGAAGCATCTGTTGCTAAGTTGGTGTTTGGTTGGGGTGCTTTTGCCTGGCTGGTAGGGATTATCGGTGGCGGGGTGTTTTTTGGGCTCGTAGGAGCCCTGCTTGGTGCTTTGATCGCTTCGGTTGCCGGGGCGCTTGGTGTTTCAGCGTATATGCTACTTAGTGAGCGTTGGGCAGCAAGGAAGGTTGCGCTGGCAGTTGAGACCTCAGAAGAGGAAGAGTCTGAGGTATTGGTCTGTCAGACAGAACGTAGCTGAGAATTCCACACTCACTAGTTACTGTGTTCTTGCGCCGCGTCGGTGAGAGTAGAACTAGTGAGTGTAGATTTGGGGTTGTGGCGGAATTGGCAGACGCGCCGGTCTCAAAAGCCGGTGCCAGAAATGGCGTGTGGGTTCGAGTCCCACCGGCCCTACCAAATCTAAGTTAAGCTATAAGATATTTACGTTATTAGGAGTTTCCTGTGGAAAAGTTTTAGGAAATCAATTCAAACCAAAAGCTGTATGTTGTAACTCGTCGAGACCTCCCAGCCGGAGTTCAAGCAGTACAGGCGGGACACGCTCTAGTTGGTTACAGCCTAAATAATAAGACAATGTTTGAGAACTGGGCCACAGTCTCAAACTACTTGTGTTATCTATCCGTTTCGGATGAAAAGTCTCTAGCAGCCTTGTGTGATGAGGCTGAACGTCGCGGTATCAAGTTCTACGCTTTTCGAGAATCCGATCTAGATGATGCCTTGACAGCGGTCTGCTTCGAACCTACGTTAGAAACTCGCAAGCTCATGTCGGGTTTGCCTCTCGCATTTCGCGAGTTTGTGGGTGAAGCGACTTTACGAGTTCAAAGGCAGCCCTAAATGCGTTTAGCAACTCGTCCTTTAGATTGTTGAAAATCTGCAATTTGGAGGAGCCCTATTAGCTCAGTGGTAGAGCAGCGGCCTCTAAAACCGTGGTGGGTGGGTTCGAATCCCTCATGGGGCGCTAAAGATGATATACTAATGGACCCGTCGTCTAGTGGTGAGGGCATGCGTCTTATACGCGCAAGATGAAGGTTCGATTCCTTCCGGGTCTACCATGCTGGCGTAGCCCAATCCAGGCAGAGGCAGCCGCCTTAAAACCGGTAACAGTGTGGGTTCGACTCCCTCCGTCAGCACCAACCGTTATAGCAAGAGGTATCTACATGTTTTAGGAGTCTACTATGTCTGCGCACGCAACCCTACTTCTCAACTCAACTTACGAACCTCTCAAGATTATTCCTTGGCAGAGGGCTATCACTATGTGGTGGTCAGACAAGGTTGAAATTGTTGAGGAGTATGATGATTTTGATCTAAAGTCAATGTCTATCACAATGAAGTGCCCGGCTGTTGTGCGTTTGTTGAAGTACGTTAAGGGAAATCGTAACAAGGTAAAGTTCTCTCGTATCAACGTGTTTGCACGAGACAACTTCACCTGTCAGTACTGTGGAACGCAGCCTGGCACGAGGAACTTGACGTATGACCACGTGCTTCCTAAGTCTCGTGGTGGTAAGACTATTTGGGATAACATCGTCACTTGTTGCTTATCTTGTAACAGCAAGAAGGCTGACAGTACGCCACAAGAGGCTCACATGAAGCTAAAGAAGCTTCCTACAAAGCCTCGCCAGCGTCCGGAACTCAAGTTGACTTTCAACATCCCAAAGACTCCTGATGCCTGGAGGAGCTACCTCTACTGGAATCAGGAATTAGAGCATGACTGATAAGACAGTATGGCTTGAGTGTAAGTGCAGCGTACCTGAGCATGCGGTTCGTGTTTCATTGGCCAAGTGGGGCGGCCGTGAAGATGACGTAGAGTTGTGGATTGAACCGCAGCTCAGGCTCGCTGACGTTGGATTTTTCAAGAGAGTTTGGTGGGCAATCAAGATTTTGTTCGGGTATGATCCTGCTTGTTTCACTGAGTGTATCGTTTCTGAGGAATCTCTTGACGAGTTGTCTACAATCATTGTATCTTACAGGTTGATTAGGAAGTTGAGAAAAGCCCGAGAAGGAAAGTCTAGCCGATAGTTGGCGACGGCAACGGTTTGCTAAACCGTCGAGGATGAAAGTCCCTTATGGGTTCGACCCCCATACTTTCCGCCATTCTGGAGGGGTAACTCAGTGAGCGTTTACGTAATCATGAGTGCGTTGCGCGTGGTAGAGTATCGGGTATTTAACCCGGAAGTCGCTGGTTCGACTCCAGCCCCCTCCCCTAACGTTTGATAGTGAGGGTGATATGATTAGTGATAAGACCATTTCTGCCGTAGTGTCTAAGGCGATGGAGCAGCATGCAAAGAAGGTTGCAGCCTCAGCAGTAGAGGGTGCAATTGAGCGTAAGGTAAAGGGCCTCATCGACGAAGAAGTTGATAAGCAACTAAAGAATCTGCAAAAGACAATTGCAGCTGAGGTACCTAAGGCCCTCAAAGCGTATCTACACACGAAGACAGGCGATAGGTATAGTGGTAAGAAGACTCCCCTACAGCGAGCAATTGAGCGTAAGATTAGGGTAAAGGATCTTGACGCGGCTGTTGATGAATTCTTCAATGGATATGAACTAGCGTTTGTAGAGTCAGAAGAAACTGAATAGTTTAATGGTAGGTCAAGCAAATTGGCGATTGCACCCGGTTTGAACCCGGACGAGGTGTAGAAGCCCTTGGGGGTTCGACTCCCTCACCTACCGCCAGGTAAATATGAAGTGTCCAAGTTGTGGCTCACAGGGTGCAGAAGTATTGTTTACCAGTGTTTCTTGCCCAAATGAGGAATGCCAGTGGTATGACGAGTCAGTACTGAAGAGTATTGCTGAACGGGCACTTGTATTAGACGAGTTTATAAAGACACTATTGGATGTAGAGGAAGAGGATACGGACAAGACGCCAGTGTGGCACCCAACCCTTCCTTTTATCGACTAGGAGATACTGCCATGCTTTAATTATGGCACGTACACATCACCACAATCGTGGTTGGGCTAAACGTCGAATGAACAAGGATCACAAAGAAGATCGTCGTTTGTGTCAAAGACGTTTTCGTAGTATACAGAGAGGGATGATACATCACGAACGTTGGGATGATATTCCAAGGTTCCGTAGAGACAGTGGGTGGTTGACATGGTAGAAAGCATTTTGACCAGCGTCACGACTACGCAGTGAATCACAAGACCGGTAAGCAGATTTGCTACAAAGCCTATTGCAAGGGGCACGTTTCGGACTTATGGTGATGCGGAAGGAGACACGTATGGACTTTGAGAAGGAAATTACAAAGGCTCAGAAGACTGCAGCCCAAAAGGCTATGAAGGAAGCGGCTGCTCGAACACTCAACGATCTTGCAACGGATCTTGGTAAGAAAGTTGCTGCTACATGGTTTAAGACTCACCGCAAAGAACTGGAGCAAGAACTAGCAGAAGCTCTAGAAGAGCTTTGGCCGGGGATTCTTGAAAAGACTGCACAACGTTGGGCGAAGGAAGCTGAACTAACGGTGGATGGTTGGTGATGAAAATTGTAGCAACAAACGAACAGCTGTATCTGGTGGATATCTATGATCTCGGGGATATCGGTGAAGAAACACCAGATCAGCAGCGCTTCAACAGGGATATCACGGTCCCTAGTAACCTTTTGTTCATGGAGTATGCTGAGTACCTGCAGACTCTCTATTCACAGGCAGCTGGGGAACGAGAGTTTCAAGAAAGGCGTGATTCCATGAAGGTTGTGGTGTCTGGATGACTGTTCGTTCCATCAGTGTGTGGCCTCACGAGGTTTTGCGTGAGGTAGCAGAAGCTGTAGAGGATGTGCATGCTGAAGAGGTTGTGCAACTGGTCAAAGACCTTCGTGACACGACAACGGCTTACAGGGCCCACGGTGTTGCTGCTCCACAGATAGGTGTGTCAAAGCGGGTCATTATCGTACGAGACGGTGAGATACATAGGGTCCTAATTAACCCAGAGTATCTCACCACCTCTGCAGTCCCCATTACTTCGTTTGAAGGTTGTTTGTCCTTTCCTGGCGTAAGAGTGAAGATTAAGCGTGCAGATTCTGTGCATATTTCGTACTTAGATGAACATGGACACGCTCATTCTTGGGAAGCAGAAGGTTTGTCTGCGGTGGCGGTTCAACACGAGATTGATCACCTGAATGGCGTTGTCATGATAGATCATCTTTCAAAGTTGGAGCGCAACATAGCTCTACGGCGCCTCAAGAAGGTTAAGAAGAGGTTGGGAGCATACGCTGCATGAACTTTGATATCGTGGCTATTACTCGACAGGCTGAATCTCGGGGGTGGAAAGTAAAGCCAACTAAGAGCGGTCATTACTGTTTCTTGGCTCCTGACAAGAGTATTCGGCCAATATATGTCTCATCTACTCCTAGTGATTGGAGAGCTATTCACAAGATTAAGGCACAGTTTCGGCGGGCAGGGTTGGAGTTGAGTTGATGAACACCAAGGATGTTAAAAAACACGGGGATCCGTTGCCATGTTGTAATGGTTACATCTACTATGACGGCCGCTGTGGTGATGGTCCGATACCAATCCACGAAAAAACGTGTCCTGTCGGCAAGCGCGAGGAGGCTGAGTGGGCATATTGGAGTCGCGAGCGCAGATAGGATTAACACTTGACAACACCGTAAAAGGTGTTACACTGAGGCTCTTCGGCCCTATCGTCTACGTTGGTTAGGACGCTAGCCTCTCACGCTGGAAAACCCGGATCGTCGCCGGGTAGGGTCACCAAGGGGTATCATGCAAAAGATCAAGTATCTACTTTCAGTTTTGAAGCTTTTCTATAGGTATATACGTGCCTTTTCTACGGGTTGGACACCGTATGATTATCGTCAGGCTGGAAGGCTTCTTAAGGAACAATACTTGGGTACTGCTGTTGAGCTTTTTCATGACGGTAAGTTCTCTAGGTTGGATTTGTTGAAGCTGGATTCATGTTTGCCTATGAGTGATGAGGGAATTGCTGCGTTGAAGAATCCGGAAAAGGCGCCTCTTCTACCGGATCCTTATCGCAAACACAGCGGGACCGGAATTGCCGATCTACCCCTACCGCCGTATCCGATAGAACCACCTGCTCCTGGAGTTGGTCCAAACTATTCAAATGTACCGAGGCGTTCAAAGGGCCTTTCTAAGGCAGCGTTTCAGCAACTAGCTGGAGGGTATGTTTCTCGAAGCGGTGGCGTCAATGAGCTTGAACGAGTTTCTTTTGAGTTAGAGAATGCTAAGAAGATCCTTGCAGTGGCACAAGAGCGTTATGATAAGGTACTAGAGCAACACATTCCCATAACTGTTGCTGAATATTACGAGCGCCTTGACAAGTCTGATACAGACCCACAGAATTCTCATTGAAATTTCGCGGGGTAGGGGAGTTAGGTCGTCCCCGCTAGGCTCATACCCTGGAGATCGCAGCGTTCGAATCCTGCCCCCGCAACCAAGGCCCGGTCGTCTAGCGGCTAGGACAACAGCCTTTCAAGCTGTGAACCGGAGTTCGATTCTCCGTCGGGTCACCATGGCAACACACTCGGGATGAGTACGCGACTCTCATAAGGTCGTCGGCATAGAGTTCGAGTCTCTTCGTTGCTACCATGAATGTGCGTTGTGGTGAGATACACAAGTTCTTTGAGGAGCTTGCCAGAGTTTTTCCCTTCAAAGTCCTATACGTAACGAACCTCCTGGCAGAGGGGTGGCCGTTAGAATCGGCCCACATTCAGCAGTTTGTCTAGAACGAGTGTGGTCCTCCTACCATAATCGCTAGAGTGCTACAGTCCGCGCCTACCCGGCGTGGCGTCCTATGAGGGCACGGGACGAAAAAAAACAGAGGCCCTCATTTGCGGCTATAGTTCAGTGGTAGAACGTCACGTTGCCAACGTGAATGTCGCGGGTTCGAATCCCGCTTGCCGCTCCAATACCCACAAACCTTTCGGATATGTGCCGGACCAGTTGAAGGCAGGGTATTTCTTCGGTCCAATCGCGGCTCTTATGACCTAAAAAGACTGAGTATGCGGTGTTGCTTTTTGACCCACTCAAGAAGATAAATCCTATGGCTCTGCAGAAGAGGAGTTGTAGGTGGACTGCTTAGCGGTAGTCTTTGAGGGGCTTAGCGGCTCCTCTTTGCGGGTGTGATGTAGTGGTAACATGGAAGCCTTCCAAGCTTTTCTCATGGGTTCGAATCCCTTCACCCGCTCCATGACACGGTCCATCTGGGATGGTGTTTGGTTGCAACCCAAATTGAGGTCGGTTCGATTCCGACTCGTGTCTCCATGTCCTTAGAAGCGCTTATAGTAGGTCCCGCTATTGTGGTTGGTTTTGTAGTTGGCACCGTGATTATTTACGGCGGGGCGTTTTTAATGGGAAGGTTGTTGTACAGATGGCTGTCCTGATTCCAGGAAAGTTTCTATATCTAGCAACACCACACACAGCCTCGGTCGCTACTACTCACGCTCTTGCACAACTCCCCGAAGCAAAGACTACTCGTTTGGGTGGTTTGGAGAAGTTTGGGCATCTTCCTGTAGCACATCACGCAACTAGAAAAGATGTGGAACCCTACTTGACAGGTACTGAGGTAGTGGTTACTACGATACGGAATCCACATGACTTAGTAGTAACGTGGTGGGTTCGTCAGCAAGGGGCCGTCAAGCATTACCTAGGTCCTGGTGCCACTTTCTTAGACTTTGTGAAAAACGTAGACAAAGTGATTGGCCCGTCGGGTCCTTTTCTACAGGATGGGCAGTTGTTTTGGCACGACGTAGATCGCGTGCTCAGATATGAAAACTTAGAGACAGATTTGAACAGTCTTCTTGTAGAACTAAATCTACCTATTGTAACGTTAGAATTAAAGAACGTAACTAAAGACAAAGAACATTGGCGTTCTTACTACGATGAAGAGAGCTTTGAGGTAGTTAGGGCTCGCTTCGAAAAGGAACTAAAACATTTCGGGGGTGAACTGGTTTCGCCAAGGGAGTAGACGGTAAAGACTCGTGCCGGGGCGCCGCTGGCCCCGTAAAAAGCGGCAACCAATAACTGCAGATAACGCAGCCCTTCCTCTCGCGGCCTGATCGCGGAGGCGCTCTATAGGTAACGTCTGTCAGTACCTAACCTAATTAGAGTGTCATTCAGAACTGACTTTGTCTTAATTTGAGCTTCTCTTAGTTATTCTACGCACGTCAACCCTTTACTTGAGCTTTTTTGTACCCGGGTTCGATTCCCGGCACCTCCACCAAGCCTTAGTCGTATAATGGCAAATACTTCGCTTTCGTACTGCGAAAATGGGGGTTCGATTCCTCTCTAAGGCTCCACCATGAAACTAACTGGTAGTAAGGCAATCTTTCGAGAGAAAGCTGGTGTGATCAGCGAAGGTCCCATATGGGTCTTTACCGACACTAAGGGTTGGCTATATCTACACGAGAGTTTCTTTGGACTGTTGTGGCAAGTACTAACTGAATGGCGACACGATCGCCACTTGGTTGGTTTTCTGCCTTGACACACGTGAAATCGTAACTATACTGCACCCACTTGTCTCCCATGAAGGGAATAGGAGAATATCATGGCAAATCAGCAGCTTTTCAGCAACAAGGGTAAGACCCCTAAGACCGATACCGTAAACCGTGCTGGCGGAAAGGCGTATGAGCTAGAGGCGAAGGCCGCTCTTGCGCAGTACGCTGCAACGGGAATGTTGGGATCTACCTTCTACGCGAAGGCAGAGGACCATCTTGATGCTGTCTTGGAGCTTGCAAAGGCAGTTCCTCCGAAGTATCTTGCACAGGTGGCTGTGTACGCTCGCCGTACCGCTCACTTGAAGGATATGCCTGCACTGTTGCTTTCAGTGCTTGCAACTCGTGACACTGAACTTTTCAAGCAGGTTTTCCCGTTGGTTATCGACAACGGACGTATGGTGAGGAACTTCGTTCAGATCATGCGCTCTGGTGCCGTGGGTCGTACTTCTTTGGGCTCTGCTCCGAAGAAGGCTGTACAAACCTGGCTTCGCAACCAGTCTGATGAGTACATCTTCAAGGCATCTGTGGGTAATTCTCCGTCCCTTGCTGACGTGATTCGCCTTGTACACCCGCGTCCGAAGACGAAGTCTCGTGAGGCTCTTTATCGCTATCTTATTGGGCTTCCCATGAAGGGCTACAAGTCCAAGCTTCCGAAGATCGTCAAGGAATTTGAGAAGTTCAAGACTCAGAAGGCCGAGAAGCGCCAGATTCCTGACGTGCCTTTCCAGATGCTCACCGCTCTAGATCTTTCTGAGGCTGAGTGGTCTAAGATCGCTGAGAACGGTGCTTGGCAGTTTACGCGCATGAACCTCAACACGTTTGAGCGTCATGGTGTATTCAAGGACTCAAACATGGTGAAGATGATTGCCGATCGTCTTCAGGATGAGGGACTTGTACTGAAGTCTCGTAACTATCCTTACCAGATGTTTACGTCCTTCAAGGCTACTTCTTCCAAGATTCCTGCGAAGGTTCGTAACGCTTTGCAGACTGCTTTGGACCACTCTTTCAAGAACGTTCCCGACTACTCAACCATTCTTGACAAGCCGGACGTACATGTGCTTGTAGACGTGTCTGCGTCTATGGGTGGCCCGGTTTCTGGTCACGGGTACCACACCACTTCTGAGCAGGTAGCACACGTTGATGTGGGTGCTCTGTTCGCAGCGGCTATTCGCGTTCAGAACGACGAGGGTTTGGTTATTGCATTCAATAACCATGCTCAGGAAGTAGACCTAAACGCGCGTGACTCAATCATCACCAATGCAACAAAGGTTCGTGAGTGTCTCGGCGGTGGAACCGACTGCTCTGCTCCTCTGCGTTACTTGAATATCAAGAAGGCAACGGGGGATTTGGTGGTTATGATCAGTGACTATGAATCTTGGTACTCCGTTCAGTCAAAGCACCACAGCGGTCCTGGTTTCATGTCTGGGTCTACTGACATGATGCAGGAGTGGAAGAAGTACAAGAATCGCAACCCGAAGGCTGTTTTGGTTTGCATCGATACGATTCCTCAGTGCACGACTCAGGCTGTTGGAAAGGACGTACTACTTGTAGGCGGCTTCAACGACAAGGTCTTTGACGTAATCGCGACTTTCCTTGAGGCCGGTGGGGATGATACCCATTGGGTAAAGGAAATCGAGAAGACTTCTCTTAAGGTAAACTAAGAGGGGATGGTGACAGCCGGGAAAGACCGGCACTAAGCCTCAGTAGCTCAATGGCTAGAGCACCTGCCTTGTAAGCAGGGGGTTATGAGTTCGACTCTCATCTGAGGCTCCAAAGCACTCTAACTACTTGTGCTTTGACACTATACCTAAAGGTTACTTAATCGTTAAGTAAAGTGGACCCCTGCTAGGCTATAAGCTTAGCGGGGGTTTTTATTTAGGTTGCTACTATTGCCTATATTTGCTAAACTCACGGTGTGCTTACTGTGGCTTGGCCTAGTACGACAGACTGCAACGCTCAGGTCTGGAGGATTTTAGACTTGAGCGGTATGACTAAAAGTGTGAGAGAATCCAAGAACTTTACCCGCGCAGGGTTTGTGTACTTGGATGGTGTGCGTGTATCTGGGTTTAAGACTACAGTTGCTACAGGTTCGTTGTTTGTCTTGGAAATTCGCTTTCCTAATGGTAAGATAGTATCTAGAGAAATTCGCTTGGTTACTTCAACGCCTCCGAGACAACAAAGAAACCCCAACCCTACCAACAACTACCGTGGCTGATGTATAAACCACACGTTATATGCCCTTACTGTGGGACAACCATAGAAGCTAAGGTAAGTGGTACTACCTTGGATGGCCTTGCACACGGCTATCAGCCGGCTTGTTCCTGTGCTGAAAGTCAGCGTGCGTGGGAACTAGAACATCGTGCGCGCATAGAAGCCCGTAAACGAGCTAAGAGAGGCAAATGAAAATAGGAAAGTATATAACTTACCTATGGACGTGGCCATTTGATGTTTTTGTATGGCTCGTGTGGGTGCTACCGTTTCGCGCGTTGTGGGGTGAGAACTTGCGTTGGGAGGAGGGGTCTCTTGTATTCAATCTTACTGAAGACAGTTGGCCGTCCAGAACGTGGTATAAGGATTGGCTGGGTACGTCTATTTGTCATGCAATAATGTACTCACACAACACACCACAGGATCAAATTCCACCACACAGAATAGTTGTACATGAGCAACACCATGTGAAGTGGTTTGAGGGGATAGTGCTTTCGGCACTAGTTTTGGCGCTTGTGGTTCTTGGTGTTCTAGGGGCAGCTGGTTTGTGGACCTACGCTCTTGTTTGTGGTTTTCTTATATATAGTTTGAGCTACCCACTACAGTTTCTAGGAAATTTCTTTGTGGCGTGGTTGCTTACTGGAAGACCATATCGTGACAGCTTTCATGAACAAGCAGCCTATGCAGTAGACTTTAAGTACCAACGTACTGGAAAGAGGGACACATGAGATCAGTTTCAAAGAAGAGACCGTCAGTTAATCCTAGAGCGCTCCCGAAGGTTTCTAGAAGTCGTCGAAAGTACCAAGACTCTGTTGAGGTAGCAGGCAACCGTGAGCGCACTAACCAAGGCTATCGTATTGCGGGAACCACTTGTGCTGATTATGAAACATTCTTTGAGTACGTCAGTGAAGGACAAGTTACGGATAAGGTTGTTAGTAAGGACAAAATTAGAACGTACCGAATAATGAGTGGGCAGGGTTTTGCTATTCTAGAGAAGAATGGTGTGCAGAAGTCCGTTGTTCTTGTTGCGGGGCAGGAACTTACTGTAGAAGCCGGTATTGCTCACCAACTGATTACCACATCAACAAACGAGTTGGAGATTGTTGTAATCCAATCTTCTAAGTATGAAGACAGCATTACTGTTCTTGAGAAGTCTTCAACAACTGCTCAGCTGGCCGCAAAATTGATGAAGTCTACGTCTAACGAGGAGGCTGTTCAAAAGACAGTCAACTCAGTGCGTCGTAGTAGATCAAAGGCTGCAGAGCAACAAGCTCAACTTGCTGCAGAGCGTGGACGTCGTGCCCCGACGCCGCCTCCAGATGTTCAAACCGCTGCAGCAGCTGGAGACCCCACCTTTTCTGTGAATTTGCCTCCTTCATTTGGACGTGATCTAAGAGGAGCAGACGGCTGATAATGAACCGATTGTACATTTCCACAGATCTGGTCAAGGCAGTGGGTGCTCGCTACGGTAAGACTGTCCCTCCCAAGGGTGCTCCTACTGATGCACCCGCTGTTCCTAAGGCTCCTGCTCCAGGTGCCGGCCAGGAAGTGGATTACGTACAATCAGACAAGCCACCCCCCGGTAACCTCGGAAGGACTGAGGGAGGCTATTGGCGTGTTCCTAAGGGGGCGGTGAGTCCCAAGTCTGGAAAGGTTGAAGACGAGAAGGTCAAGCGAGAGGCTGCCAAGGAGGAGATGTCCAAGGACCCTCTGAAGACAGATGAGGACCCTCCCAAGGAGGCAGATGTTGAAGGCGCTGCAAAGATCCAGGAGCAGGCTACACAGCCTGACGTAGATCCTCTCAAGGAGGGTGCTCCTGAGGGAGAGGATGGCCCTGCTCAAATGCAGGCTATGATTACTAGGGACATGCGGCAGCAGCTTGCTGACCTTGGTCACGATAAAGACGCTGTGGGACGTATGACTCCACAAGAAGCAGCGGACCACATAGCCTCTGGAAAGACTGTAGGTAAGGAGCCTGGTGGGGGTGCTCCTACCATCGCAGAGCCTGATAAGCCTTTTCCTGGAAAGGAACCGCTAACCCTCAAGGACCCGCAGGCTACGTTTGCTACTATGGACCCCGAGGCACATGCCAGCACAGACCCCATGGGGCATTATGTCCACGCTGGAATTGCAGAGAAGCTTGGAGACAAGAAGCTTGCACACTTCCATCGTGAACAGGCTCGCTCAAAGGTTGGAGCGGAGGAAGAAGATCCTAACCGCCGTGGTATTTACCACCACGAGTTGGCTACTAAGCTTCAAGCTGCTGGAATGCACGAGGAAGCTGCACACCACAGAGATGCTGCGGCACGTGCAGTCGAGGCTCGCGTGGCTGCTGAAGCTGCTACCCAAAAAGACGCATCTAAGGTTACAGATGTTGAAGGAATAGCTTCTAAGCGTCAAGCTGAGAAAATGAGGCAAGAGGCTGAGCTTGGTGTTGCGGATACTATGCTGAAGCCCCCTGCTGAAGGTGCGCCTAAGGCAGCAGAGGCTAAGGCTGAGCCACCTAGTGGTGCTGAGCCCCCTGCTCCTAAAGGATCAGCTACAACGACACAACAAGACAAGGGGCAAACTCAGCCTGGTGTTGATACGCTTAGACAACAACAAATGGCCGCTCAGAAGCGCGCTATTGAGGAATTCCATGAGGCAGGCCAGAAGCATGAAAAGGCTTCCGCTGACTATAAGAAGAAAGTTTCTGAGTATGAGGCTAAGCTCAAGGAACATGCGGATGCTAGAAAGGAGCACGCTGCTGACTTGAAGAAGGTTAGCCAGAAGCTGAAGGATGTTCGTGATAACAAGCCTGTAAAGGACGACAGTGAGCTTAACAAGTTGAAGAAGAAAATGAAGGCTGTTCGTATGGAGGCGGCTCGTCATAAGGACGAGCTGTCTCCTCAGCATGAGAAGCATGCGAAGGCTATTGAGAAGGTTAAGCAGAGTATTGCTAGTCACCAAAAGAAGCTCAGCGCTGCTGAAAAGAAGTTGAAGGCCCACCAAAAGAAGAAGCTAGTTCGTGGTGAGATGTCAAAGGATGCTTTTGAAACTGCGTCTAAGAATCACCACGCGGCAGGTGTTAAACTACAAGATAAGTACGATAAGCTAAAGCAGAAGGGCGCAGATCTGTCTGCTCAACACAAGGTCATTAAGCAAGCCAGCGACTCTTACAAGGCAGACCACAAGAAGCAGCAAGTTACCTATCGTGAGAAGCTTCGTAAGATGCAGGAGAAGCACGACAAGTTGAAGGAAACTATCGGCGCCAAGCACGCCAAGGCTGTAGAAGCACACAAGAAGAAGCTAAAGACCGCTCAAGCCGCTGTGGACAAGCATAAGGCTAAGAAGGATAAGCTCCCTGAGAAGCCCAAGAAGGTTTCAGGAAAGCCTCCGGAAGCTCCGGCTGGTAAGCCTAAGTCTGATGAAGAGAAGATGGCACACAGCGAGCACCAGGCAAGTGCTCGTAAGATGCGAGAGAATATCGAATCTCACCTGCGGGATAACCCGGATCTGGACCCGGCTGCTAAGAGTAAGTTGATGAAGCTTCATGAGATGGCAGCACGGCATGAACATATCCAAAATGTTCCCACCTCAGACCAGAAGAAGGAGATGAGAGACTTGAGTTCTCGTGCTAAGGAGCACGGAGCCGATCGTCATCACTCAGAGGTCAAGGCTGAGCAGGATGCAAAGGCTGCTAAGGAGCAAGAAAAGGCTGACAAGCAGAAGGCTCGTGAAGATAAGGAATTCGCGCGCAAGCGTGCTGACGCTGAAAAGCGTGTACAAGCAGAGCATGCTAACACCCCCAGACCTCCTGAGAATGAGTTTGAACAGGCAGAGGTACTACAACACGCAGGAGCAGCCGAAACGGCTCTTGAAAATATACAGTCACATCTCGATGATGGAGATCTCGATGACGAGACTAGGGCTAACCTAGAAGAGATGGTTTCTAAGCTGGAAGAACATTCAAAGCTTGATACGGTTCCCACAGAAGACCAAAAGGCAGAACTGAAGAAGATTCAGAGTCTTACAAAGCAACACGGTAGTAAGCACTTCCACGATACCGCTGAAGGCAAGCAGGCTGTTGCCGGGGCTGCTCCTATTAAGAAGGAGTCTGCACCTTCGCGTGTCGCGACGACTGGAAGGCGTGGTACTGGTTTGTCTAGCATCTATCGCAGGGCCTCTGCGTTTGGAAGTAAGATGGGAGCGGCAGCTGCATCCCCGTACGGCGGTGCCGGTTCGTTTGCAGACACTCTAGACTATGCCGGCCAAGGTGCAGCTACAGGCGGTCATTATCTCCTGAACAGTGGGAAGAAAAAGCCCACCAGTAAGCCAGTAGGAAAGCCTGCAGGAGATACAAAGGTGTCTCCTTCGGAAGAAAAAGACATGGCCAGGTTGTCTAGTAAGCGTGCAAAGGCGAAAGACCAGTCCAAGACTCAGAAGAGTATAAACAGCAATCCTAGTCTTTGGGTAAGAAAGTAACCCATGAAGCTATACATCGATTTGAATAAAGCAGTCAGTCAGACACCCAACACTGGGGTAGATACTCCGTTGGAAGACCAATCTGTTGAAGAGTATAAGACCTCCTTTGCTCGCCGCCCGGTAGGTGTAGCTGCTGGCGAAGAAAATGATCCTGATGATCCCAAGGTTGGTAAGCGTTGGAATCGCGCTTCTGACACTGAGGTATCCGAGCGTAAGGCTAGACAGAAGAAGCGTACAGCAGACGCAGCAGCGGAAGGGTTGATTAAGCCTCCAATTAAGAAGGCACAACCTTTTGATGGTGGGTTTACAAGAGAAGAAGCTGAGCGTGCTGCCGACAGTTTGAAGGTTGATTTTAGTGAAGAGAAGTTTGGTCTTAGTGAATTTGTCGCAGGAATTAACGTAGAGCGCGAGCATGCTGACGTTAGTAAGGATGCTTCAACACTAGGTAAGATTACTCTTGCACACCTTCGTGAAACTCCAGACTACTACAAGAAACTCAAGCAAGTAGAGAAGAGTGTTGATATTCTAAAGAGTATTAACAACAAGCTTGCTACCGAAAAAGCTAGGCGAATGCCTAACATACGAGAGCAAGAGTTTTTGATGGATGTCCTTGGGTATTCTCAGGAAGACATCACCAAGGGTGTTGCTGTCATTACCGGACGTAATAGGCGTTTGTTCAATAGGTGGTTGTGTGATAGACTAGCTAATTCCACCTCTGACCTGCTAAAGTCCGTAGGAGCTGACATTGGCTAACGACTACGAAAGTTGGAATGACCATATCAAGCAGTGGCGCGATGCAACTGCAAACGTACCCGTATTGGTTCGTGAAGACATTCTGAAGGGGAAATATCGTCCTAGTAAGCCTACAGAGGGTATTCGTGCCCTCATGGAAGATCCGCTTTCCATTCAATACTCTCTGGGGTATAAGGATCGCAAATATTCTCTTACGTACGATGTACTAAAGCAGACGGTCCAGAATCTAGCAATTTTGTCTGCAATCGTACAGACGCGCACTCATCAGGTAGCTTCGTTTGCAGTACCGTTTAGATCTTCAAAGAGCCTTGGGTATGTTATCAAGCACAAGGATTCAACCAGAGAGACCACTAAGAGTGAGCGCCAGATGATCCAGGATATGGAGAAGTTCATCTATAATTGCGGCGCAGCAGAGCCAAATCCACACAACAAAGGCTTTGTAAGAGATGATTTTGAAACATTCCTGAAGAAGATTGTAAGAGACTCTCTTGTTTACGACCAGTGTTGTTTTGAAATTGTTCCAGACCGCTCTGGACAGCCATATGAGTTCATGGCTGTAGATGCCAGCACTATTAGGTTGGCTGCACAGAATCAGGTATTCGGTCCCAATAATACATGGTTTGACCGTCCACCTGTGGCAAATAACAAAGCCCGCCATACGAATCTCTCTAATCCGTACACTACCTTGCGTATGTATGGTAAGGATGCGCGAAAGAAGGCGGCGTTCGTACAGCTTATAAATGGGCAGATTGAGAACGTTTTCGCTAGAGATGAGCTTGCTTTTGGTGTGCGTAATCCACGTTCTGACATCTACATCCAAGGGTACGGATACGGTGAGATTGAGCAGCTGATTACCATTATCACTGCACATCTGTATGCTGAAGAATACAACAGACGTTTCTTCATGCAGGGCAGCGCTCCCAAGGGTTTGTTGAATTTGAAGGGTGATGCTATGACGCCGGACCAGCTTGAAGGTTTCCGACGTCAGTGGCGTGCTAATCTTGAAGGTGTTGAAAACGCTTGGCGCACTCCCATTCTTCAGGCCGAACAGGGTATTGATTGGATTAACCTCAACCCCACTAACCGTGAAATGGAATACGGGCAGTGGATGGAATATCTAATTAAGATTACTTGTGGAGTGTTTCTTATCGACCCTGCTGAGTTGAACTTTGACCTTGCCGGAGGAGTTCAACAGACCCCCTTGTTTGAGTCCAGTTCTGAGTGGAAACTCAAGGCATCTCGTGACAGGGGTCTTCGTCCGCTTCTTCGCTTCATTGCGAAGATGATCAATGATAATATCATCGCAAAGATTGATGACCACTTTGTCTTTGATTTTGTAGGACTTGATGAGCTTACTGAGCAAGAAAAACACGAGCTTCGCAAGGAGCAGGTCGCTTCCTACATGACTCTTAATGAGATTCGTGATGCAGAAGATCTGCCGCGCGTGCTGGGTGGAGATATGATTCTCAACCCAACATATACTCAAGCACTTCAGGTCATGCAGCAGATGCAGCAGGCTGAGCAGGCACAACAAGGTCAAGAGCAGCCTGGACAAGCACCACAGCAAGCTGCCCCTGCCGGTGGAGAAGAAGAGAGCGCTCCTGAGCCTTCTCCAGACTACTCCGACAACTTTACGAAGTCTTTGTCTAGAGATAGGCCCATTCTGGAGATTTCTGTAGGGGAAGATTATGACGAGTGGCTAGAGGTATGGCGTGATGACTCGTAACGTATTACCCATAAGGCTATTGATAGCTCTTGATACTTCTGCTAGAATTCCTAACACCACTAGTGTATCTAAGAGTGTTGACTCCGCTATGGAAAAGGTTCCTGAAAAGGACAAGATTTCGAAGCCATTCCAGTCTGAAGCTCAGCGGGGTAAATTCTATGCCATGGCAGAACAGGGTAAGATCTCTGAGGAAACTGTGGAAGAGTGGGAGCATGCAACTCCAAAAGGTAAGAAGCTCCCAAGGAAGAAAAAGATGAATAAGGCTCTAACAGACGCGATTGAGATTTTGAAGGCAGTTGCCTGTATGCCAGTTTCTGGCGACAAGCTAGAGAAGGACGCTACTGAGAAGGGCGTTTCTAAGGCGGCAGGGGCTCCTCCAGTGGGCGGTGAAGAGCGCAGGGTGTCTAAGCCTGTAGCTCCAAAGGTGGCCCCGGGAGCGTCTCCTGTGGGCGGCGAAGCTAAGAGAACGCCTGGTGCTTCAAGTTATGGTTCAAAGGGGACTAGCTACAACCCCATGAATAAGAGTGCTGAAGATGAGGATGTTGACAAGGCTCTTAAGTCTTCGGCAATTGTAGGCATTGCCCGCCGCATGCGGCTGCACGACTATTCTGCCGGCGTTGCTGGTGATCAGCCCGTTATCGGTACAAACCGTGTGAGGAACGATCATGAACCTCCGGTAGTTCCTGTTCGTAGGGTTGAGACTCCAGAGCCTACGAAGGTTGTTGTAGACACATTTGTAGATTGTGAGCAGTGTGGTTGCGTATATAAGAGTTTAGGCAAGTGCCCTAAGTGTTCTAAAATTTCAGAATTGGGCGGCGAAGCGATTCCGTTTCATTTCCGAGGTCGTTGATGTTGTACCTGCGTCACGATCTCATAAAGGGTGACTCTTCCACCAAGCCTGAGAAGGCTAAGAAAGAAGGAGGAGCCTCATCCAAAACCGGTGAGCAGCGTGGAGGCAAGTATGTTGCCCGCGTTCAAACTGGTTATGAGAAGGACGGTAGTCCTCGATATAAGTACTTTGATACTCTAGAAGAAAGAGATAAGTACTTACAGAGTCGTGGTACTAGTGGTGACGGAAAGAAGCGTCTTAAGGACAAGCTCACTGATGAGCAAAAAGAAGCAAAGCAAAAACAGAAAGTTAGCCATGGTAAGGTAGAGTCCGGCAAGCTTTTTGTAGCCAAGGACAAAAAAGAAAAGAAGGAATCGGAGGAAGATACTAAGAAGAGTATTTCCGTTTTCATCTGGAGGCTAGAAGAATGAGTCATTTCCCGCGTAAGCCTGTTCGTTTCATTGAGGCGAATGATGAGCTATTGGACATACAAAAGGCCGTAGCCTCAGATATGCGTACTTCCACAGATTATGGTGGGCCTACTGAAACTGCATACCCTGCACAGTCAGAACCGCAGTATCGTACGCCCCATGATCGTGTTAGCGGTAACGAGATGTTTCGTAGGTACCCAGACGGAAGCCTTGATTATGCATATGCTAAAGACAAGGTAGTAGAAGCTGTACATAAGGTGCGTGATGGGGGTGTCTTGACGTCCGTGGAGCGTGTAGCTCTTAGTTGCATGTTTCCTCACATGTTTTCTGGTGTAGACTCTGGTGTATCTGCAGCAGTTCGCGCTGTAAATCTACGCCTTTCTGCAGAAGAGTCTATGAAGGTTGCCTTGTTGGTTGCTAAGCATCTCAGCCAGGAAATGTCCTTCATGCACTCTAGCCACGCACGATGAAGATTAGGACAAACCTATCTCCTGAACAGTTGGAGAATATTGCTAAAGGCATTAAGGTCGCTGCTGATAAACAGCGCGTTAGACCGTATGTTCCGGAAAACAACGCAGAGTCTGAGTTGCTTAGAAAAGCAGACAGTGCCCTTGATCTAATGCTAGACAGTTTACAAGAAGAAGTAGCAAACATATTGCTAGATAAGGAACACAATGAGTGAATGGTGGAGTCCGAAGCCTCGCCGCGAATTGAACAAGTCCGGCCTCTTTTCCTACGATGAGGGAGAAGTGAAGATCGAAAAGAGTCAACCTAATCGCTGGAAGCAGCAACGTGACGCTGACGGAACTCCGCACACTCGTGGTGGTCCCAGCGCGCTTGCGCCTCCTCTTGCAGGCCCTGCGTTGTTCATTGCTGACATGGAGAAGGCCACCTCTGGAGATGATGGTCCACAGCCGAGGATAGAAGACGCGGAAAAGGTCGTTAAGGCATACTTGGAACTTTCCCAAGATCTTATCGCTAAGGGATTTGGGGATACTGTTAGAGCCGCAGGAAAGCAAATCAGTGCTGGTGCTAAGGAAGGTGCTAGTGCTGTCAATAAGCTGACAAATGTCGTTTCAAAGGTAAGTCCTGGAGCAAAGTCTTGCTCCGCAGATGACGACGACGACGAATAAGGGTTGAATGCCGCTAACGAAGGGTAAACTGGAGAAGCTACGCCAGGCGGTAAAGCTTCATGTGAACTGGTTTGTCGCGGCTATCTTAGGAGAGGACGCGCTTACAGCACAGGAGCGTGCTGAGCTTGAGAAGTTTAAGAAGCTTCCTAAGCAGGCTCTAAGCTTAATTGAGCGTGGATTTGTCCTTGGGCGTCTTAAGTCCATCTTCAAAAAGAAAGAATGGAAGGGCCTTTCTTGGGAAGACTTTATAGATTTAGCCAAGCGTCAATCTCTTTCACCTCTAGAGAAGCTCGTATTGCAGCAGGCTAAGCTGTCAGCGGCTCAGCACATCAAAGGTCTCGCCGACGACATCGCCGCTGGCGTTTTCAACCAGCTAGCAAAGACTACCAATCAGGTCGTCAGCGAGGCGTCTCTCAAACAAATCATCAGTGATGAAGTTCAGCTTGCAGTTCTAGAGAAGAAGTCCTACACACAACTCGCTTCAAGTCTAGCGGCAAAGACAAAGACGCAGTATGGGTACAAGTGGGAACAAATCTCTAGGACAGAACTCCACTCTGCTAAGACTCACGGACTTGCTCAGGCGATTATCAACAAGGTAGATGTCTACAAGCACAGTAAGGGCATCGATTCCATGGTTTCCCTCGTTCCAAAGCCTGGAACTTGTCCAGACTGTGCAAGGCACTATCTAGATAAGAGCGGAAATCCTAGGGTATTCTCACTGAGACAGTTGATGGGGGCAGGGTCTAACGCTGATCCTGGTGTTGTTCATAAGAAGACAAAGGGTGTGCATTTGCAATGGAAGACTACACTTCCGCCGTTGCACCCAAACTGTCGTTGTGAGTTGGTGTTCATTCCTCCTGGGTATACGTGGGTGAACGCACAGCTTACACTGACCAATCCAAGCGTACTAAAGAAGGCCATCGGGGATTCTAAGCTTAGTGGAACAGTAAAGCCGCAAGGGCCTGCGAGTGCAAAGGCATCTGGACCTGTCAATCCTCCAACTATCCCCGGTATCAAGAGTCCTGGGCAGGCTGACAACGGTGGCCGTCCTGCGGCTCCTAAGTCTGCTTGGGCAGGCATGGAAGTTGACTACATTCCTAAAGCAGGGACAGCAGAGAAGCCTGAGGGTGCTGTTGGAGACACTGAGTCTAGTTGGGTTGTCCCGAAGGGCTTTAGACCGGGTAAGGCTCTCACCCCTGAGCAGGAAGCTCAGAAGAAGCAATTGGAGAAGCAAGCAGCCATTGAGTATGGTAAGGCAGACAATCCGCACGCTGAGATTCTAAGCCACCTAAGCAAGGGTGAGTTTACCGATATGCGCCAGCTTTCTGGGGATGAAGCTGGGCTATCAGGGATGGCTACATATCTTGTGCAGTTTAAGGATGGCCCCCGAGGGCTGTTGAAGGCGACTACTAAGAAGCTATATGCCAACTCTGGAGACCCTGAGCTGCTTCAAATTGGTGAGGGAACAACTATTCCTGGAACAGGCCCACAACGCGAAGCAGCTGCATACAACATGCATATGCAGTTTGGTTTGAAAGACCATGTTCCTCCTACAACAACGCGAATACACAATGGGGCTAATCACTCCATTCAAAGTTGGGCAGAAGGATTTGGACCTGCCAGAAGCATGCTCAGTTCTGCAGAAAAAGAAGAATCTGGCGTGGTGGTTGCTGGAGAAGGGGCTAAGAAGTCCACAGCAACTAATGAAGTAAAGAGCTTGTTGGAGAGGTGCCCTGCAGATAAGAAGGAGGCTCTAAAGCAGAAGCTCTTCGAAGGGGCTACTATGAACATCGTCTGCAACAACGGAGACGGGCATAACGGTAATATTCTCGTCAAAGAAGACTTCAGTGATGTTCGCTTCATAGACAACTCCGCTAGTTTTGGGCACGGCATGGTAGGTGTGTCTAGTGAAATCCACGGAGACATGCACAACGCTGGAATGAAGCTGAAAGTTCCGGACCACCTCATGGAGAAGTTCTCAAAGACTTCTTACGGAGATATACAAAAGGCTACAAAGGGACTTGACGATAGAGAATCTGCTCAGACGTTTCTTCGTATGCGTTACGTTCAGCATTTGATGGATACTGAGGGACATCTTGATTTTGAAAAGTTTCGTCCAGAAGTCATGGGTCCCGGTGGTGGTGGTCCCCGTATTGGTATGTGGAATGGCTCAGGCTTTGAACAAGTTCTTGATTATGCAAAGAGGCGTGAGAAGGGAGAGCTTGCGCACGATCAGTTTGTTGCGTTTGCCAAGGATTTCATATCCTCTGCACAAGATGAGAACCACCCCGACAACAAGTCTGTTAGTGCTATGTTTGCTAAACAGTCTCCGCAAGATGTTCTTATTAGTGGGGAGGAGTTTTACGACAAGCATGTGGTTCCTAACTCTGAGGCAGGAGAACACCCTTCTGTAGCTGCTGAGCGTAAGAAGATGGAGCGCGCACATACACTACAAGACGCTCCCGGCTCTTCGGCTCCTTCTGGAAAGAAGTCTGAGTTTGAACCAAAACGCACACAAGTCTCTACCAAAGAGTGGATGGCTGCTTCAAAACCAGTGAGCACTAAAGCACAGAGCCCTAAAGCACACAAGACTTCTGCAGAACCAATTGGCACTAAAGCAGCCAAGCCTTCACGCATTAAGAAGTCACTATCTCTCTACATTGACGACCCAGGTCGACCTTGGTCTTGACTCCTCCCACATAGGTGATATCATACTACCATGCCACGAGAACACGAACACGAACTCTTCGACAATACAAAAGGTAAGTCTTTAGGCAAAGCCTGGTGGAATCCTGACACTGAGAAGATTGAGTGCAGCAACCACACTGTGTTGAAGATGATTTTCAACAACCACTCTCTTGCTTCTAAATCTGACAAAGCTTTGATTAGCAATCTAGCTCGGGCCTTCAAGTCAGGTTACATAACTGCGAGGTTGGTCAAGTGAGTGACTATATTCGTGTGTTTGAACTGAAGGGATTGGATGAGAACTTTGATGACGATCTGTCAAAGTCAATTCTAGAAATTCACCTAGATAAAGCATTGCACCCACAAGAAGCTGTTGAGAAGTCTCTGTACAACTTCGATTTAGATACGCCAGACGGCGTAGATCGCCTGTTAGAGCTTCTCCCAATACTAGACCCCGAGATTATAAACGAGGTTTATCAAGAGATTTTTCCTGGGTATCCTGTGGATACCCTCGCTCCGCGTATGGCTCGTTTAGAGTTGCGGGGTTATTTAATGGACTACTTGGCGAATAATGGAACACAAGAAGGACAAGGAGCTGGAGAAGAAGCGGCAACTGCAGGAGGACCTGGATCGCCTGGCGAAGAGCCGCGATCTGAGGTACCAGGAGCCCAGCCTTCTGAGGAAGCTGGGGCAGCGGGTGTTCCTCCAGAACCTGAGCCTGGTGCCCAAGCTGACGAAGCTGAAGTTGTTGAGCCTGGGGCTGCACCCAGCTGATATAGATTATCTCCTCAACAAGAAACATCTTGTTGAGGTTCGTGACCCTGTCACCAAAATATGCTACTATTCAGTCAATATTGATCCAGTAGGTGAGTGATACGTTGCCTGTAGAGGATAACATCAACAAGGCGTTTGGCCTACCTGAAGGAATAGACGCGGACCACGAGTATGTTTACCGCTCGGGGGAACGTGGTATCTATGATTTCTGGTACAAGGACCGCGCAGGAAACTACTGGAAATATACTAACGCACCGGAGGGCCATCAGGATTACGATCCGTATGGTGGCGCTGCGATGCTAATAGCCGACCAGCCCATGCCTCATACCGCTCCTCAGTTTTATTCCGAGGATGGTAGAAAGCTCCATGTGGCTGTCCCGCAAGGGATGGAACTTACAAGAAACGAAGCATACGACCCTGAGAACCCGCGTAGTGTTTGGTACGGCGTGTACCAATCTGAGGACGGCGAGCCTCGCTTTGTCTACTACGACGCCGACGTGCGAGAGAATCTAGACCTCTGGGTTCAATATATGCTTCGTGTAACCGACGCTGGCCTAGTGTCTTATCGTAAGTATGCATCTAAACTCTTTGAGTCTCCACACCCTAAGGACCGTATTATCGGTGTGATGCTCATGCTGGTCGACCAGGGTTTCTACGATGCATTTGAACTTGCGCAGGCTAGAGTTGAAGACGTGGAGTATGTCGACAACACCATAAAGTTGTTGAGCCGTAAGTTGGTATGTGACATTGGGCTGGTCGACTTTTTCACGTCAATAACGAGTAAGCGCATTCCCAGCGATCCTCTGTTTGTACTAGACACGGTACACGGTAAAGAGCCGCTTGGCGAGCGTCATTTCTACAGCATTTTCAAGGCTTTGAAGGTGTCTCCACATGTTCTTTTGTACTGGCATGCGTCACAAATGTTTAGTCGTATTGTGCACAGACTTGCTGCCAATCATACACCTCTTGAAGAGGTAGAAGAGCGTGCATACGCAGAACTTGCTTTGGCATTGAACACGGTAGAAGACGTCACCCACCTTGTTGACTACAAGGTGAAGGAGGCGTTGTTGCGCAATTATGAACCAATTGAGGAGCCTGAAGTAAGTGGTGAATCAACCCCTGCGCAAGACGTGGCAGAACAAGAGCCCGTTGCAAAAAGCATTCTTCGTACTGGTGGTGATAGCTTCGGCGTTGCTACCGTTTGGTCTGATCTTGTTGCTCGTAGACCCGATGAGCAGGAATTCAGTGTCTGGCTTCATGCTACGCCTTTGCACGATACTACGGAGGAAGAGCAGGCAGAGATTGAAGAACAGCTAGTCGCTCAGCAGGAAGAAGCAGATCAGGAGGCTCCTCCTGAAGGGGGTGGTGGAGGTCCTGAAGCGCCCAATATGGGTACGTCTCCTACTCCTTCCGAAGGAAAGTTGCCGGCAGGAGAAGCTAGCGAATGATTTTCGACGCACTAGAAGACATAGTCAAGGCTCGCAAGGCTAAGGGGCTGGATAGTTGGAAGAAGCTAGATCACCTGAAGGACAAGCTTCAAGGTAAGCAAGCTTCTCACATCACATTCACCACCTGCTATCCTGGACAGGAGGGAACTAAGAAACACCTCGGTTCTGCTTCTGGAAACCTTCATTTTGTGCTTGGGTACGTTAGCCCTGGTTTTCATGTTGCTCCCTATCATTGGCAACTAGTCGACCCGAACCTAACTGACCAAGAAGCAGCGGCAAAGAAGCACCCCACAAACCCCAGATACTGGAAAGACTCAGGACTACCGATTGAAGATGAGGGAGACTTTGACCTCGGTAAGCCTCACAAGTTGTCACAGAATAGTGCCAACTCAGTGGCAAGAGCTTCTGTTAGAAAGACAGGGGCTATGCAGGTCAAGTCTGGGTATGGAAAGTATGTTGCTGTCCCTGGAGAGGGGGCTGTCTACTCTCTTTCTAACGGGCATGTTTACAAGTGGGACGTTATCAAGGAATCTTTCTTTGCAGCAACTCAGCCTGATGTCACAGAGGCTATGAACGAGTCTGAGGAGGCTCCTGAGGTAGAAAAGAGTCTTAGAGGTCCCAGGGAGCCTTTCAGTGACTTTGTCTATCCTCTTGTGCGTAGACACTTCCCGAAGCCTGGATCTGTCTTTGACGCCGGTTCTGTAAAAGTACTGGTGAAATCAGACCGCGTAGTATTTTTCGATGAAAACAAGGACCCTACATACATTAAGGTGTTTGACCGTGTGTATGACCACTTTGATTTGAAAAAAGGTGGTGACATCCACCCATCTATCCTGCTACAATTCGCAGTACACTATCTAGGCGTAAATCAACAAGAACTTGCTCAATTTGTTCACAATGAGGAAACTACAACTGGTGACGATTCTTCTCCTAATGTAATACAGAGGAACTCTAGTGGATAATGCACTCTGTTGCACGAAATGTGGTGAAGTCGTCATTAAGTCGATGGGTACTTCAACGAAAATCCGTGCTAAAGTATTAGTGGTTAGAGATAACCAAACATTTGCTGTATGTAAAGGGTGTGACAGCGAGATACCTGTACCGCTCGTAATGAATGAAACTATGGCAAAGGCTTTAGGAAAAACTGCCAAGCTAAGACTTTACGTTAGAAAATAGTGCTTGACAACCTGTTTAGCCTAGACTAAACTTATCAAACGGTTGAATGAACTCCAAATAGGGAGATCACCTTCGGGTGGTTTCCCTTTTTTTTTAGGTTTTATGGGCTGGATCGATAACGATACTTTTGAATTCTGGATGCCGGCGCAAGCTATTTCTTTGACGAAGTCTAAGAAAAACGGTGCTGACGCAGAAGGACGACGTTGGGTTCAGGGAATTGCTTCTACTAGCTCTAGAGACCTACAAGGCGAGATCATTGAACAGCAGGGGATTGATTTCTCTTATTTTGTAAAGCACGGCTTTTTCAACTGGGACCACAAAGAAGGTCCTGATAATAAGGTTGGAGAGCCTACTGAGTGTAAACTCACCAAGAACGGGCTTTGGGTCAAGGGTTTTCTTTGGAAGAATAAGGCGAGAGCAGACGACATCTGGGAACAGATGAACTCTATGGCTTCTTCAGGTTCTTCCCGCAGAATGGGATTCTCCATTCAAGGAAAAGTCAAGAGACGCTCAGGGAACGTTATTAAAGAGTGTTGGATTCAAGACATAGCAATTACGGCTTGTCCTGTGAATACCTCCACTTGGGCTGAAATCGCCAAGAGCCTGTCTGCACAGACCTGGGATCTCAGCAAGTCCCTAGAGGAAGATGAGGAAAAGGCGCTTAGCGCGGGCGGTTCTCCGCTGGTTCCTGAATCTCTCGAAGGGAAACAAAAGGACGTCAAGACATTGGATAAGAGTCTTACGTTCGAAGAATCTGTGGCATGGATTAGTTCCACCACTGGTATGCCTGACGACGCAGCAGAAGCAGCGGCTAGGGTAATTTTCTCAGTACTCACTAAGGAGTGAAACCGACATGAGCGATCAGACTGTAAAGCAGGACGACCTCGCGAAGGCACTCGCTGGACTTCAGGAAATTGCAAAGGGTCATTCTTCTCGTGGTACCGCTACCACGAAGGTAGAATCCATGCGCGATTCTGGGGCTGGCGCAGGTTCTGATGCGGGATCTACTCAGGTCTATCACACGCCGTCAAACTCTGAACCCGGAAGCTGGGCTGGTTCTACTGCTAGAACCGTCCCGGAAGACGGTGCTACCGATTCTGTTGGTCCTGATGGAACAGACTATGTAGCTCAGGGTAAGGTGATGAAGTCCATCATCGAAAAGATGGCTAAGGGCCTTCCACTTACTGCGGACGAAGCTTCCTTCTACGCAGCTATTGCTAAGGGCGGCATGCCCGACTTCTTGAAGAAGGACGACAAGAAGGACAAGGACGACGCTGAAAAGTCCGTTAAGAAGTCAGATGATGACGACGCGGACGACAAGGATGACAAGATGGGTAAGTCTTTGTCTGACCACGCAGCGGAAGACGACACAGTTTCTAAGGGTCTTGAAGTCTCTGAGTTCTTGGCTGGATTCGCATCAGTCATTCACAAGAGCCTCCAGTCTACTGAAGAGCGTGTTGTTGCTCGCGTTCTCAAGGCACTCGCTAGCGATGCTGAAGGTACGGGCGAGTTCAACAAGTCTCTTGCAGAGGCGGTTGGTCGTCTTGCAGAGTCCGTGGCGGCAGTTTCTCAGCGTGTAGATCAGGTTGAGTCTCAGCCTGCGCATGCTCCGCGCGCTGCTCACAATGTACAGGTCCTCGAAAAGGGCTCGTATGATGGTCCTGCGGGGGGAGAACCCCTCAGCAAGGCTCTAGTAGCTGCAACACTTGTCGAACTAGTACAGCGCGGTGAAGCTACCACGCAAGACGTTCTAAAGTTCGACTCATCCCAGACTCTTTCACCTCGACTTGAGCAGAAGGTTCGTGCTGCTCTCGGCGGGCGCTGATAGAATAGGAGTAATCAGAGATGATTGGACTTCAGGCGTTCTCTAAGAACAATGGCTATAACGGTCCTGGTACCGCTACTGCTGGCGAGATTGAAGAGCTTGCAAAGGCTCTTGAAGCTGGCTATCAGGTAGGTGCAGGAAAGACCGGAGGAAGTGCCCTCCGCGTCGAGTCCCTTGAGGCTTCCCTTAAGGTACTTACCTTCACTTCTTCCCATATAAAGCTTTGGAAGAAGATTCCCAAGTCTCCGGCATATTCAACTGTCGAAGAGTATAACCAGCTTACTGATTACGGTGGACAGGCTACTCCGTGGGTACAGGAAGGTGAACTTCCCCAGGCCAGCGATAGCTCCTACGTTCGTCGTACTCAGCTCGTAAAGTTCCTCGGAACAGTTCGAGAGGTAACGCACCAGGCTTCACTTGTGCACCCTGCACACGGTGACTTGATTGCGCTAGAGAATCACAACGGAATTCTCTACTTGCTTGAGCAGGTAGAAAAGTTCCTCTTCGCTGGTGATTCCTCTCTTGCTGCTGACGGCGAAGCTGAGCAGTGGGATGGTCTTGACGCCCTTATCGATAGCACGGCAGTGCTCGATCTTGAAGGTAATAGCCTTCAGGAGGCAGATATCGAAGAGGCTTCTAACCTCATCATTGAGTCTTACGGATTCCCCACGGACATGTTCCTTGGAAACCGTACGCACTCTGACCTTACGAAGACGTTCTATCCGCGTCAGCGCATTCAGATGCCTGCTCCGGTGAACGGCAAGGTTGGTCTCACTGTTTCTTCCATTGCTACGCAGGGTGGAGACATCGAGTTCAATCCTGACATCTTCATTAAGCAGACCCCGCCGCCTCCGTCCGCTGCGTCTTCAGTAAACGCTCCGGCAACTCCGGCATCTATTGCATCCGCATTGAATGCTGGTGCATCTAATGGTGACCACGAGAAGGGCGCTCCTGCTGGTGATACGGACGTTGCTTATGTCGTTACGGCAGCAAACCGCTTCGGCGAGTCTGCTCCTACGGCGGTGCAGGGTGCTACCACTCAGCTTACGGCAGCTCAGAAGGCGGCTGGAAACACCATTACTCTTACGGTTACAAACCCTGGAACTATTGGTGCATTCCCTCCGGAATACTTCAAGATTTATCGTTCCCGTGCACAGGTAGGAACCACCGTCCCGACGGCGCTCTCATCCTACGCTCTTATCGCAACTGTGCCGGCATCTTCCCAGCTTGCTTCTGGCACGACTGTGGTTGAGGACGTAAACCTTCAGCTTCCGTTTACTTCCACGGCTTATCTTGGTGAGATGAACCCCAACGTGTTGACCTTCCGTCAGCTTATGCCCATGATGAAGATGGACCTAGCAGTCCTCTCCCCGGCATTCCGTTGGATGATCCTCCTCTACGGAACGCCCATCATGTTCGCTCCGAAGAAGTGGCTCCGTCTTATCAACATCGGACAGCTTGACACCCGCTGAGTTGTGTAGGTGAGGGGGAGTAACTCCCCCTCACCTTCCACTTATTATGTCTCAAAACGGCGCAATTAAGGGCACTAGCGATCTAGTTCTTGCTATGCAAGATAAGGCTGAAGTTGCTAAGCGGCGTGCCGGAAGGCGTTCCATTCAGCAATTGCAAGCGCGTTTGTATGAGAAGTCTAGAGAAGGTCTGTCCACAAGTTCAGGAAACGACCAAATGAAGAGTTTGAAGGTAAGAAGTAATTTTGCACGAGATCGTGTTATCGTTCTTGGAAATGGAGAACTTGTTCTCCACTTCGACGGTTCTGGTCTCGCAACATTCCCGGAACACCTTCTTCCTCTTTTGCAAGCAGAAATGCGCTCTAGGCCGGGACGCTATAGGCTTGAAGAAATTCCGGTACCCTCTCCTGAGCCTAAGGTAGTTGCACCTGTCAAGGTTGAGGCTAAGGTTGCTGAACAAGTACAGGAGCAAGTCAAGGAATTGCTTTCCTCTTTGAAAGCCTCGGAAGAAACAGGAGATGCGGAACCTGTTTCTGAAGAAGTTGAAAAGGCTCCTGAAGTTAAGAAACAACGTCGCCCTAAGCGTCGTCGAACCCGCAAGAAAGAATCTACGGAGGAATAATAATGGCTTTTGTACGTCTTATACAAGGCGACCAGTCTAGTGCTGAATTCGATCAGCTTCGTAGGACCAGTAACGCATTGCTCCTAGTTCTTGAAAATCTGGCAGGTACTACATTCACTACCTTGGCAGACCTTCAAGAGGCGTTGGCTAATACGCTAAGCACCGGTACAGATAGTGATTTCACTACAGGTACTAGCGCTGATTCGTATGTCGGCACTGGAGTAGAGCTAGTAGGACTGCGTCCGATGAACCGCCATCCGGCGCGACCCGGTAGTGTTGGTCAAACGAAGGCAATGGTAACGGACGACGGCGCCAAGTAATCGTTTGAATCTAGCTTTACGCTCGTTCAAGAGGAGTATACTATTGTCCGACTGCAATCGGCATGGTATACTCCTTTTGTTGTTATACGGAGACCAACGTGACCCCTCTACTTATTCAGAATTCGGCAGGGAGCGTAGTAGTATCTCTTGAGACCACGGGTGGATCTTCCGCACTGGGTCTTAGCACTACGGACGTTCAGGTAGACTTGAAGAAAGATACTGATGCTTTCTTCTCTAACAAGGCTCTTACCGCTCCTGTAGACGCTACCGCAGCTATCGGCTCCGGTGCAGATGGTACGGTTAACTTGGCTGTGCCTGGATCTGCAGGAAACTCATATACTGTAGAAGTTACAGTTCCTGGTGGTACTTCTGGACTGGTTGCTGCGAAGACCGGGACGGCTGTGACGGTTGCCCTTGCAGTTACAGCCGGCGTACCGGCCCCAGCACAAAACACGGCAACACTTGTCGCTGCCGCTATTACCGCGCTAGGTACCGAAGTAACGGCCACCGCCTCTGGAACAGGGGCAGATGCACTTACAGCTGCAGAAGGTCCTACTGCTTTTACTGGTGGTGTAGATGGCGACTTTACTGCGTTAGGTAGCGGAAGCTACGAACTTGACTTGGTTGCGGCCGACACTGACATACTTGGGCAGCTTTTCATTCGCTTCAGTGGTCCGACGATTAGGACTATCGTTATTTCTGCTACTGTTGCAGTAGCTACTGCTAATCCGCCCACACCAGATCTTACTATTCCAACTACCACAATCTTTGGGTATGTTAGAGATGTTAGTGGTGGTGCTGTGGCTGGTGCTTCGGTCGGTATTCGTGTTTTGAGTACCCCCACATTGTTGCATCCAACCACTGATGGTGTTTTGGTAACTAGTTCTCTTCTAACCACCACTACAGACTCTACAGGGTTTTTTACCATAGATTTGGTTACAGGATCACAGGTGGATGTTTTCATACCAAGTGCTTCTTATAGGCGCACTTTCACAGTACCGGCTGTTTCAACCAACCTCTTTGATATCCCTTGATAAGGAGCGCTCTAAGTGGCTGCACCTACTACTGTCAGCGTATCAATAGATGATACTGAATATTCTCGTTATGAAGAGGCAAAGAACACGATTACAGCTACAGTTGTAATTAGTGGTGGGGCTCCTTATACTCTTGAACCTATTGTAGTGGAGCTTAGAAAGGCTCGTAGATCTCGTGACGCTGTAGTAGCCACAGCAGTGCTGTACTATAGCGGGTCTACGGATCCTCAAGAAGCTACTACAACGTTTTACCTACCAGATCTTGTAGATCAAGACCTAATCAGTTTGATACGTCATGGTAAGTACTTTATACGTGCTGAGCATGAAACCACGTCTGCTAGTGCAGATATAGGAGGCGGCGTTGACGGAACAGTCACTCTCATTGCAGATGAAGGAGCAATTGGAAACACATATTCAGTCGAAGTCGTTGTACCTGCCGGAACATCTCCTCTGTCGGTATCCCGTATCGGTAACGCTATTACAGTTGACCTCGCTGTGTCTTCTGGAGTTCCTGTCGCCGGATCAAACAGAGCCATCGATATCAGGAATGCAATTATTGCTGCCTATACGGATGTAACTCCTGTTGTATCAGGAACGGGGCTAGACCCGTTGACTGCTGCAGAGGGTCCTACCTCATTCACAGGCGGGACAGACGCTATCGTCGCTGAGAGTGGTGACTTTGATATTCGTATCGTAACTGTAGAGAGGCTAAAGAAGGACTACCTGTTTGGTATTCCTTTGAAGTCCACTAACGTTAAGTTGCCTAAGTTTGATCCTGCGTCTATAACAGGGGTGACGGTAACAGAAGTCTCTGCAACGCACCCTATTGGGTTTGGAGAGCTTTCGTACAATTACTCTACAAACGATACGGCTAATGCTACTGCGACAATAGGCTCCGGCGCTGACGGTACTGTTACAGTGACCGCAGACGAAACTGGAACTACGGCTGGGTCTGCTGGAAACTCTCTCTTTGTAGAGGTGGTGGTTCCTGCAGGAACAAGCGCGTTGAGTGCTGCTTTGGTTGGAAATGTATTGACCATTTCACTCGACGTAACTGGAGGCGTACCTAACGGAGCTGCTAACACAGCAACGCTAGTTGCTGCAGCCATCACCGCCCTTGACGAGTTCTCTGCAACAGCTTCTGGCACAGGAGCTACGTCCTTGTCTGTTGCTGAAGGCCCCACGCAGCTTACTGGTGGGTTAACTGATACTATCCGCATGTTGAGTTGGAAGGGTGGTCCTCTTGTTTCTATACCAACTGCGGGCACATATATCCTTCGTTCTGGTTTGACGGGGCCTGCCAAGAAGCTCTCTTGCGATACTGCTGGGTCTAACGACTACATCTGTGTTAGAGTAAGGTCTACAGCCTTACTACCTTCCAATAACGTTGCTGAAGAGCTTCTCATTGAAACACAAGAGCTAAACGACGATGCCCTTGGAAAGTACCTAGAACAAGCTATTTGTTGGTTGGAGCAGGACCTGCTAGCCGTTTATTTGGAACCTACCAACGTAGTAACAGACAGAGACCCAACTACCATTCAGTATTCAGCGGGCGTTAACTCACCGACCCCCATCTTTACAGATACGGATTACGATTTCATTGTTTCTCCGTTGACGTACTTCGTTCCTCGCTCGTCCGGTTCTTGGGTACAGATTTGGACCCCATACCGTCAGATACTTCGTGTAGACTCTTTGTTTGGGTCTATCGCCAACACCCGAGTGATTGATATTGATCTAGAGTGGATTGAGCACTCTATCCAAGGCGGGCTGATTCAGTTGGTTCCGTTTAACCAGGAAGTGGCTTTCAACTTCGTAGGTCTTATTTGGGTGAACGCGATTCGCGGTGCTGCCGAGCTTCCAAACTTCTGGCACTTCAACATGATCGTTGGTATCCGAGACCTGTGTGGAGACATCATCGAGATCATAGCGAAGAAGGCTGCTATCGAGGCGCTGACGGCTGCAGCGTTGGCTTTCCGTCCTGGACTAGGGTCTCTTAGCCTAAGCAGAGACGGCATCTCTGAGAGCGTTTCTTACATGACCTCCCAACAGTATGGTATCTATACTGGTACTATTAATTCATACAAGGAATGGATTACTGAAAACCAGAAACTCCTTAGAGCTAAGTATCGTGGTCTTGATTGGATGGTTGTCTAATGTCTAAAGTATTTGACGTAGACTGGGACTTTGCCCTACTTGAAGAGGTAATCCAAAGCCGTGGCGACGATGTCATTCACGAAACGGGAGTTTCGTGTCCGTGTCGTAGGGAGGATGCTTATGCGTCCACCATTATTCAAGACAATAAGCCCGCTACGCAACGCCGTCTGGATTGTGAACAGTGTGGCGGTGTTGGCTGGCTTTGGAGAGACGCTAAGATTGTAAAAGGATTGGTTACTAGTGTAGAGGCTGGTCGTAATCGTCAACTGCTGGAAATGGGGTACGCAGTACCAGGAGATGCTACGTTTTCTCCGTCTCTAAATGCGGGGCAACTACACGACTTCGATAAGATCACTTTCCTTTATGCGGCCCCTGTGGGGGATGGCCAAATCATTATGCGCAACAGTGCAAACCTAGAGGACAACGGTTTGCTCAAGCTAGGGTTGGAAGACAATGAAGACCGTCTGTGGTATGAGGCGGGCTGTGTGTTTTGGTGTGAAGATGAAAACGGTCGTGTATATCAACAGAACACAGATTTCACTGTCAGCGGAAAAACCCTAAGTTGGGTCGGGGCTAAGCCCAGTGATGGGGTCTTCTATACTGTGAAGTATAATGCATACCTTGAGTGGATTATCTACGCTACACCTATGACACGTTTTGATAGGAATCGTAAGCTGGGCCAGCGCGTACTTCTCAGGAAGGTTCATGTCGCCTATCAGAATGATTTCGATTTCGACACCGCTGCAAAGAGACAAGCCCAAGAGGTTTCCTTCACAACCAAGACGACTATCTGATGTCATTTGTTAGTTACAATGCAGGTCCTCAACCTTCTATTGAGGTAAGTGTTCCTGCCAAGCTTCTCAATATCGATAACTTCGATGCGAAGATGGAAGAGGCTATTTTTGAAGCAGCTATCGAGGCTAGGAATTTCTGGGAAACTACAGCAGGGCAGCGCCTCAACTCTAGTAGAACTAGGTATCAAGAAGCCATTGGTATGGAGCAGGTAAGTGACACGGAAGTGCACTTGAAGCTTACTACTCCCTTTGCTGTGGCAATCGAAAATGGCTGGACGCAAGGAGACCAGAAGCCCGGCTTTTTGGCGTCCAGCAAGATTAAGGCGGGACCGGTTAGGAAGATTCCCCGAGCCATTGCCGCTAAGTTTCAGCATAATCGGCCTGCGTGTACAAAGTGGATGATCATCCCGTTGAACACACAACGAAAGTTTCCCATGGGACGTCCTGGAGCCTTCCGAACTTTTACAGACAAGCAGACGGGCATGTGGCCTACTAATGCCAAGACGCGCAAGGGTGTCTTCATCGCTAAGGATGTCGCAGACGAGTTGGGAACCAACATTCTCCCTAAGCATATTGAGAAGGTTATCGATGAGTTGGTGAGTCAAAAATGAGTGTCATCCCTGAAATCATTCTACATCGTGTCATTGTGCAAGGTTTGCGAGAAATCCGTCAGGATCCTCGTAGACTTGATACGTTGTTTAAGAACTTGGATCAGCGCACGCTCCAAGCGATGAAGGATACTATCCTCAAACAGAGCATCAACTTCACGATTAACTACCCCAGAAGTGACCTAAAGACCCCAACAATCGCTCTGCTTCTCAAGAGTGAACAGGAAGCGCAGACCTTTTTGGGAGACCTCATGGGGGCAGGTACGAACTACGGGATGCCCGATCAAGACCTTACGATTGACACGTTAGGGTCTCACGGGGCGTCCGAGTCTGGTTTGAGTGGGCTCCCATTCAAGGTAGCAGGCGGTCTGCAGTTTTCTGCACTTGAGTATGATCCGGTTAATGATATTACAACGGCAATCTTCATTGAAGAACAACAAGAAGATTTAGCTGCTATTCTGGAACAATTCCCTGTGATTCCTAGCTTCGATGCCTACGTATCTGGAGGAACAGGCGCCGGTCAAGTTCATCGTATTTTAGAAATCGACAGTAATTCTCTTGACATAGAGGGGCAGTTCGATCCACAATTGGATAGTTCCAGCATAGTGGACGTTCGATCTACGGATACCACAAGTCTGGCGGTTGGTGAGCCCTCTCGTGTTTACCCCGCTGGTGCCGTCAACTTGCTCCGTAAGGGAGCAAATTATGACACACAGTACCAGCTATCGGTAATCGCTGGTCACCAAGACGAGGTCTTATACCTCTATTCAGTTCTGAAGGCCATCCTTTTCTCCCAGAAGATGTTCATGGAGGACCAAGGATTAATGGCTTTGAAGATATCGGGCTCTGATTATGCCCCTCGTACGGAGTATCTTCCTACGGAGGTTTTTCAGAGAACGATGATTCTTCGCTTCACCTATCCCTTCAGTTTCTTGGAAGAGATTGATCTTCCGACAAGTATGGAAGTTACTGTCAATCCTAGGGACCCTAATACTCTTGAAGAGTGTGGGTCTGTATTGATTGACATCGAGTTTGACGAGGTTACTACAATCTAAGGGACGATATGTCTAAACGCACAAAGAACTACAACACTACAGAAGAAGTTACAGAAGAAGTTAAAGTACCCGTCAAGGTAGTACGTCGTCGCCACCGCAAGGTGAGCTTTGAACAGTGGGCACGCGCTCGTGGAGTAAAACAACACCACAAGGGGGGGCTAAAGGCGCATGTTTCAAATCCCAACATTCCCAGATCTTATGAAGACTGGGACCTAGTTTTCGCTGACTACTGATGCCAGGAGTCCAATAAATGAGTCGCTCAGTCACTTTTAACGGTATTACAAGGTTCCGTCCTGGTGGAATTACCAAGGTCAATGCGGACGCATTGAACCAAGTTGGTATTTCAGCAGCTAGCGTTGTTGGACTTATTGGTGAGTCTGACGGCGGGGCCCCTGGTTCTGTCAGTGGTCTCATCTCCCTTCGCGATCCTTCTGAAGCTGCCAGCTTGTTCCGTGCGGGGCCGCTAGTAGACGCTATCCGTTTGGCTTTCCAATCTTCTGGAGATCCAGACATCCCGGGTGGTGCAGCAGAAGTTGTTATCTATAAGGCTAATGCTTCTACACAAAGCTCTATTCATGTTCCGGACCCTGCAGGTACCCTTCTTTCAGACACCGCAGCGGGTACTGGATCTACTACAGTTATCGACTTGGTTACCAGTAGTGCACTTGTAGTAGATTCTCTTGCCGGCCGTTGGGTAGACGTTACTCTCGCAGGTCTCCCCGGATCCCCCACTGTTCGTAGACGAATTGTTTCTAACACAGTTGACTCTCTTACAGTCACTCCGGCAATGCCTGCAACTGCTACAGCTGCCGACGTAGTAATTGTCCGTCCAACCCTCTTTGAGCTAACCTCTGTTGATTATGGTGCTCACACAGAAGGGCTTGAAGTAGACGTTACACGCAACGACACTTCTGGAGCGTATCAGGTTACGGTTTCTTTTGAGGGAGAAGATCAAGTTTCTGAAAGCCTCGGTGGTCAGAACTTCCTCCAGCTTTACTATCGTGGTGGTCCAAACGACGTTGCTCAGACGACTATCACAACTCCAGGTACTATTACCGCTACGTTCTTTGATGTAGCTGCAACACTCATTGCTGCGGCCCATGATGATATGAGTGTCATTGTCACCAACCCTGCTACTGGGAACTTTGAACAGCATAGGATTTCTACCAACGGCGTAGGAGATGTGACCTTGGCTGCCCCGGGGTTCTCTGCAGACTTCCTAGCAGAAATTCAGGCAGCTACCGGGGCTACTGTCACAGTAGACATCATCTCAGTGACTGATGCAACGGCTCAGATTACCGGCGCAAGTGGTGTGGCTACTGCACTAGTCAGCACAATTACTGGAGTAGCTGGAGACAACCTTTCCCTTACCATTTCTGCAACGGAGACCGTGCAGTCTCTAGTTGATCGAATCAACCAGAACAGTAACTATCTTGCTGTAGTTCCTAGTGGTATCAATGCTCAGACTTCGCTAGCTTCGGCGTTTGACTTCGGAGTTGCTGCAATCAACATCCAGAGAAGTATCGCTGTGAACGGCGGCCTCGGATTTAGACAAGACCTCGCACAAGTTGTTGCTTGGTTTAACGACTACTCAGAGAAGCTCGACGCTGTTAGGTATACAGTAGACACCACAGATGGTGCTTTCCTGCCCGCTACGGCTGCGCTCATCGATGCTCTTTTCCTTGAGCCGTTCTCTCTTGTAGGTGGTGCGCGAGGAGCGTCTTCTAACTCTTCGTGGCAGAGCGGGTTTGACGCCATGCTCTTGCGTAGAGTGGATAATGTCGTTCCTCTAATCGATGAAGACCTTGTTAATGAGGGTCTTGGTTCTACTGCAACATGGGCTTCCGTAGCTGCACAGCTTGCAGACCATGTATCCCTTGGACGCGGCGCCGCTGGCCTTGAGCGTGGTGGTTATGTTGGGTTCCAGGGCACTAAGTCTGAGATTATTGCTGCAGCCAACTCTATCAACGACCAGGATGTTCAGCTAGTTGCACAGAACCCCACAGTCCTTGACGCCACTGGTACTCTTGTGGAGCAGGGACCCAGGCAGCTTGCTGTTATGGCTGCATCTATGAGGTCTGGAGTTCAGGAGATTGGTGAGCCTCTTACTTTCAAGTTCTTGAGAGTATCTGGTCTTACTCAGGATGCTTCATGGGATCCTCGTGATCTAACAGACTCAGCAGACTTGATCATCGCTGGTGTTCTCTTTGCAGAAACAGTTCCTGGTCAGGGTACACGCTGGGTCAGAGACCTCACCACTTGGGTAAAGGACGACAACCTCGCATACTCAGAGGGCTCTGTTCGTTCTGTAGTTCGCGCTGTAACGTATCAGCTTCGCACACTTCTTGAAGAGCGTTTCACTGGTAAGAAGGCAGTGCCTGCAACTATTAATGCTGTAAAGGATACAGCTACTACACTTTTGGAGTCTTTTAGACAAGACAACGTCATTGTAGATAGTAAGGATCCTACGACGGGTGCGACTATTCGTGCTTATCACAATATGAAAGTGTATACTTCTGGAGATGTCCTCAAGCTGAATGTTGGCATCTTCCCTGTACCTGGAATCAACTTCCAGCTTTCCGAGATTTTCCTCCAGCTCCCGACTCAGTCGGCATAAGTGATTTTCTAAGGAGAAATTGATGCCTGCCCTTCCTTCCGTTGTTACTACATTCTTGACAAGACTCAAGAGTTCTCTAAGTCAGGGATCTGATCTTGGCTCGAACGTTCGTGGAGCCGCTCAGAATTACCTCCTTGCGCAGGACCTTGCTGCTGCTTTGGACCTTCTTCAGGATGCCATGGATCAGTCTACTCCCCTAACGGTAGTAGACGGAACCACCTCATCCCTACAGGATGGTGTACAGGCGACCGGGTCTCTCACCTTTACTGGTTTGGCAATCGATGGTCAAACAGTGACCATCGGCACCAAGGTATATACTTGGCAGAATACTCTCACAGACGTGGATGGTAATGTTCTGGTTGGTGGAACCGCTGCTGCTTGTGTTACCAACCTTGTAAATGCCATTAACTTGGGTGCAGGTGCCGGTACAACATACGCTGCATCTATGACGGCTCACCCGTCTGTTACAGCAATCGACGACACTGGTGATGTAGTAACCGTTACAGCTATCACTTCAGGTGTTGCTGGTAATGCTATTGCGACCACTGAAAATGGTACGAACATGTCTTGGGGCGCAGCAACCTTGACAGGCGGTGTTGACGCCTTCGGTCCTGAGGAGCTTGCTGGGCACGTAGTGGTCTTTGGAGCCGCTACTACCACAGTTGCTCTTCGTGGAGTTGAAGCACGCATTAAGACCAGCACCCCTGCAGGACTCACCTTTGAGAGTGCACTTCCGGCTACGCCTGTAGCTGGTGATACTTACACCATTCGTGGTGGTTGGTTCGACTCTCATCTGGCCGAGTTGCGTCAGGGTCAGGGAGTTGCAGACGCACCGCGTGGCAGTGTCTACGGCACTTATAGAGTTGCTGTAGATGCCCTCGTTACGGCTCTCCGCAGGCGCGGTACTCACGCCAGCCAGACTCTCACGTTCTCAGGACTCGCTGTTGACACACAGACTGTGGTAATCGGGTCTAAGACCTACACTTGGCAGGATACTCTTACCGACTCGGATGGTAACGTCCTAATTGGCGGAACTGCAGAAGCGTGCATTGATAACCTTGTAGCAGCTATTACCCTCGGCGCGGGTGCTGGTACAGTGTATGCCGCATCTATGACGTTGCATCCAACAGCAACGGCAGAAAAGACTTCTGCAACTACGATGCTTGCCCGTGCAAAGTTGGTAGGACCGAACGGTGATGACATCGCTACTACCGAAACGGGTACTAACACAGCTTGGGGCGCAGCAACCATGGCTGGCGGCGCAGCCGGCGGTTCTGGTGTAGTTGCTGAGCGTACGATTAGTCGTCCTGGATTGCAGACTGCTGCTGGGTCTACCACTACTGTTGTGGTTTTGGACCAGCAGGGTGGCGGCGATTTCCGCATCGATCAGTTCCGAGGAATGAAGATTGTTGTGGGCGCAGAAGCTCCGCGCATCATCTCTTCCAGTAACGAGACCTCTGTTACTGTAGCTCCTCCCCTTTCTGGAGCACCTGCAGCTTCTACAGCAGTTACTATTACTGTTCCTGTAGACGATGTTGGCAGTTCCTCTCACCTTCGTGTTCACCCTGGCGCACAACCGGGCGAAAACGCAGTACTCTCAGATTTGCTTGATCAGCTGGAAACCATTGTGGAATCCTACGTTCTTCCGGTCTGAGTGATTATGGACAGGGGAGGGGCGTAGTGTCGTCCCCTCCACTAGCCCCTTTCCCTGTCCCCCTAATTACGCTATAATCCTCTCAGGAGTATTTGATGGCTTCCAAAACCTTTAGTGGCGCAAGAGCGATTTTCCTAATCGACGCGGTTCCGATTGCATTCGCAGGCGGGGTTAGTGGCGAAGAGATGATCGACTATGAGCCGATCGACGTCCTGAATCTCCTTGAGGTGAAGGAATTTGTACCCACCTCTTATAGAGCGTCTCTAAATGCACAGATTTTCCGCGTGGTTGGAGAATCTCTCAAGAAGCTTGGCATCTTGCCGAGACAAGAAGACATCATCTCCTCAGGTGATCTTGAGGCGGCGATTCAAGATGATGCCCGTGTAGCTACGGGAAATACTGTTGCGTTGTTCCAGGGCGTTCGTTGCTCCGGACACACGTTCGATGTTACTGCTCGTGGTATTGTTCAGGACAATGTAAGCTTCGTTGCTATCCGCGTCCTTGACGAATTTGAAAACCCGGTCTGATAGATTGGGAGGGGATTTATGACACAACCTAAAAAGCTTCCTGTAAAGAATGGTATAACTGCTCGTCAAAAGTTGCTTAAGACTTTTTCTATAGACTACACATCTCCTATTGATGATGTGCGTTATGTAGGAAAGTTTACTACGCGAAAGTTGACTATTGCCGACATGGCCACCCTTGGAGTGCGTAAGGCTCAACTCAATGGTGGTATGCATCACGACAGCTCAAATCCGGGTATGGGAGTAGATAGTAGCACTGATGATTTCAATGCGATGATCTCTCATCTTGATCTAGCTCTAGAAGAAACTCCCGTATGGTGGGATTTGGAGAAGATCACAGACTCTGATTTGGTTGCGCTGATCTTTGAGGAGGTGGTCGCTCACGAGAACTCCTTTTTTAGACCCAGAAGGGAACGAAGTGAATCTGGCGTCGTCGGAGAACAAAATGACGATGTGGGAGTTGGCGAAGGAGTGGGCGAGGGTGATCAAGCGCAAGCCGGAGCCGGTGGAAGCGCTGGCTCGGTGGTGGACGAAGAAGTTCAAGCTGCCTTGGAACCATGATCTATTTCAAGAGAGAAATATGCTCGACCTCATGGTTGAGTATTGGCTCGACAGGTTCGATGAGTCTCCTCTTGAAGTACACCGCAACGCAGACGGCTTCATTCAGTTGAAGGATACTGGCGATCCTCTCATCGATAAATGGGAAGAGAAGATTGCTCAGGGTGATGAACCGGATCTTTGGGAAGCTTTCAGTCCTGAAGCGAGGGAACAACTGAACCGTGCACGTGCGAGAGCTTCTAAAATACAAGCTCAAGGTGGGTATACAATTGCCGACGCTATGGAGCGCGTTGGGCGTGAGGCTCGCGCACAAGGTCTCGACGATCCCTCAAGACACACTCAGCGCCCCTATAGGTTGGATACCTTTGGAGATGGCACAGATTAATGGCTGATGACACTACTCAAGAAGTAACTATCAAAATTCTCGGTGAAGCTGAGTCGTTTAAGAAGTCAGTAAAACAAGCGACTAAGCTCACCACGGATTTGGAAAAGCTGTCTTCTCGATACCGCAAGAGCGGTATGGGGCAAGCTAAAGCTTTAGATAAGATTACTGGGAAGCATAACAAGTCTCAGCGAGATGCAGGTAAGAAAGCCTTCGAAATGGAGAAGAAACTCCAGAAGGTTATCAAAGACAACATCAAAGAAATTCAGAAGCAGCAGAAGGCATTCAAGGGAAATGCTCTTGCAGTAAAAGAAGAGTTGAAGGCCCTCAAGGAGTTGGAGAAGCAGCATCGAAAAATTGCTGCATTCCGTAAGAAGACTGGATACCGCAGCATGGGTGAACGCTTTGGGGGTGGTGCTCGTGCTGTAGGGCGTGGTTTGGGTAGTGGTGTGCGGGGGGTAGGCCAAGGAGTTATGGCCCTTGGCGGCATGATCATGGGTGCCGTAACCGCAATTGTCGGAACCCTCATTTCAACTGTCACCAGTCAAATCCGACAAGGATATGCGTCCTACATTAACTACGGTAGGGCTAGAGCGGGTCTTGGAGGCATGGGGGCATTCAGGGGTAACGGCCGTCGTGCATTTGGCACTGCCATGAAGTTGGGGTTCTCTAAGACAGAGACCGTCCAACAGATGCGCAATGTTGGTAGAGTTACAGGTAACATCAACGCAGTGACACAAGCCCAGGCGGCTGCACGCTCCTTTGGTGGAGATGTGGGAGAAGTCGCTGGGTTCATGGGAACCCTTACCCGAGGTGGTCAAGGCTTTGGTGGACTCGCTGGTAAGGGTGGTGAGCGTACTCTTCGCCGTGTCATGTCTCACGCCTTCTCCTCCGGGTTGGATCACTCTCGTGCTGGAGAACACTTGGCTGCTGTTGCTTCTGGTGTTAAGGCAGCACAAACCGTAACTGGCGGAAGAGTCAACGCAGACCAGATTTCTGCTATGCTCTCGTTCTTTGGACGAAGTGGCATGCCTGGTCTTCAAGGTGCTGCTGGTATGGCGCAGCTTGGTAAGCTTGACCAAACAATCAAGAAGGCCGGATTTGGTGGAGGCGGTGACCCTACATCTGCTCTAATCTATCAGGCTTTGGGATTTGGTCAGGCAGGTGGTACTGCTAGTTTCTATGAGGCCACTAAGCAGGCACAGCGTGGAATCTTCGGCGAGGGAGGCGCTGGTAACCTTATGAAGGTTTGGGAGCGTTTTGGTCAAACAGGTGGAGGCATAGGAACTCAGAAGACCAACATAGAGCTTTCCAACGCAACGGGGATGTCTTTGGATGTCATTGAGTCGATAAACGACGTGATCCTAAAGAGCGGCGGCACGATTGAGGCGCAGAAGAAGATCGCAGAGATAACAAAACAACAGCTTCCAGTGCAGAAGCAGATTCTATTGGCTACCCAAGAAGGACATTTGAAGGTTGCTGAGCGTGTTGCTTTCTTGGAAAACCGTTTGGTTACTATAGGTGAAGCTACTGCCGAGTCTATTGAGAAACTTCAGGACATTTTCAACGATGTTGTTGATACGTTTTTGCCGACCGCAGTAGTTGCTCTCAAAGTCATTGCTGAAGTGGTTTCTAACATTTGGTTCTGGTTGAAGGACTTTGGTCGTAGCTACAACGAGTCTGCAATAGAGAAGAAGAAGCTTGCAGGGATCAGTGCTGAGCGCGAGAACATTCTCAAGAAGTACGCTTCTGGTGAATATGATCGAGCAAAGGCTGCTGAAATGATGAGACAAAATGCAGCTAAGGCAGGAGCTGCCAGAGCAGCACTACAAGATGATGTAGATCCCATCCTCGATGCATATGATGCACTAGTAGATGTTGGCCACCGTACTGGACAGGCTGTTGGAGCTATTGCTCCTGACGTTAAATCCAGGTGGCAACAAAGACAAGCTGTAGAAGCGGCAGCTGTTCGTTTGAAGCAGAGGTCGCTAATAGACGCGACAAACATTGCCGGTACTGCCTATAGAGGACGTGCTTTGGAATTTCAGAGTCGTATTGGGCAAGATGTTGCTAGGATAGGAGAGCTTTCTGGTATTTCTGAACCCACGGAAGCTCAGCGACATGAGTTGGAAACACTGCGTGCGCGTAAGAGAGATCTTGAGCGTCGTCGTGATGAGGCTGTAAGAGAACAGGTCCAAGAAGAAGCCCAAGAATCAGGAGTGGGCGCAGGACTGACTTCAGGGTCTCCAATCGCTTCTCGTGATGACCCCGCTTCTTTCCGCGCTAGTGGATCAATGCAAGCACCTACTACATACGTAGGTAGGGGCAGAACGGCATACGGGTAATAGATGTCAGCAATTGACTCTGGGGCGCCCGAATCAGGGGCAGATAGTGTAGATGGGTTGCGTAGGTACACTACGCGCATCAAAGTACTAGTTCATTCGCATAATCATGCCGATGGCCCTATAAATCTTTCCGACGATGTAATGTCCTGTCAACTCGGTAAGAATATCAAGGGAGTTGGCAGAGCTAATATTGCGGTAGTAGCTAGAAATAGCTACTTGAACATGCTTTATCCAAACGACTACATCAACATCTATTTCGATGTGGGTGATGGTAAGGGGTGGGTGCGTACTTTCTTTGGGCTGATAGACCGCGTAGAAGAGGACATCACCGTTGCTGAAAACGGAGTACCTACCACGCTCTACCACATCATCGCTACAGACTTCCAGAAGATCTTCCAGAAGACTAACATCTACTTCAACCCCCACCTGTTCGACAGACCCGACATGTCTGGTGAGGACTTCAACGCATTCAACATCGGTGGTGTTGTGTTGATGACGCGCGGTATTCGTGTACAGGGTAGTCCTGCGGACATGGTTACCAACCAGATTTTGTTGCAGATTGGATTTGGAAGTCAATGGAAACTCCCAGATAGTTATCCTGCTGCTGTTGAAGACCGCTTTGCAAATCAACGTGCACAATATGCACAAGACAGGTTGTTTGAGTCTGTTAGCAATTTGATGACTCCAGAAGAGTCAGATCGCTTGCGTACAATTCTACAAGAGCGTGGCCTCAATGCGTACGCGCTCGACACAGAGGATGAGGTCACTTCTGCACTTACAAGCAATGCAGGAGATAGTTTGTCTTCTGGGGATGCTTCAGAACGCACTGCAGCAGCTATACAAGCTGTTGGATTAGACCGCGCTGACGTTGAGGCAGGGGAACTGACAGCCCTCACATCTACTACAGATGTTGGGAGCATGGCTAGAATCCTTTCAGACGCGCGCATTAGGCAACAACTCTTTGGCAGTGGGTTGTCAAACGAGAGCCAACAGATAGCGCGAGAAGCTATCAACAGCTACATAGGCACGGAGTTGGTTTCTAGGAATGCTACTAACATCGTAGACATTATGAATGTCTTTGACTTCGTAGAACGTAGAGCCATCGACGGTTATGCTTTTGACCTTGCTATCTGGGAGAAGCAAGGGCCTCTTGAGAGTATCCTTCGTTCTGTGTCTAACGAAGCTATCAATGAGTTGTTTTTTGACCTTCGCCCGCTTACGACAATTCCTGAGGGGGGAGAAGACCCTAACGTATTCCACAAGGCAGGAACCGATTGGGATTACCGTCCTGATGAAATTGGTGGAAACAAACCAGACGTTACAAACCGCGCTAGCGGTGTTCGATACATGCCTTCTGTGGTTATGCGTGAATACCCGTGGGCTACCACACACAGAATCGACGCTAGCGGTGTAGACGTCAGCGTTGGTAACAATGACGGCCAGTCAGGGAACTTGGGTATCATCTACTTTGGTGGTATATTCTCCAACCGTCCTAATGAACCGGGTCGACACCTTGTTGGAATACCGGTCTTGAATCTTGAAGAACAGGTAAACGGATTCCGAGGACCTAATCGTACTTACAAGCATTTGGATGTAGCTGTAATCTCTGAAACGGAAATACGACAGACACGTCTTGGGCGTTCAGATGCTGAGCACTTCAACCTCTTTGAGATGTGGACTGAGGGCGTTTCTGGTCCAGAGATGCGCTACTACATGTACGACTTCCTGCCTATTATCACCCCTATTCACATTCAGAGGCACGGACTGCGTACTCGTACGGTAACCACTAGATTCTCTAGGTATCCGCCTGCGTTGTCTAGAAATCTTCGACCGCAAGCAGAAACACCTGCGGAGGAGGAAGTAGAAGAGGCAGAAGTAACTGCAGCGGAGGCGCCAAGGGAGGAGAGAGAATTAGTTCCTCCCGTGGGAGCACACCCCTCATTACATTTCAGAAATATAAACCAGATGGCATATGGTTATCGTCCGCGTGATGGAGGTTGGACTTTCCATAACGGCATCGATATTTACGGAGACGGTCCAGATCTTTCTGTGTATCCTTTCAGTGTACAAAAGGAAGGAAAGTCTCAAGGGCAGGTAGATGTAGTAGCTATTGCTGATGGTTTGATTGTAGGGTCAATGGCACAAGGAACTATGTCTAAGTATGGAAATGCAGTTGCTATTTACCACCCGCAATATGATGTAATTTCTTGGTATGCTCACCTCGCTCATCGTGAAGAGCTTACAGGGAATGTAGATGCAAGTAGACGTAGAGCGGATGCTTTCAACAGGGAGTATACTACTATCGGTAGCAGTAGTAGGTTTACTCCCATCCCTGTTCGAAGAGGACAAAAGATAGGATCAGTAGGGGTTACGCAGGGGGTTAGTGATGGAGATCCTAATGCAATCTTTCGCACAGACCGTGCTCACCTGCACTTTGAAATTATGCATAGGGTACCGTCTAGAAATCACGACGCTACTCCAATTATTCCCTACACCACGCTTGCCCGCACCAGTCCTAAGCCGCCCGGATCGAACCCATACGGCGAAGATCCTGTTGAATGGTTTGCCTCTCATGGAGTAGATTTAGAAGCTGAAATTAGAGCGCTTGGAGACACCCCCACAGCCTCAGACTTCGATGAAGAAACCAGTATTGATGACACTGATGAAGTAGCTCCTACCGCAGAATCTCGAATAGCTTCTGGAATAGAGGATGAGGTATCAACAACCCTTACTACAACCCGCCAGCAAACCATGCGTGGTGTGGTGGATTCAATAGACCAGAGAAAGCAAATTGGTCGTTGGGCGTTGTTGCAGGACCATTGGTATCAGCACAACCTTGAGTATCTTTCTGGGTCTGTTGTTATGCGTGGTGCTCCTGAGATTCGTATAGGGTACCGCCTGGACATCAAAGAACGCCGTACTAGTTTCTATGTAGAAGGTGTGCAGCATTCTTGGCAGTACCCCAACGAGATGCAGACTACCCTTCAGGTAACTCGTGGACAGCCTAATAACCCGTATCCGGCGTATGCTCTTCCGCCAACGCAAGGCTTCAATAGTCCTCCTGAGGCACGACGCGGGGCTTCAAGGTTGGCTCACTTCTTCGTCGTGCCAGATCCCATAGCTATTCGCAGAGCCATTGCTTTGCGAGACAACTCTGCGGGTAATGTAGTTTCCCATGAAAGGGCTAACAAGAACTTCTTGAATATAATCGACGATAGTAGATATTTCACAGAGTTTGGCTATGGAGAAGGACCTCGTGGATTGCTTTTGCCCACCAGTCAAGAGTTTGATTCTCCTGCTGCAGCTCTTGCAGAGATTGCGGCGGCTTCTGACATCAGTGAGGAGGAAGCTAGGGAACAACTACGTGCGGCTGGACTAGAGGTTGGAGAGAATGGTGTTGTGCGTACAGACATAGACCCAGAAGGTGTGAGTACTCCGCTTTCTGGAGCTACTGAAGGTGCAACCAGCTTTGATGGTGTTCCTGTTCCTGGGTTAGACCAGTGGTGATAAACGATGAGTAATGACTGGCGTCCTATAGTTGGTATCGATAGAGGCCCTGTTCAGCAAGGTTTGGTAACAGATCCTGCTGATTATGAGCACTATCAAATGAACAGCCTTATGTTGGGTGTCATTCTTGAGGTGTATCCTTCCGACTCCGAACTTAACCGAACAGCCCACATCTCTGAACAGCGTCGAGGATTTTACCACGAAGCTAAAGTGCTATTGGTAAACACCAACTCTTCTTCTAACCTTCTTGTCGACCACGCGGTTATTTGCCCATCTGTTCACACAGGATTAGACGACTACTATGAACATCTTCCTCGTGGAAGTTCTAACCGCGTAGATGGTGAACGTTACGTTGTTGGTGGTGCTAACGTAGACCCGTACGATCTAGATGGTGATTGGTGTGTTGTAGGCTTTATGGGGGGAAGTTTGGACCAACCCTTCATAGTCGCGTGGTGGCCTCATCCTAGGAATGTTTACGACGCTGCTACCAGCGGGAACGCTAATGCGAATAGGACTGGGGTACCCCAGTCGTTAGACCAGAAGAACAGATACTTTCGTAGAATAAATGGAGTTGAGCATGTTGTTACTGGACGCGGAGATATCTACCTATCCACAACGTATGCCAACTCAGACCTTCGCTTCGGCACTGACATTCCTGCAACCAAAGGGCGCTTCCCTCGCAGCCTGAAGGCAGAAGAGGGAGGGTCTATTCTACTTGAAGTTAAGCCTACACAGACTTTAGAACTATCTTGGGACGAACAAATAGATGGTGCTGGGATACGCCGTGGAAGTGAGGCTGAGCTTCCTCAAACTAACCCTCCTCCAACAACGAGGCAAAACGCTTCAGCTACCCCACGTACAAAAACGTACGTGAAAATTGACCAAGAAGAGTTTCGTGTAGATGTTCCTGAGGATGTCAAAGTCACTAGTGGCAAGCGTGTTCGAATCTTCTGCGAGGATACAACTACCCTTTTTGCTACCAACCTGCTAGAATTGGAAGCAGCACAGGTATCACTCGCAGGAACTTCGGGTATTACGCTTGACAGTGATACAGGTAACATTTCCCTCAGTGCAGCTACTCTAGTAGACTTGATATCACAAGCTGCAATGAATCTCACAGCTTCCGGTGCTATTACCATTGGTGGGTCTTCGGTGACCATTGGCCCATCTACTCCTGGCGCTGGAACAATAAGCTCTACAGATACAGGCGTTGCACTAGGAACAGGTGCAGTGGATGCTATTGTTAGGGGAACGGCATTGGACACGGCGTGGGCACCTGTCAGTACAACGTTAACAGCTGTTCCGGCTGCTGCCGACTTGGCATCAGCTATAACCTTGGCAAACGCAAATAAGGCAGCTATTCTAGCATTGATAGCGGCCCTTGCTGGCAGTCTTTCAACTACAAATACTACGGGATAATGGCAACAGGAAACTCTCCCATTCTTTTGCGCGGTTCTACTGTCTCTCGTTTTACAGACGAGCAGCGTACAGAGCGTGTGAATTTGGGTGCACAAATCACACCCACGATTCAGAGACTGTATAGCATCTTCTTGTGGGATTTGGATGCTGGTGAGATTCTAGTATCTCGTCCTTCTTTGGACCCTGCAGAGCGCACTGACAGGGCTGAGTATTTCTTCACGACGCCCCCCAAGGTTCACGATATGACTGAACCGTTTGCTACTCGCATTATTGCCACACAAAACGGTGGTAAGTACATTGAGTCACACGGTTCTATTTTCAAAGAGATTCGTGTGTCGGGAAACACGGGGTTGCGCCCGCGTAAGAAGCTTCCGAACGTCATCCCTCTATTGCCTACTTCTTCATTCTTGGGCGTAGCTGAAGCGTTTACAGCAACGGGGTTTGGTAACGAGATTCGTAAGATCCCCTCAGAAGAGAAGACTGGCTTTGACGATATCCACTTTCTGCGAAACATCTTTCGTAGGTACTCAGACTCCAAGGGCCGTAATGAGCGCCTGATTATGGTGTGGAGAAATGTCAAGGATGATGATTACTGGGTTGTAGAGCCACGTTCATTCAAACTCCTTCAGAATTCATCTTCACCGCTTACGTACGGGTATCAACTGGATATGCAGGGGTTGTCCAAGTTCGACCCTTCATTGGCTGTAGTTACTGCTGTAGCAGATCCTCTTGAAGCTCTGAGAAACATTTCGAGGTTCTTCTCTCGTATTCAAGAGTTCAAGCAGAACTTGTTGTCTTCTTTCTTGGTTGTTGCCACACAGATTAAGCGAATTCAGGGAGCTGGCCACTTCCTGATGAATAACTCACTAGGGTCTTTGACTGCTGTGATTCAAGGACTTACGGCGATTACCTCTGCAACTTCAGACGTGGCCCCTGGTCTACAGAGAACAGTTAGAGAAGCTAAGGACAACTTCAACGCGGCGCTTGCTGATCTCACTGCACCTCTAGAGCTTGCAACTCCGAGCGCTTCTTTTACTCCTGAACAAGAGAAGCACCTAAACAACTTTGGGACACTAATCAATACTGTGCGTAAAGTCTTGCGCATACTTGACTTCATTCAGATTGAGCCGACCCTGCAAGACAACATCTCTACGAGCGAGGATGGCGTCAGGCGTCGAGCACGTGGCACCTATCGTACGCCGGGGGGAGGCACAGGGTCTCCGACGTCTCCACGCACTGCAGGGGATCCTACGTACATTGGAAGTTCAAGCTCTCCCTCTGCCGTAGCTGAGGCTAGAGTTGGGGTTGGAGAGACAATCCGAGACCTTTCTATGCGTTTGTTGGGAGACTTCAGGCGTTGGCACGAGCTAGTTCTTTTGAACGATCTCAGAGCACCCTTTGTTTCTGATGGGGCACTCACTCCAGGAGTTCTAGCGCCTGGGGACGTTATTCTTTATCCCACACCGATTGGCGTTACTGATCCTTCTAGAATTTCTCCCAGGATGCTTACAGACGCGGAAACTGAGAACCAAGACCAGAACGTATCTGGAATCATTTCTCAGACGTATGGACGTGACCTGCGTTTGAAGTCTGTGGAAACAGATCTTACAGACCTGGCAGTGAACCAACGGGGAGACATTTCCACTATAGTTGGTATTCCCAACGTCAAGCAGGCAATTCTTATCAAGTTTGCTACAGAGCAAGGGACGCTTCCTGCACACCCAGGGTTTGGTGCTCGCTTCCCTATCGGTTCTAAAGCAGACGTGGTGTCTTTCAATGAGTTCCGTATAAACACACTTTCTACTTTACAAAGCGATCCCCGTATTACAGACGTGTCCAGACTAGAGTTCAAGTCTCTTGCTGACGTTTTGGTTGTAAGTGCTGAAGTCATCTTGCAGGACGGGGCAGATTTCCTAAACACTGACTTCGCTCTCCGTAGGTTCTAATATGCCTTTCGTCCCTCGCACTTACGAGCAAATTCTTGAAAGCATGATTGCTCACGTTCAAGCTAACACGATCATCTCCGATTGGACGGTAGGTTCTGTTGCTAGAACTATCCTTGAAGCATCGGCATTAGAAGATGACGAGCAGTATTTCCAGATGGTACAGTTGTTGGATGCATTCCGCATCACAACGGCCAGAGGGGAAGACCTAGACAGACGTTTGGCTGATTTCGGAATTGTTCGTAGAGACGCACAAACAGCTACTTGTCGTGTTCGTTTCTTTGATGCAAACCTAATCACAGAACAACTTGCGCAAGAAGAGGCTGTTGGCGCTTCATCTATAGTTCTGTTTGACTCTTCTGCGTTCCCTACCTCTGGATATCCATATGTAGTTCGTATTGCGGAGGGAACTACTCGTGTTCAAAATTTGACAGTGACGGCGAACGTTATTTCAACAAACACTCTTACACTATCTACTACCTTGGACAATAACATGGTAGTAGGTGACAGGGTGTCTTTGGTGACGGGGGCGTCTTCTCACACCATAAATACTGGAACAAGTGTGCAGGCACCTCCAACCGTTTCTGAAGCCCCGAGGCTCTTTGTTACACAGGAGCCTGGTTTCATCGCTGCTGGTAACTTCTTCTCCAACGAAGTCATCGTAAAGGCACAAGCTAGTGGAACCGCTGGTAATGTAGGTGCTGGGCGCATTACACAGTTCGCAAGTGGTCCTCCATTCCCTGGTGGTGGTGTAATCAATCAAGTAGCCGGCTCTGGTGGTGAGCTGCGTGAGAGTGACTTCGATTTTAGACAACGCGCCCTAGACCAACTGCAGGCACTATCAAGAGGAACCCCTCTAGCACTTCGTACAGCAGCGATTGGTGTTACTGACGAAAACACTGGACAAACTTCCGTCAGCGCTAACATTATTGAAGATTTTGCAGCAGACGAGGTCATCGTATACATTGACGACGGTACTGGATTGGTGCCAGATGTAATTGCCTTGGCTAGTGATTCTTTGGGGAGTGCTGTTAGTATTGGTGCGGGCGTTATCACTTTGGTAGATTCATCGCAGTTCCCGAGTTCTGGAACAGTGTTGATTGAGACAGATGCATCTTTGAACCCTTCGGAGTTGTTGGACTACGTGTCAAAAGATGATACACTCAACACCCTAACGCTTTCAGGAACCGCAGCCAGCGCACACGACATAAGCTCTACAGTGTTGTTTGTTGATGAGGTAACGAGTAGTGCAGAGTCTGGGCAACGAAGGTTTGAGCTACAGAATCCTCCAGTAGTGCGAGGAACAGACCGTATTTTTGTCAACCCAGGGTCTGGTTGGATTGAACAAACACCTGATACTGATTATCGTTTGAATCGCGGTACCGGGGAATTTCAGTTCGTATCTTTAGGTGGTGTAGCTACCGGTACGGCTATTGTGGGACACTATTCATATTACACCAACCTCATCAGAACGGTTCAACGAGTGCTTGAAGGAGATTTGGACAGCTCCAGCGCATATCCTGGTGTGAAGGCGGCAGGAATTTTCTTGAGCGTTGAGGCTCCGAATATCAAGCGTGTCACAGTTGTTGCTTCCATTTCTGCTTCTATTGGGTTTGTCGAAAGCGACCTTGCTCCTCAAGTACAATCCCAAATAGAGACCTACATCAACTCCCTTAAGATTGGTGAAGATGTAATTCGCTCTAAGCTCATTGACGTGGCTTATAGAGTTCGAGGTCTGCAGGACATCACAATTGCGTTGCCTACCAGCAACATTACTATTCTAGAAAATCAGCTGCCCGTACCTTTTGCAGCTGATGGGACATCTCTAGTAACCATTCTATGACGACTGAAACCAACCAGAGCGCGATAGCTGAAGTACGTGATCAACTTTCAATTGATTACGCAGACGGAAAGTATCTAAACAACGCTACAGCAAACTTGGGGCTTACACGTCCTGTGTTTGGTTTTAGTGACGACGCTTGGCGTGCTATTACCAAGGTGTTGGCCCTTCAGTTTAAGCAGGTTCGTAATAAGTTCCACGACGTTCTGTCAATAATCCTTGGCCCGCGCATTACCGAGACAGCTACACTTTCAACTGCCGTTGCTGTTGACGATCGTCAACTAGTAGTCACGGATTCTAGTAGGCTACCACAAACAGGCACGTTGATTTTGGATGAGGGACAGGCTACTGAAGAAACTATTACCTACAGCTTCATTGATCGTAGAACACACACAATCTACCTTAACGACCTTGCTACGCAAACACACGCTGCATATCCTAGTGGTGATGTAGAGACTCCGTTGATTTGGCCTGGGGTTGCAACAGACGCAACGCTGTATGTTCATGTAACTGATGCGCGAAATATTGCCACTGTTCCTGTGACTGCCGTAATAGGTCGTGGAACGTCAGCTGAAGAAGTGGTTACTATTACAGCTGTAGATACGGATACTGGCGCGTTGACTATCTCTCCAGCGTTGTCTAATACACACGCAAGTTACGTACCCTCTCCTGTGCAGAATGCGCTTGCGCAGGATTACCAAGCCAGTGCTGAGTTCTTGGTATTGAACAGCTCCCTACAGTTTCCTGACGAAGGTTTTGTGCTTCTAGGGGCAAGCTCTTCTTCCTTTACAGTGACGGGAGGTTCTGCAGCATCTATAACGGTTGCTGCCTCTACATTCACTGCAGATAGGCACGTTGGAAACTTGCTAGTATTTGATGGGAATATCACGGCAGCGTTGGCAGGAGTAGAGGCACAAGTATCTGCTAACACTGCTAGCAGCGTTACATTCAAGGTTTCTCTTCCTACCAATCCAGTAGCTGGAGACACTTTTTCTATTCGTGTCGCAGAGAAATTTACTAGAAATGTATTTGCAGATAACGCCCTTCAACTATCTAGAGATATCGTTGATGTAGCTCTTTCTAGTGGAACTGAAGTAGAATTGCTTAGAGAGAAGGCGACAGTAACGCTGGCACCCGTGAAGGTTGTGGGAACGGGCTGGGACGTCATTCAGACAGACCCAAAGAACATTGAGATTCTAATTCCTGCGACCCTGGCGGACATCAACACGGTTCGCAGCGCGTCCTATCTACACCCGGCCCCTATTACGCCATTTTCTACTACTTTAGCTTCATTAGCCTCTATCGGAGATACAACACTAACGTTGACCTCTGTTTCAGGATTGCCCGCTGCCGGACAGTTGATCATAGACTCTGGGGGTGCTAATGAAGAGTTCTTGGGCTACGCTAGACAGCGTATTGTAGATGTGGCACTGCCGGCTCCTGCGTCTACAGTAAACGTAATTACAGTAGCAACTGGAGGTCTCACCGCTGCGGCACACGTAGGCGCAACGGTATATATTGGTGGTGAAGATTTTGCTGTAAATACTTCTCGTACAGTCATTGCTAACACCGCCACAACAATTACGGTGTATTCTGCAGGTTCTGGAGAACCTCTCACAAACGAGCAAGTTGATGCTTTGGTAGCTGGGGATGTAGAAGTTTGGCTGTACCATGAGGATACTGTAGACGTTCAAAACCAAACAGTTGGTATTGCTCACGCGGCGTTAGAAACAGTTGATTACGACCAGACTGTTGATTCTACAACTCTTCCTGGGGGCGGAACAGGGACTAACCAAAGCGGAGATGTTTGGGCAGACGATAATACTTTCCCCGGTGGTTACTTGTATGATATTTCACGCGATGCCCCTGCAGTGGCCGCAGACATAACTACCCTGTCTGAACCTCTGGCTGGGCCCACAACGCTGGTTGTGGACACGCACGTGACCCGTACAGCCTTGGAAGTCGCAGATGCGTCCCTGTTCCCGTTGGGGGCAGTATCGCCGTTCACGGCCGTCCTGGGCCGTGGAAGCGGCAACCGAGAGATTATCACCGTCTCAGACGTCAACTTGAAACAACGTGTTAGTACTACAGTAGCTGCCCCAGGGTCTTCTGCTACAGATACCATCGTTCCAGTAACACTTCTAACAGGTGCAGGGGTAGCCGATGACCTTCCCAACGTAAAGGGATATCGCGTTTTGTTGGACAAGGGCGGTGCTAACGAGGAAGTAATATACGTAACAGGAACATTGACTTCTCCAAACAGGCTTGTGTGTGACCCAACTACGGAGCCCCACGTTGCTGGAGAAACTGTAGAATTGCTTGCGGACGTTCTCAGTGTAAACCCCTTAGATGATGAGCATGTAGGGGCCTTGAAACTCAACCAAAGGACGGATCGCTGGCCTGGTGGCCCTGTGGTTACTTTGACTGCCGCTGCTTCTGTAGGGGATGTTGTCGTTACTTTGAGCAGTAACGCTGAGTTCCCTACATTTGGTAGGTGTCGTATTGAAGCTGAGGATTACAACTACAGCGTAGGTACTGGAAACACTCTCAACATTTTGGATCCGGGAGGGATTCGCAGAGCTTCTAGCATTTCTGACGCGGTAGTTCTTTTGGCTACTAAGCAAACTGCAGAGCTAGTAGAAGTTCAGTATGATTCTATCGAAGTGGCCTCTACAACAGGTTTCCCAACGGCAGGTGGTGACGTAATTTTGAACTTCGGTAAGGGAGTTCCTAATGCCGAAAGCACGTTGGACTTGGCAGTTTCTCCCCCAATAGCTACTATTGACCTAGTAGACACGTCACTTTTTCCTACAGGATCTTATCCGTATGAGGTTATAATCAACCCAGGAGCCGGAGAGTCAGAGGAGCGTGTATTAGTTACAAACAATAATACAACTCTAGATAGACTTACTCTCGATTCTAACGTCAACATCGCCCATCCCATCGGTACAGTGGTCACCTTTACCTCTGGTGACCAAGAGACACTTTCCTACACCAGCGTGGATGGTGCAACAACCCTTCGATTTTCTACTCCGGTTGTGCTACAATCTAATCACTCGACTACCGAGACAGTGATTCAATCTCCTGGACGTAGTACCCCCGGCACAGACGGCTATTCTTTCCCCTTCCGCATGCCGACAGACCTACTCTTCCGTATCCAGTTTTTGTTTGACTTGATTAGGGCAGCCGGCGTACAAGTCACTGTCATTGAGCAAAGATAATCTATGCCTAAGTCTCTAAAAGTACATGCCAACGAGCGTGTTGATATCCCGGATTTTGAACGCGCCGCAAATGACTACACCAATGAGCGTGCAGCATTTGAAGAAGAGCGTCTCGTTCTAGACAGACGATCTCGTGTTCTAGAAGGATTTCGTGTCAAGATTGAGGATCAAACCGCCACACCTGGTGCCATTACTGTGTTTAACGGAACGGCGTTGGATCGTGATGGATACTCGCTACACGATGAAGAGCAGGCAGATGCTAGTGTAACCCTAACCCTTTCGGGGGCGGCAACTACGTTTTATCTAGAAGTAGAGCTTGCAACGGCAGATACGGACACGGATGCTCGCGAATTCTGGGATCCTACGTTTGATAACGGAGCACCGCCTGCAGTTGACGGCGCAGAATTTGCAATTCCTGTAGCTACTAGAGTCACTCCTACATGGCGAATCGTACAGCCTGTTTCTACTACAGCTTTTGCTTCAACAGCAGACCCTGGCAGTACAAAGATTCCTCTGGCGATCTTGACTACTGACGGCTCTAACGTAATCAACGGTACGTCTACCGTAGGGCTTGTCCAGGTGGATGCCGCGTCTGTAACAGAGTCTTCCATTACCGCTGGAGGTACTTTGTTGAGAGTTTTCGATTCTAGACTGTTGGGTAACGTTGGAGACGACGTAATTCTTGGGTTTGGTCTTGGTACTTCAGAGACAGCAACCCTTACAGCAAACGACAAGGATAACGGAATTATCCAGTTTGCTGCATCTACTAATGCCCACGGTGTTGGTGAAATTGTACAGGCGGCTGGTACTGGGCGCCTCATGCAAGAGAAGCAAGACCCAAACAACTCCTCAGCCCATCCCGATAACACAAGACGTTTGTGGCAGGGAGATGAAGTTCGCGGTGGTGCTCTTACTCAGTCTAAGGACGCAGTTGCTGATCGAGATGATCTAAACGTTCGTACTCTCAAAGACAAGCTGGATATGTATGATGGCTTGATTAGAGAGTTGAAGTGGGGAGCGTTTGATCCTGCAACAACAAGCGTTACTCCTCCCACAGTGTTTGCCTCACGGCCTAGGTATTTCCACAATGCAGGATCTGTTGCGGGTTCTCGCGCCGTTACTCTTACCATTGGTAACGGCACTTCAACGTTTGGAGACTACAACGGTACGGATGAGAATGTTTTCCTAAATGCTTTGAACGCGCTGCCTAACACAGGCGGGGCTATTCACGTGAAGGCAGGAACTTATCAGATCGGTAATCAGGTGGGGTTTGCAACTGCCGGAAAAGATGTAGTCTTTACGGCTGAATATGGTACAGTTGTTGTTGAACAACGTAATAGCGGTGGTGCTGCGTTCTTGATAAACCAGTCTGGAGATCTCATCGGTTTCCATGGGTTTATTTTCAACGTTGCCGGAACGGGTACACAAGATATCTTCGAAGCCAGCGCAGGACGCTGGGAGATGCGCAACTGCGACATCAACGGAAGTGTGTTGGCGTCTGGTGCTTCTACCTCATTAGTACTAGATTGGCATGGAGTAAACATCGTTTCCGCTACAGGTAATGAGGCGTTCTACACCACCAAGACAGGTACGGGTGTTAGTGGTCTAGTAACCAAGTGTGAGTTTAGAACCACGACAGACACGTCTGTAGATGATGTGAGTCTTCGTGGCTTGTTCACTAGTTGTCGTTTTAACGCCTGCAGATTCCAGGGAGCAACAACGTATGCTTACCGCTGTGTTGAATTGGCTGCCGGTTTGGACGTGCAGTTTACCAACTGCTTTTTCCAAGGACGTCGTGCGGTTGAAGTAGACACAACAGTAAATGCAACGTTTACTGGTTGCTTTTTCCTTACACAGGCTAACACACTAGATGCAGGTATCCTTCTAACGGCTACAGATAGCGCACTTTTCAACGGTTGTCATATCCACCATCAGGAGAGCAGCGCTCCCGATACCTCGTCTACCCCTATGATTGCTATGTTTCTTGACGGTGCTAGTGAAGGTACAACCATTTCTGGTTGTACTTTTGAAGGAGAGTCGGGGGCAACAATCTATACAGTGGGAATTGCTTGTGGAGCAACTACTACACGTGCTGCGCAGGTGCGAATCACTGGGTGTGATTTCAAGTGGATGTATGTGGGGGTTTACCTCGACACAACCACAGCTGGTGTAGCTCCTCCTGGGTCTACATTCAACGTTTCAAACTGTACGGTTGATTTTGACGCTTTGGCATATTCCGAGGTTTACGGAATTGTTGCAGCAGGGGGGCCTGAGGTTGAACTAAATGTCAGCAACTGTACTGTTTCTAACGGACACAACGCGGACAGTTGTATTGGTATCGGTTTCGTAGACATGGAGACCGATTCTCGACTTATTGTAGACGGTTGTACGGTAGAAGGTTTGGGAACAGTCTCAGGGTCTGGATCTGTGTTTGGGATTTTGTGCACCGGTACTGCAGCTGTAGACGAGGGTAGTGCGATTATTTCTAACAACCACGTTAGAACACTAGCTACAAGTTCAACGCAGTGTGCTGGTATTTTTGTGAACGGTATCGAACGTGCTGTCATAACGGGTAACGTAGTAGAAGGACTCACCACCGTCACTGGTACGATCAGTGCTGTAGGTACTGGTCCTGGTTTGGGCGCTGGACACGAAGCACTAGTCATTTCAGACAACATCATTCAGAATATGACCGCTGCAACGTCAGGAACTATTAAGGCTGTTGAAGTTCTCTCTTTCCCGCAGACGGTTGTAAAGGGGAACATCATTCACGGTATCGCAACAGCTACTACTACAGGCAGTAGGGCAATTGAAATCACTGCTGCAACGCAGAGCGTGATTGTAGGCAGTAACAACATCTTCATGGAAGCGGGCGCTTCTCCGGCTGGTGATGACGTTCAGTATTGTGTTTACGTTGACGTACCTAGTCTTGGTATGGCTATCATTGAGAACAACGCGATCAAGATGGGAGACGTAGCGTCTCGTGGGATCAAGGTAGACCCCAATAGCCCTGGCGTAGCGTATGGAGGAGTATCTATTGCTGGCAATACCATCTCTGACATGACAGCGGCTGGTGCTAAGGGTATAGAAGTTACAGGGCCGAGTAACTTTGACACTTCTGGGCCTGTGAGCGTTACAGGAAACACCATTCAAGTTAGCGCATATAATGCAACTCATGGAGGTATCATCATAGTAGGTAACTCAGGGTTCGAGCTTGAAGGCGTGGCCATTACCGGTAACAATATTTGGGCAACTAACACCACCAATACAAGAACTGCTGGTTACGCAAACGCAGGTATTGGACTAACATACTGTGACTACGTATCAGTTTCCGGCAACACGGTTCGTTGGAATCAGGCTGGTACTTCAAGTGGAGAAGGTATAGTTGCTGATAACTGTCAGCAGGGGGCCATTGCTGGGAACATCGTCACTCCTGCCTCTACTGGTGGAAACGAAATCTCACATACGGGTGGAGATTTTGCTATCGTCGGAAACTGTGTTGGTGGTGGCGGACAAGCCGGTACTGTTGGTGGAGTCGGTTCTACTTACACAGTTGATCCAACCGCTGGCACACCTGAGCCTCTTAACCACCTCGGCCCGTGATCTCTTTCACCCACATAAGTGGGTCTATTTGGAAAAGGTAATTTCATGCGTAAGCTATTTGCACTTGTTACATTCGCTATTGTTGGGTTCTTCCCGCTATTGGCGCTCGCACAGGATCCGGCTGCCGCACCTGAGGGGCTGGAAACACTCGCTCCCCTCATTGATGCTGCACAGGGTGGCCGTTGGAGCCTCTTTGCGTCTCTCCTAATCATGCTTCTTGTTTGGGTAGCTACAAAGGCTCCTGTTGTCAAGGACTGGATTAAGGGTGAAGCCCGTATCTGGACGGCCGCAGTTGCTGGTATGTTGGCTGCATTTGCAGCATCTGTGTATGTAGGTTCTACTGAAGGCGCTGTTGATTGGCTTGCTGCTATTCTTGAAGGTCTTTCAGTAGGTCTTGCAGCTGGTGGTTTGTGGTCGCTTATTGGTAGGAAGATTGCCAAGAAGCCGATCGATGCTGACGGTGACGGTGTTCTAGACGCGGAGTGAGCTTTGGCTTTTACGATCACACAAGAGTTCCCGCTTAGTGACCACGAAGCGTGGTGGCTTCTCAAAGAGAAGTTAGTTGCTGCTGGCGCGTCTGTAAAGTCGTCTAGTGATGCAACAACATATGGTGCTGGTGATAACTTGTCGGCAGGTGGCCCATACCCTCAATCAGGGGCTGGGTCATTTGCCAACACCAATGCGTGGATGGTGATTCAATTCCCTGCTGTTGGTGGTGTGACTCGTGAAGTTTGCTTTCAAAAAACGGCATCCGTAGGTCGCATCGTATTCTACTACTCGTCTGATGGCACAGGCTTTAGTGGAGGAACTGCTACCGTGCGCCCAACTGCAACTGATGAGCAGTTTCTACAGAACAATGGAGACAACGTTCACGAAGTAGCTAATCCACAAGAAACAGAAGTGACTTTTTGGGTCGGTGACGCTACCGAAGGTTACTCTTGGATGATGCAGGTTCGTCAGCAAGGTTTTAAGTGGATTTTGTCTCTTTCGTTCATGGATGTCGTTACTTCGCCAGTAACAGGGGACACAGATCCTTGTGTGATGTGTTGCCACACAGATAACTCCAACTCTCCCTTCTCTTCTTCAGGTGGGGTCTTTAGCGCAACTGCAGTCAACAATGCAACTTCAACTAACATTGCCGGTTGGCTTGACAAGGGTGGATTAGATGAGTGGGTGGCATGGCCTCTGTGTTATCCGGGGATGACTGCAGGTACTGGGGGTGCTGTACAAATTTGGCACAGGGGCGTTAATGCTTGGCAGGGTCCTAACGATGCTGGCAACTACGACATGATGCCTGCAGTGTATTCACGAGGAGAACAAACGTTCACAAGTAACTCTAAAGGCTTTAAGGGGATTTCTAGGCTGTTTAGAATCATTCCCTCCTTGTATGAGCACGCTAGAGTTAGTGCTGATGGATTGCTTGTGGCTAATGAGGGTATTGTAAGACCTTGGTCAGCTGCCCTACCTAAGGTGTGGTATTGATATGGCGTGGACGGCAGAGTTTAACGTAGAGTGTGCCAATGTTGCTGAAGCCTTTCTGGCTTGGAAGGATTCTGCGGTTACTTATGGTGGCATGACTGTCATCTCTTCGGGAGACGGTTCAGGCGGTAATTTTTCCGGACTTGCTGGAGGAGACATCCTTACCGTCGCATCTATGACAGATGCTGTGCAGAACAACATCCACAATAATGATGCGTGGTTTCGCGGACAGTGGCCTAACGGACGAGAAATTGTGGTTAGGATGGCGGGGGCATCTACTAGCCAGGTATGTATCGCATACTCAGCAGCGGCCGGCTTTACAGGAGCCCAGTACGGGTCTACTGCAGGCGGTAGCGGAACAGACGCAACGGTGGGTGCATCTACTCCTCCTAGCGCGGATGATGGGGTTGTTATTCACGTATCTACGGGAGACTTCATAACTTCCACCGGAGTATTGATGTTTCCACGATTTGCTAATGGCGGTATTTCTGGTGTAGCAGTAGGGCGTCAAGTTCTCCACATGTTGTGGGGTGGGGCTGATGAAGACTATGCGTGGTATGCATTGTCCTGGCAACATGGAGAGACCCACCTAGGGCCCATCGGCGGAATGTTTATGGACGCTGTAACCAATGCACCCACTGCGCGTCCAGATGCTATGGTTATTGGTACGTTTGCCGGTTCCGGTACTAATCCGTTTTCTCATGAATCAAAGATGTTCAATGAGCAGGGCTACCACACAGGCTATAGTGGGGCTAGCGGCGGTCGTGCGTATTCTTGGCTTACTGGTGTAAGAACGGCTGCCGGAGGGTTTGGAGCAGGGCCTCCAGACCCCACAAGCACTAAAGACACAGAGATGCAGTCTGTGCATGTTATGCAATTTGGGTCTGTAGGAGCCCCTCAGTATAACTTGTGGGATCCTAATGGAATTGTAGTTCCTGCTGACGGCATTGTTCACGGAACAGATGCAACGAGCGGTCTTTACAACACGTTTGGCCCAGCACAGTGGTGGGCTTGTAGATACCCGTACCTTGGAGAGCCTGCACGTCAGGGATATATAGGCTCTAGCCGCCTTTTCCGTTTTGGAAATACTGGAGATGGTATGCGAGACTTGAGTACTGATCTCAACTGGCGCTGTATTGGTGGCGTTTGGTGTCGTTGGGACGGTGTTACTGGAACGGTGCTTGTCTAATGGCCAGTTGGAACTATGAAACAGAAGTAGCTGCAGATACTCCGCTACATTGGTGGAAACTTAGTGATCCTTCAGGTACGGCGGCTAAAGATGACGGTAGTGCTGCTGAAGATGGTACGTATACTGGAACAGCCGGCGAGCGCCTCATAAACCAAGACCCTATTATTTGGGGAGCAAATCCAGGTCCTCAGGGGCGTGCAGTAAAGTGGAATGAAGATGCAGGCGCATTGGATGACGGCTACATGGTGCGTACTGAACCCACACTCCCTACGACTGCGATTGCTTGTGAATTTTGGATTGAGAATCCCTCAGACGTCGTAACAACCTGGCCACTTTCCTACGTTATCACTGGCCCTGTACTGGAGTTTGCGGTAGAGTTTGTCTCAACATCAACAATCAGAACACACATTAAGGGTACTGCGACTTCACAAACTCTTATCAGCCCACTCAACTCTATCGCAGACGGTAGAGCACATCATATTTACGTAGATTGGCGTAATAGTGACGGGCGTTTGCGTTTGTTCCTTGACGGTGTACAACACGATGAGAACACTGCCATTCAGACAAGCGCTACGTTGACCGCAGGAGGAACGCTCATGCTGGCACAGAACCAGAGCGCTCCGGGAACGCCAGGGGCAGCCGCAGATGCTTACGAAGGGCGTATGGACCAAGTAGCTATCTACTCAGCACCCTTGTCGGACGCCCGTATTCGTGTTCACGCAAGTGCGGGACTTATCAGGTACGCAGGGATTGAAGACCACGCCGACGCACTAACTGTAGATGAGTTTGTTGTAATGGGCACAGCAGCCCCTAACTTTGTACTAGTAGCATTTGATCCTCTACGAGGAGATGTAACCGCTCAGACAGCAACAACTTTGACCTTTACCCTCACACAAGTAGCGGGTACGTTAGTCCCCGCAGACGTTACTGTACAAATACAAGGACAAACTATCTATACAGCAGGAACCTTCTATGGAGAGTATACTGGGTCTTCTGTTGCTGACTTAGGGGCGGGGGTGTTTCAGTTTAGCTTGGTTAAGGCCACAGATTGGTCTACAGCGTCTAGACAAGAAGTTACTGTTTATCTTCCGGGTGAAACTCCGTAATGCCTGTTTCTCTCTACTTTACTGTTGAAGAACTACCTGCGGTAGACATACTGGCGCACGATACTATCATCATAACGTTTGAACAACCGGTTGTGATAGACTCTGCTTTCTTTGACGTAACTAACTACGACATTGGTATTGTTGAAGGTGTGGGGCTGATTCAGGTAAAAGAGATTCTTTCTCCGATTGCAGATGCCGCAACATTGGAGGGTGGGCGCCCTCTAACAACCACTTATGTCATCCTACACACAGAACCTCCCACGGCAGGGACACATTACAGACTGACCGCTACAGGGCTTACAGGGACTACAGGAGGCACTGTAGCGGGCTCTAGTGAATTCATTGGGCGTAGGACTAAGACACAGTCTCTAATTCAATCTATGCCGGCACACTATGACACTCGCCCGCCTTCTGTGATACGAAACATTTTGACAGCTATAGGTATTTCTGACGAGATTATAGGCGGGTCCCGTTCTGATCGAATACTGTAAGTGAGGGAACATGAGCGTAATGGATGATGTTCTTGCTGCCATTCAGCGAGACAAGGAAAAGACACAGACAGGGGATGGCGGCTGGATTGGCGCTCTTGTAGCTGGTATAATCGTCATAATTGTGACTGCTGTTTTTGCCTTCATCGCTTGGAAGAAGGGTAAAGAAGTATCTAGGATACTTCACGAGCAAGCTGTTCAGGAAGAGGATGCACACCAAGCGCGCATTGATATCATCCTCTCTGAAGGTGAAGAAGCAGCCCAGAAAGCTCTGCAGGAGGCTGAGGCTGCGCGCGTGTCTATAGAAGCGTTGGAAGAAAAACGACAACGCCTAGAGGAGGAACATCGTGAGATACGTAAGAAGATTGATGCTATCACTAGTTGGGATGACGTTGATAGCTTCCTTGGCGGGAACCGCTGAGGCTCAACCCTCTATTAGATTCCCCGATCACACCACTATAGTTGTGGATGGGGTACGTTATGAGGGCTTTGATTTAGAAGGTTTCAGACAGCTTCTATTGATAGATGCTGACTTGTTGTACGCCACTAGATTTATCGTTCTTCTTCAAGAGGAAATTGCCACTCTTGTTGAAGAGGGAGATCTTCTAAGAGAAGTCATAGCTGAGTCGCAACTACAGATTGAGACACTACAGGCTGAGAGAGACCGTCTTCGTGCTAAGTGGGAAGAAGAGAATCGTCTTCGTTTAGATTGTGAGAATTCTCCTGACTTCCTTAGCTGGGCTGGTTGGGGGTTGGCAGGAGCCTTTTCCGTGGCTACATTGGTGCTTGGCCTTGTCGTAGGCTTTGCTTTGTAATTGAGGTAGACATGAGAAGACAACCGGATCCTTACAGAGGACCCACTACGCTAGGTATAGATGTCTCTTCTTGGCAAGGGCACATCCTCTGGGACACCTTAATTAAGGTTGACAGGAATAATGTTTCTTTTGCAATTTGCAGAACTGGGGATGGAATAACCCCAGATAAGAACTTCATTAGAAACTGGACAGAGTCTAAGAAGGTAGGATTGATTAGAGGATCCTATCACTACTTCCGTGCTGATAGAGACGGTAAGGCTCAAGCCGACCTCATCCTCAAGCTTCTAAAGGATGCAGGAGGGCTCACAGTGGAAGACCTTCCTCCCGCCATTGACATAGAAGCGGGTGCAGCTACAAACCTGCCCGGAGGAGTTGTTTCAGGGACTGATAAACTCTCTGCAGATGTTGTAGTAGAGGAGAGTCTAGAGTTTTTGGAGACTCTTGAAAAAGCGCTAGGAGTTACGCCAATTGTCTACACAGGTCAGGCATTCCATTGGTGGTTGAGTCAAGCTCGTCCTGAACTAGCTGTGAAGTTTACCAAGTATCCGCTTTGGGTTCCGTCCTACACTAGCATTCCTATCATTCCTGCAGATACAGAAGGTAACCTGTTCCCCTGGCCTCAGTGGCATATTTGGCAATTTACCAAGTCTGGAACTGTACCTGGAATCAGAGGGTCTGTAGACCTAAATAAGTTCCGAGGCACCTTAGAAGAGTTTCAAGCATTCGTCGCATCTTTGCATCTCAAAGCCGAGACTAATTTGGTTGTAGATCCGAAGGACCTCATTCGCGACGAAATGAAGAAGCTCATTGAGCGCTTGGCGTTCCTTCAGATGCAGTTGGACACCAGTGCCTGACCCTATTTTCTATTTCATGACGCCCTGGCGTCCGAGCATGCGTGATCGTGTCGATGTAATGACTGACGGTCAACGCACCGTATTCATACCCCTGAAGTATCTATATCCTGAGTGTTTGGTTCTCATAGAGAAAGAACCAAAGCTTTACCCTCTGCAATGTTTGCGTACTTCGTGTCACAGAGACAAGAACTGTATGAATGTTTTGGCAGGAAGGGTGAAGTACTTCTTCGACAGGGTAACACCAGAAGCGGGGTTGATAATTGCTTACTACAAGTGGAGGGACCAACCGAATCTTCTTAGGGCGGGGGTATTTGACGCTGATTTTAGAGAGCCCAGACAGATTGTGTGTAGAATGTCTGCGTTCCGTAGATTTCAGAGGGAAGGGGATAACTATCGATGGGATCCTCCATCAGAGTTTTACCTGCTCAATACACCGCAGGAGATCATCCCTACGAAGGGATTGATCCATGAGTAAGTATGCCATCATTTATGCAGATCCTCCGTGGGACTACAAGGGACAGCGACAGCATAATGGCAAGGGTGGTGTAGATACTGGCGGTGCGATCGTTCATTATCCTACTATGACGTTAGATGAGCTGAAGCAGTTGGATGTAGCGTCTATATCAGAGACTGACAGTTTGTTGTTTTTGTGGACTACTTCTCCGCATCTGGATCAAGCTATTGAGCTACTCAAAGCGTGGGGGTTCCAATGGGCTACTGTGGGGTTTGTGTGGGACAAACAGCGCGTGAATCCTGGGTTCTATACGATGTCTCAATGCGAGCTTTGTCTCATTGGTAAGCGTGGGAAAATCCCACAACCTAGAGGCGCTAGAAACATTAGACAATTGCTTTCTGTTAAGCGTACAGAGCACAGCACAAAACCGGAAGAAGTTAGAAGACGTATAGAGTTGATGTTTCCTGACTGTAAAAAGGTAGAGTTGTTTGCCAGAACCAAGGTGCCGGGCTGGGATAGTTTTGGGAATGAGATCGAATCTGACATATCACTATGAAATCTGAAATTCACATCTACGGATCCATGTCTGTACTAAAAGGGGACTACCCTAAGAGTGCTATACACATAGCCACGTCTTATCCGGTAGCAGGTGCAGAGTGGAGTAAGTCGTACCAAAGAGGTTTGTGGGATGGGCGTAAACGTCTATTCAACAAAAGAACTGGGGCGTTTCCTACAGGACTTGTAGCCACTGTAGGCGAAGTCTGTGATGATATGGGCTATGAGGTGGAGATCGTTGACCACCGTCCCGTACCTACTGTTGGTAACAGGACTTTTGATATACAAGGCGTGTCTATGACCGGTAACTATGCCTATCAGTTGAGCGCCTGTAAAGCTATGGTTGACCAGAAGCAGGGTATTGTGAAGGTAGCGACCAATGGAGGAAAGACTGAGATCGCCTGTGCTGTGACAAACTATCTAGGGTTGAAGACCCTATTTGTGGTTACTTCTAGAGAACTGCTGTACCAAGCTAGAGAACGTTTCAAAACCAGACTTGGACTTACCGATAAAGAGATTGGTATAGTTGGTGACGGGCATTGGTCCCCGGGGTCTCTTGTAACCATTGCCACCGTAGGAACGCTTGAGTCGAGAATTGACACACAAGAGTGCCAAGACTTGGTTCAAAATACTGAAGTTCTCTTTCTAGACGAGTGCCACCACGTTGGGAGTGAGACTTGGTACACCGTCAGTGTACTTTGCCCCGCATTCTACAGGTTTGGGCTTAGTGGAACGCCTCTTGATCGTACTGACGGTGCTAACCTCAGGTTGATTGCTGCAACCGGCTCTGTAATCTTCGAAGTGAACAACAAAGAGCTTGTTGAGTTGGGCATTAGTGCGAAAGCAGAAATCATCTTCGATCAGATTACACAACCGATCTTGAAGAAGAACATCCGCTACCCAACCGCGTACAAACAAGGAGTTTCAGAAAATCCAGAGCTTCTTGAACGTGTTGTGGAGTGGACACAGGTGTTTAAGCAGCAAGGTTTGGGAACTTTGATCTTGGTTGAGGAGATCGCCCAGGGAAACCTACTCGACAATATGTTGTGGACACAAACAAATGGTGTGTTTATTCCCCATCAATTCATCTACGGCGAAGAGGATACAGATGTTCGACAGAAGGCGTTGAAGGACTTCGCTTCTGGTAACCTTCCAGTCTTGATTGCGTCCACCATCTTAGATGAGGGAGTAGATGTTCCTACAATCGATGCTCTTATCCTAGCAGGATCTAGGAAGAGCAGAATACGAACGATGCAGCGTCTCGGTAGAGGACTGCGCGGTAAGAAGTTAATAGTAGTTGAGTTCGCAAATTACTGTCACAAATACCTTACCAAGCACTCGCTGAAGAGGTTGGAGGACTATAAGGCAGAAGACTGCTTCGGTATACATATGTCCGGGCCAGACGCAGTACTGGTTAAGAAGTTGTGGGCAGGTGAAGATGCGTAAAAGAAGTTCACCGGAAGAAGTACCTGTTGATGTTAATGGCAACATACTCAGGGCTGGTCGTGGTAGAGATGTTCACTCTTTCACCTCAGGGAAAGACACTTTCATAACAGCTTTAGCTTTACACCGAGCTTGGAAACACGGCGCTGCTTATCGCATTTTGATGATTGACACGTCGTGTGGGAAGACTTATCCAATGTTTGCCGGGGATTTTTTTGCTATGATGAAAACAGTGTCGATGTATAAGGGAGAAATTCTAGGCGAATGGGGATACTGCCAAAAGTCTTCTTACTACGGAATCTATTTGGTTCAGGAAATTGACACAGATGAGTAAGCCAGAAATCTACATCGCATTTGACATTGAAGCTGACGGCCCGTGCCCCGGTTTGTACAGCATGCTTAGTTTGGGTTGTGCTGCTTATCTTCCTGATGGGACACTGGTAGACACTTTCTACACGAATCTGGAGCTTCTAGAAGGGGCTCAGCAACACCCAGACACAATGGAGTGGTGGAAGGGACAGCCTGACGCATGGGAGCAGTGTCGTAAGAACCTAGAGGTTCCTGAGGTGGCTATGGAGCGTTTTGATACGTGGATAGCCTCTCTTTCTCACAAGTGGAAGCCTACGGCAGTTGCTTATCCTGCGGGGTTTGATTGGCCCTTCTTGTTTTACTACTGTCATCGATTCCTAAACCACTGTCCTTTGGGCTTCATTTGTATCGATATGAAGACCCTAGGTATGGCACTTTTGGGAACTACGTACCGAGAGACTGCAAAGAAGCGTATGCCGGAGAGGTGGTTCAATACTACACTCCCACACGATCACAATGCCCTCAACGATGCGGTTGAGCAGGGGTATACTTTCGTTCAGATGTGGAAAGACCTGCATCCAGAGAAAAAGTTGCGGGTTGTGGAGATCGACCCTCCCAGGAGTCTTACAGAAACCTTTGGTAAGCTTCCCAATTGCTCGTGAGTTCTGAATCGACTGAATAGCCGGATCGTGATATAATCTGGGGATGGTTCTCCGGATTCAAGACATTCAGCCCGGCGATCAACTCCAGATTTGGATGCGCAATGGGTTAGCGATTTGCCCAGTAGTTACGGGCAAAGGTGTGCCTTACTACAAGGTTCCTGCTCGCCCACGAAGAGCCCGTGCTGGGGACCACACAAGGTTCTTTGGTAGGGTGGTTCAGAACCAACCTGACAAGACTATTATTACGGTATACGTATCTCCTTACAACTCTTGGAGACAACCGACCGCTGATGGGATACCTAAGCAAGTTGACTTAGCCTATTCTGCGTTAGAGCGTGTACGAAAGCTTTCAGCAGTTGCTTTCGAGGCTCGCGTAAAAACTGTTGGTGATAAAGCTACAAGAACTACGCGACGACCTGGTAGCGTAGCCAGCTTTGGTGGGACGGACTTCCGTCCATATCACACAGTGACGGAAGTGCTTCTCCGATGAGATTTGAGGCGTGTGACAACTCGCCTCAGTTTTATCGTGTGAGAGAAACTAACAAGGCGCTGGTAGAGTTTCTTAGATACTCAGTGAAGCAGTCATTGAGATACTATGAAGAAGGGGCGTGGTATATTCATGTTTCTCAAGCGCTCAGCCTATCGCAGCTTGCGTATGCGACCCAAGGTCAGCTAAACTATGCAGCACTGCCCGCAGACATTCAAATGCGTATCGCTGAGGAGAAGGTATACTGGCGTCGAGGATCTCCCACTCCCGAGTGGAGGGCGTTAGAGGGAGTGTCTAAGGCACAGGCGTATGAACAACTCTACTTGACTCCAGACGCGCCTGAGGAGGTTGTGAAGGCTGTGTGGCGCACCCTGGCTAAGATGCACCACCCTGATAGGGGTGGAGACGAAGAAACGTTCAAGAAACTGCAAGAGGCGTACGAGAAGGTGACAAGTGATTAACATACTTCAAGGGGACAATCTGACGCTGTTAGCAACTTTAGAGGATGAAAGTTTTCACCTAATCTATATCGACCCTCCCTTCAATACCGGGAAGGTCCAGAAAAACCATCAAGGGGCGTACAACGACGCCTTTGATGACTTTTTGGATTGGATAGCACCTAGAATTGAAGAAGCCTATCGTCTGCTAACTGATGACGGTTCTTTTTTCATTCACATGGATTATCGAGAGATTCACTATGTGAAAATCTTGTGTGACAAAATCTTTGGTCGTGACTGCTTTATGAACGAGATTGTGTGGGCATACGATTATGGAGGACGTTCCAAACGAAAGTGGTCGGCAAAGCACGACACAATTCTTTGGTATGTAAAGGATCCTGGTAGTTACACTTTCAATTTTGACGTTATGGACCGCATACCATACATGGCCCCCGGACTTGTAGGAAAAGAGAAGGCGGCCCGTGGGAAAACTCCAACAGATGTCTGGTGGCACACTATCGTACCTACCAACGGTAAAGAGCGTACAGGGTACCCTACACAGAAGCCGCTTGGAATTCTGGAGCGTATAATTAGGGTTCATTCAAATCCTGGGGACTACGTATTGGACTTCTTCGCAGGATCTGGAACTACGGGAGAAGCTGCTGTTAAGCACGACAGACACGTCACACTAATTGATGAGAACCCGGAAGCTATTGCTGTTATGAAGAAACGTTTGGGGCAATGACAGACATTCTTGAAGTACTCAGAGCGCGCAGACTACGTTCAATAAAAGCCAGCATTGCTTTCAATGAGAAACGCGATGCGATGGTTAGTGAAAAGGCCAAGGTCGTAAAGGAAACGCTGTCTACGTTAGACGGGTCTGAACCTAAGGACGTAGAAGAAGTGCGAATGGCCGCTTTGTACTATCGTATGGTAGATGAGTACTACGCCAACCCAGCCATTAGGATGCCCCACACGATGACGTCTAAGGGGTTGTCTCTGTGGCGAAGAGTGGTTATATCGTGTGCAGAAGCAGGAGTCGATCAAGAAGCGTACATGCGTGCCCAATTCGACTACTTTCACAAATGCTTCGGACGCCCACCCAAAATCTATCAGTTGGCAACTGATAAGGCACAAGAACGTGCGATAGCGTACGTTGCTGCCAACAAAGTCACGAAGAGAGTAGTAGGCAACGACATTCGTCACAAGGCGGATGTCGCTTCTGTTATGCGTTCTGCAGAAAAGCAGATGCTTACTATTTGTCGTGCGCAAGACATGACTAGGGAAGAAGTGTACAGGAATCTCGTGATTCCTGGGTTCATTACATTCCCTAAGGTGTATTTGGACGCTGATCCTATTTACAAGAAGGTCATAGATGAATGAGTGGATTTGGTTCTCTGTAGATGCGAGCATTCTTGTGCTTCTCGTGATTTGGTTTGTTATGGATCGTTGTAACCTCTACTTTCGTGGTGTTGAGGGATGAGCAGTCAGTTTTCAGACAGTCGTGAGTACCAAATCAAACTGCTCGCATACATGTTGAATAACCACGATTTCTGCACAATTGCAGGGGACGTGTTGAAAGATGAGCATTTCTCTGACAAGGCTTTGCAGTGGTTCTTTGAGACTTTGCGGGATGCAAAGGTCAAACTCACGTCTGCATCTCTACAACAGGAGATGGTGAAGGCTGTCCAGGCAAAGACGATTCGAGAAGATGAAATTGACAAGTATCTTGAGTACTTCAACTTCCTCAAGGTAAAGCCTCTTCCTGTAGAAGAAGAGCACATCAACAACGAGTTGGGAACCTTCATCAGAACACAGGCTACGAAGTTAGCCCTGCAGGATTCTTGGAACCTCGCTAAGAATGAGCAGTGGGAGGAGATTGTCACTAAGCTACAGGATGCAGTAAATCAAGGGCTCGATGTTCTAACTCTCGGAAACTTCTACTTTCAAGACTACCAACAGAGACTTAGCGACCGTTTGAACGCAGTCAAGGTTGAGAGGCTTCCTACAGGCATTCCAGACTTGGATGACCTCATGTATGGGGGGCTTAGACTCAAGCAGCTTGGTCTTGTGGCAGGAGGAACAGGTAGAGGTAAGTCTATCTTTTTAGCGTGGCTTGCACAGGTTTCTATCCTTCTTGGGAAGAAAGTTGTGTACTACACGATGGAGCTTAGTACTGAGGACGTAGCTGAGCGTTTTGACAGTTTGTTTACTAAGGTCAAGATCAACGACTTGAAGACATACAACAACGCAGTATTTAGCTCACTTTCTACAATGTCTTCAAAGTTCTCAGACCACCTTGTAATCAAAGAGTATCCGCCTGACACTGCAACTGTAGGAACACTCAAGGCACACCTTAGACAGCTCGCAGGTGTTGGGTTTATTCCCGATTTGGTCATTGTAGACTACTTGGACCTTGTTAAGCCACACAGAACCTACAACTCTTCTCACGAAGAACTAGATGCTATCACCAAGGCGCTGCGAGGGTTAGCAGTTGAGTACGCCACTAGAGTTTGGACGGCCACTCAGCTCAATCGTGCCGGGATGGCAATGGAAACCCCAGACGAAACAGCTATTGCGGGGGCCGTGTCGAAGCTTTTCACCGTAGATTTTGCACTTCTGATGGCGCAAACGCAAGAAGAGCGTGAAGATGAGTTGATCAGACTACTCATAGCTAAGAGTCGTATAGGTCCGGCAGGTAGAACCATCAAATTAGACACAGACTACAGTAGAATGGCTTTCTATAGGCCGCCTCCTATTCCGGCAGCTACAACAGTTGTTCCTCCTCCAACACCCGTTAAGAAGGATAATGACACAGACGTGTTAGGACAGGTTGATGGAGTTACTGAAGAAGATGGTAAACTAGTACTTGAGTAAACAATGACCAAACAGGCAGGGCCTCCCTTTTTCGCTAAGATGAAGTCTCTTACGGCCGGTACGTGCAGCTTCTGCGGTAAGCCTAAAACAGCCGTAATCTGCGCTCACTTTACAGGGAAGTCCATCTGCTGGGAATGTATCTATGTTGCAAAAGTGACCTTGGGAGAGATTCCTACTACTGCGATTAGTTGTTATTCGTGTGGGTCACATGCTGGGTTTACTCTTCAATATCCGCTGGTTCAAGTAGACTGGATCTTTAGTGGTGTAGATGCACAAAAAGAGATCATCTACACAATCAAGAACACAACTAACATGTTTCAAAGCCACTACAGACCTACTAAGGCTGTATGCTCTAAGTGTCGCGCCCCTATTCCTTTGGACATCTTGAAGTACAACAAATATGTCAAACAAGCACATAATGCGTAACGTTCAAGAAGACTTTGATTGGGAAAGTTATCTTGAAGACAACTATTCTGTGCGAAGAGTTTCTGGCAAGAATGGCTTAGAGATTCGAATATGCTGTCCAGCCTGTGGAGAAACAAAGTATAAGTGCTATGTCAATCCTTCAAGAAACGCCTTCTATTGCTTCAAATGTGACTTTAGAACCGGTAGCCGATACAACCTTTTGGATTTCGTTGCCATCACAGAGAACATCACAAAAGGACAGGCCCTTTTACGTCTCGTGCGTGAGTATAAACCGGTTGCCCCTGAAGAACCTTCGTTTACTTTCGGAGACCCCACACATAACAGTGCCGTTTTTTTGGATGCAAATACGCCCCACTTTCCAGAAATGAAGCACATCTCTGGGCTACCAGAGGAAGCTGTCAAGTTAGAGGTTGAAGAGGGTAACAAATATTGGGAATACGTTAAGAGCCGTGGATTCACAGAAGAACATCTCAGAGCAACAAACCTTCACTATATTCCCGACCGTAGAGTTCCCTTCTACGACTCTGAAGGAAAGTTTCGCGGTAACCTCGGTAACCGCATCGTCATTCCAATCTACGGACAAGACGGCGCGTTGGTTTCCTGGTTGGCTCGAACAATCTCTTCCGGAGAGTCACATAAGTACCTCAACGCCCCTGGATCTGACCTTTCAAAGACAGTATGGCCCTTTTCTCTACCTTACCCCGGAGCGCCAGTAGTTTTGGTTGAGGGCGTCATAGACGCTTTGGGAGTGCGTCAAGTTCCTGATACGGCTGCATACGCCACGTTTGGGAAACGCATTAGCAAGGAACAGATACAACTTCTTAAGTGTTGGGGCGTCCAGGAGGTTGTCTTGTGGTATGACAAAAAGGATGCCCACAAAGAAATGATCTCTGAGGTAGAGAGGCTCAAGATGCACTTCAGGGAAGTGTATGTTCTTGACCTCTCGAATTGGCCAAAGGATAAGGATCCTGGAAGCTTCTTGAGTGATACGCAAGGAACTGCTATGATAAAGGACACGCTTGAAAAGCGTATCAGTGTGTATTCCTTGGAGTATGAGCAATGGAAGATGGCCTTCTAAGGCAGATAGTCGTAGTGACTAGTCCAACTCTTTTGCCATCAGGAGCCGACCACGCAACTACAGTTGCTGCTTTGTGTAGAGATAACCAACTAGTATTGCTTCTACACTTTGGAGATGAGCGTTATAACTTTCCAGAAAATCACTGCCTACCCTACAACGCGCGAGTAGTTCATTACGACTATGAAACGCTTGACGAGTCCCTAGCAGAGCTAGAGAGTTACTTGTCTGGATTTGGTGTAGGAATGATTTCCAGACACAAAATGAACGGTACGCACTTGCCATTCGTGTTGGGGGGATCTATCTTGCAGGTGCCTAGGGGAGTTCAGCTCTCCTTCCTTGATAGTCGGTCAGAATTGCCTGAATTGGAAAAAACAACCGTCAGTATTCCTGACGCGGAGTGGGACTTTGACTGAATCTCTTAAAATTCCTCTAGTTACTGCACCAATCAAAGTTGGGACCCGCGTAGGGTTGTTTGCTTCTTACCTAGAAGAAGAAGGACAGCGAGTGTTTCGCTTCTATGGCTGGGGTACGTATGAGGGAGATTTCCTGTTCGGTGATGAGGAGCCGGGGGTTCCGTATCAGACGGCGCAAGAGAAGGCTGATTTGTTTGACGCTCGCGGTGTAATCACGGCTCCCCGCCTGCGTCTAGACGACGGCACCCTGACTTGGGGGCTTCTTGTTTGGTGGGACGAAGAATCTCGTATAAACACCTATATTGAACAAGCCGACTCGGTGATTCAGGTGGATTTGAAATCTGCCATGGCCGGTTTCAAAGCTAATGTAACTCAATGCAAAGAATTCGTGCATCTTCTTAAATGGGTCAACACATATAACACTGAAAAATCACCAGGAAACTAATGCCCACTGACGCCAAACACCAAGACCTTATTAGCTCTCAGGTTTCGAAGATTGCACACGCGGCGGATCGTGTGACCAAGAGTTTTTCACTGTCCCAGACTTTCAACGTTCAGTTGGGCCCTGTGATGAAGAAGGGTTCTCCAGTAACTGATGACAACGGACAGGTTAAGTACAAGGATAAGCAAATTATTGGATTCAAAGACCCAGGTCCTTTGACTCCTACAATTAACCCGCACTACAAGTTTCCTAAGCAAGATCTCATCATGTTCTTGATGGCTATGTCCAACAAGGACTCGATTTACCTGCAAGGCCATTCCGGTACTGGTAAGACTGCAATGGTAAATCAGATCGCCGCTAGGTTGAACTACAACGTGGTTCAGGTGAACTTTGACGGGCACCTACTTCGTGGAGATCTCGTTGGCGATATCAAGATCGTCAATGGTGCTACGAAGTTTAGGTATGGACTAGTACCGCTAGGGTTCACGCTCCCGGGGACCATCCTACTTTTCGATGAGGTAGATGCTGTGGCGCCTGAGACTGCGTTTGTTCTTCAACGGGCGATCTCAGATGATCGTAAGATGCTTCTACACGAGACAAACGAGATTTTTGAACTACACCCGCAGAATTGCATCGTAGCTACCGCAAACACTTCTGGGATGGGAGATGACTCCAGTCTGTATGTAGCTGGTACAAACGTGCAGAACTTCTCGTTCCAAAACCGTTGGGACACCGTCATGCAGATCGATTACTTGTCCCCTGAAGATGAGGAAGATGTTCTCAAGAAGTTGTTCCCGAAGGCAGACGGGAGTATCATCAAAAGTGTTGTGGCTGTGATGGCAAGTGCCCGAGAAAGTTTCAGGGGTGGAAAGCTCTCTGCCCCACTAACCACTCGTGACAGCATTCGCTGGCTTCAGAAGCTTAGTATGTGGCCTCTACCTATGATGGCTGCGGAATATACCTTCCTCAACCGCATGACTACTGAAGACGCTATGGCTGTTGCTGGCGTCATTCAGCGTATTTTCAGGCTTCCTAAAAAGGACTCTACCAAGTTCATTTCTAGTTCCACATCAACTAAGAGGTTGTAATGGACAAGGACACTCTACTTAGTGTGTTTTTTATTATCGGCATTCTGGCGGGAACAATCGGACTGTTGATAGGAACAATACGGTGTGCAACTGCGGATAAAGATTCCCACAAGCAAGCTCAGTGCAGTACGTTATGTTCCGCAGCGGGTGGACAATTGGAAAGCACTGATGAGTATGCGTGGCGCCATCAGTACTGTTTCTGTCAACTTCCTGACCGTAAGGTGATAATCAACCGAGGAAACGGTGTGGTTATTCGAATCACGAGGGAACACTAACGTGGTTGAAATCCTATCGTTTGCTGTGATCCTTCCCTGTGTGCTCATTATCCTCGTTTTGATTTTCTGGGGGGACTAGTGGCTCGTCGTGTCACCGAAAGCGTCCTTGAACGTACTGCGAAGCTATTGACGGCTAAGCATAATATCAAGGTACAGTTTAAGCCTGGTGTTGCAGAAACTAAGGGCAACGTGATCACGTTGCCCACACTGCCTGATAATGCTGACCAGGAATTGATTGACGCGATGCAGGGATACTTGGACCAGCAGGCAGGAAACATTTTGTTCTCAGACAGGAGCGTTAGTAATTCTCTGAAGAATAAAGCCACACGTAGCAAGAAAGCTGCACAACTGAAAGAGATATTTCAGGTTGTTGAAAACGCTCGTGTTGAATCTTGCATGGAGAATATCTACCCTGGTTGTGAGGTGAACTTCACCAACGCTCACTGGTGGTTTTACAGCCATCTTCGTGAGAATTGGGACAAGTCTGTCATGGGTAAGGAAGTAGTCTCTAAGTTTTCGAAGATTCTTGCTGCCAGTTTTCTTGAGCTTCGCCACAGGAATACAGACTTTTACGAAAACTTCATCAGTAAAGAGGTTCGCGAGAAGGCTGATAAGGTTGTTGAAACAGTAGTTAAGAATGCTCCTAAGGATACACAAGACTCTCTAAAGCTTGCTGAGGAGATTCTTAAGCTTCTTGAGGAAGAGGCCGAGGAGGACGAGAAGAACCGTCCAGATGACGGGGGTGCCGCAGACGCAGAGGGCACCGAGCAATCTCCGATGGCTATGCCTTCTCAGGGGACTAAACAACAATCTGAGAATAAGGGCCAAGAAAGGGCGAAGAGTGCTGGGGATCTGTCTAAGGCTTTGGCTCAGGCGGCCCAGCAAGAGATTTCTGAGCGAGGAGACCCAAACAAGACTGGTTCCTCATATTGGAGTAGGGATCGCTCCTATGAACACGGGTTGGACGATAAGATTGGGTATTCAATTTTCGATACTTCTCAAGATTCTATCGAAACTCTCCCGGAGCGTACTACTCCTACCCATGGGGATTACCTCAACTCTTTGAGGAACGAAAGTCGCCAATTTACCTCTATCATGCGCTTCAAGCTCATAAACACCCTCAGGGCGTCCTCTAAGCGCCGCTGGGTCGGGGGCAAGCCGGAGGGACGTCTAGATGCTAGGCAGGCTCATAAGGCTATCCTGGGCGTCTCACAGGACGTTTACAAGACGCGCCAGAAAAAGGTTCATCTCGACACTGCTGTAGCTCTCGCCATCGATCATTCGGGAAGTATGAGTGGTCGTGCGCTAGAGCTAGCCGCTGAGAGTGCAATTGTTCTAGGGGATGTATTTGATCCTCTGAAGATTCCGTTCATGGTGTATGGGTATAGTACTCGTGGGACGCCCAGGACATACCCTGAGTATGATGAACAGCAATTATATTCTCGCTGGTCAAACTTGTGGATTCGTTACTACAAAACTTTCAACGAATCTTGGAATAAAGGAGCGCTGAAGCTCACGCACGCACGAGACAATTGTCAAGCTAATACGCTCGATGGAGAATCTGTGCTACATGGAATTCAGCACTTGCTTGCGCGCCCAGAAAAGCGTAAGATACTATTGGTGATGAATGATGGGCATCCTTACCCGGGACATGGACATACGGGACGTTGCCAAGGGTATTTGAAGTCTATCGTCGCCGCAGGCACACAGGCTGGTGTGGAAATTATTGCCTTTGGCATCCAATCTGCTGACGTAAAAGAGTACTATCCAAATCATGTGGTGATTAACGATTTGGAAGACTTGGTGAAAGAGCCTTTGAGAAAGATTGATGGAATTCTTCGTCAAGGAATGCTAAAGGCAATGAGGGGTTGAAATGGCAGCGTGTAGATATTGTGGTTATAAGGTTCGCCAGTGTGTTTGTGCAAACACCACGTCAGATGGACTTAGTTTTACAACATATGCTGAAGAGGCTGGGGCTACAGCACTTTATCCAAATCGCGGAGATAACATCGTCTATCCCACACTTGGAATTGCTGGAGAAGCTGGTGAAGTAGCAGAGAAAGTAAAGAAACTCATCCGAGATAAGGGTGGAGTTGTCGATGATGAATTCAGGGAAGCTATCAAGAAGGAATTGGGTGACGTGCTGTGGTACCTAACAGCAGCTTCCTATGAACTAGGGTTTACGCTTGAAGATGTGGCTAAAGCTAACCTAGACAAGTTGTATTCTCGCCGCGCTCGCGGAAAGATTCATGGCGAGGGTGATGATCGCTGATTGAGGGGTAAATATGGGGCGTTTGCTTTGTTTGGTTGTTGTATTGTTGGCTAGTTGCGCAAGACCAGAGCGCCATCCACCAGACCTTAGAGCAGACGCTGGTTATGCTGCCCTTGTTTGTGACGAGACTACAGACCTCCTAACAGATATCAATCATTGTGGGGCCTGTGAAGCTGCTTGTCCTACAGCAGATGCTGATCAGTGCGTTGATGGGGTGTGTATGTGTGGTTCTCACGAGACATGCATACCTGGGTATGACTGTCGCAATGGCAACTGCGTACCGCGCGATACTTCAGGAAGATTTTGTGAGTTTGACAGCACTTGTGGTGCAGGATTTGCGTGCATTGAAGGACATTGCTCTCGTTTGGAGTGTGTACCTGAAATCTGCGATGGGTATGACAACGATTGTGACGGCATCGTAGACAACTCAGGAGCTACACCCCTGTCTGGTTGGTGTTCTGGGACAGAGGTGGCAGTCCCCGGTTCTGTTATGGCGCCGTGCACTGTTGGGATCCGTCTTTGTGTTGAGGGGGCTTGGGGAGAGTGTCTAGGAGATGTTCCTCCCGTTCCTGAAGTAGGTTTGTTGGCTTGTGATGGCGCCGATAACGACTGTGACGGGTGTGTTGACGGAGTGATTGAGTCAGGGGTTTGTGTATCTCAAGAACCTGTCGGTATTGACGTCTTGTTTCTCATCGACACTTCTGGGTCTATGACTAACAAGATTCATATCGTAAAACAGGCAACCAATCTATTTAGCACCCGCCTTTCAACTAGCTCTAACATCCACTATGGGATTGAGACGGTTCCAGGACCAGTAGATGGAACTCCAGCGCTGTATCAAGACCTAACTGATTTCGCTACATTTAAGGCTGCGCTGCAAACACTTCCACACGGTGGTAGTGGGTCAGAGCCGCAGTGGGATGCTGTAGTTGAAGCTCTTGACGGAACACTGTCTGTTTCGTGGACTTCTGGGGCTGCAAAGATCATCATCCTGTTCACAGACGAGGGAGGACAGACAACACGTGCCCGCCGCACATCTCCAGTGCTTCCGCCTGTCTATGAGGCAGAGATGTGTGCGGCTGTAGTAGCCGCTGGAGTAGCGTTTATTCCTGTAGTAACTGCTCCATATGCAGGAGATTTCGACGACTGTGCCTACCGCAGTGTAACGCTACCTTCTTTTGGTTTGTATGCAGGAACGGGGACTGCGTGCACGGAAGACGCAGACTGTGATGGCAGCGATACGTGTGAGGCCGCTGTTTGTGTCTCTGCAGCCGTAATAGAAATGGTCAACAATCTGGAAGTTGTTATTGCAAATCCTTGTGGGTAGTTATGGCTGATAGTGAACTTAAGTATTTGCGTCCGGGGCATGTAAACCTGGACAGACCTTGTGACAAAATCGCCCTGCACGCCGCTAAGTGCCTACCCGGGACTGGGGAAATGCCTTCGCACTGGCAGTGGGAGTCACAGGAGTCGTTTCTAGAACGCTATTCTGACTTGGGTCCCTTGGTGTGGGCCAAGACTGCGTCCTATCACATGCTCTTGATAAACGGTAGACACGCATTCAGAATCTGGACAGACTCCCCCAAGACAGCTTTAACTGATGTTTGTAACGAACTTGCAGCTGATTTAGTGGGTGTTTTCGACATTCTTGACGTTCCAACATCTACTCAACGAAAAACCAAACCAATGACAAAACGCATACGTTTGACGTCAACTAGAGACGTAGAGATTCTGCTACTACAGACAATTCTCACATTTGGACTCGTATAATGCCGTATATTGTAAACACCTTCCAGTGCTGCTCGTGTGGTCACGAGTTTGAAGAGATGTGGATGAAGAAACATGGGGACGATAGCGAGAAGCCGTGGGAAGGTATTGTGGCGTGTCCTGATTGTGAGGGGGAAGATTTGAAGAGACTCATCTCTGCTACAGGTATAGCTACGTTCAGTATAATGGACCGTGCAGCGCAGATGGAGTCTTTGAAGAAGCGCTCATCAGATCATACTAAGAAGCTAATGAAAACTGAGAGAGATAGAATTCAAAAGCAGCTAGATCAGAAGCCTAAGGGTGTAGGCGGATGAGCAAAAAAGAAAAGAAGGCATTGGACCTCTTGCAGAAACCTGTTCACGTGGCTATATTGCGTCCTGCACACGTACAGAAGCTGGCACAAGAGGGGAAGTTGCCACAGAGACTTCTGTCCATCCCCGTGCGCAACATACCGGATCTTCCAGACGGAAAGCCGGCGCCTACAGAGAAGCCGGTTGCAAGCTATGCTGCAGCGGCGCGGAGAGGTGCTAAGGCGCGTAGAGAAGTGATGCTTCGCACCAAGCTTCACGTAATCCATAACAACGTGCCCCCGTTGCCAAAAGACCAACAGCCTCCTTGCCATGATTGTAAAAACTCAGCGTGCTGTTATGCCTTCATGGTCAACATAACGGCAGAAGAATACGAAAGTGGGTTGTACGGGGATTACGCAGTAAAGCTCACACACAAGGACGCTGAAAATCTTGGTGACGGAAGGTTTGCTCGTATTGCGACAATGAGGACACCGGCTGTACACGACATAGTTGAAGGGCAGCCACAATACTATCTTGAAGGCCCTGTAGGGCGTGCATGCCCGATGCTTCAGGAAGACGGGAAGTGTGGCATTTATGAGAAGCGACCAATTACTTGTAGGGTTTACACCTGTGTTGGGGATAAGCGCATAACTGAAGAGATGAGAAACGGCGATATAGACATTGAAGAAGCGTTGATGAACTGGATGGTGGACTATCGTGCTGAGTGAAGTCAAAGAATATGATGTAGTCAATCAAGTTCCTATGACTCGTTTTGACGGGGTAGAGCATTGCAAGCTTTACCTAGTTAACACCAAGTCTGAGTGGAGCGCTTTCTTTGAACTTCTTATGAAGCAGAAATTGGTAGCGTGCGATACAGAAACTAGCGGGTTTCATTACTTCAAGGATGATAGAATTTGCGGTCTTTCCTTTGGTTGGGGGAAGACCCATTTTTACATTCCTGTTAGACATCTTGAATCTATTACAGGCGGTCCTCCTCCCCCACAGTTGTCCATGGATGACATTCGTGAGGACCTCATAGCCTTCTTTAGTCAAGAAGACGTTTGTACCATTTGGCACAACTGGAAGTTTGACGCGCATTTTTACCGCGCTGATGGAATTGAGATCCTAACGAAGATTCACGATACGCGCACCTTGTGGCACTTCTACGATGAGAATGCTCCTGGAAAACTAAAGGTAATCGCATCAGGTTGGACAGACGATTTGGGGCGTAGGCACAGAGGAATCGTTCATAAGGCTGCCAACTTGTCTGAAAAGCAAATTGATAAGTGGCGTTCTGAAGAGGCGAGGGCTAGACGTAAAGCGTTTTCTGCGCTTGTGATGCAGAAGGCAGATGAGCTTCAGAGAGATCCTAAGTATCAAGGGTTCAATCGTAGAGACTTGAAGAAGTCTATAGCGGTTCCTATGCTGAAGAACCACATCTATTATGACGCACATAAGGATGATGTTCACTACGGATATATTCCCGTTCCGTTGATGTGTAGGTATGCTGGTTTGGATACTTTCCTAACATGGTCTATATATGAGTATGTCATGAGCAACATGAACTTTACTCGTAGACTTCAAAAGCTGTATAACAACGAGATCAAGCTCGCGCGCGTCCTAATGGAAGCTGAGGAAAAGGGCGTACTAATCGATAAAGACTACCTAGAAGACTTAGGGCAACAATACGACGCCGATGTGGAGAAGCTTGAGAAAGAACTCTGCAACCAGCTAGGCAACATCAACATAGGGTCTAATTCGCAACTCGCTGAGGCACTTCTTGCTACAGGAGTACCTCTTACAGCAAAGACAGACTCAGCTAGAGACTGTGTTGCCTGTGCACAAGGTACTTGTGTAGAACACTTCTCTGTAGACGCTAAAGCTCTCAAAAAGTTTGAGCACAACTACCCAGCGGTTAAGCTAATACTCGAACATAGAACCCTTACAAAGTTGAGGAATACCTACGTAACCGGCATTCTCAACAAACTTACGGACGACAACATCCTACATTGCTCGTTCAACCAGAACGTGAAGACTGGACGAATGTCGTCCAATGACCCCAACCTACAAAACATCCCTGGGCGTGATACAAGCATACGTAGAGCATTCGTTTGTCCTGGTGATGATTGGGTTTTTGTATTCTTAGACTATTCACAGGTAGAAGTTAGACTAACCGCGCATTATTCACAGGACCCCCTGCTACTAGACGCATATGCAAGAGGTCAGGACGTACACACACGCACTTTCTGTGAGATGTTTGGGCATGAGTACTCAGAAGTTGTTGCGGTATTAGCTAACGAGACACACCCCAAATATAAGGAATACTCCGCACTTCGAACCATTGCTAAGCGCATCAACTTCGGAATCATCTATGGTGTAGGTGCTCCCGGTCTTAGTGAACAGATCCCTCGACCCAAGCAGCACGAACATCTTAGCAACCGAGAGTGGGTCAAAGTTTGTCAAGATTTCATCGACCAGTATTTGGACAAGTATCTAGGAGTAAGGCGTTTTGTAAATGAAGGCAAGCGTACCGTTAGGCGTTACCAACAGATGGAGAATTCCTTCGGTCGCATTCGTCATCTACCACACGCGAAGGCATGTAGAATCCTCCAAGATAAGAGCAAGTTCTGGCTAGAAGCACGCGCAGGAAGACAAGGTGTCAACTTCTTGATTCAAGGTGATGCTGCAGACGTGTTTAAGACAGCAACCGTCAGGGTGGCTGAACTTCTTCGTGGAAAGAAGTCTCATATCGTGAACTTTGTACACGACGAAATTCAGATATACATGCACAAATCTGAGATTCCCTTGCTCAAAGAAATCAAACGACAGATGGAGGATTTCCCCCAGTTTACCGTACCTCTACTAGTCGATATACAGTTCAGCACAACAAACTGGGCTTCAAAGGAAAATATCTAATGGATGAGACCCTAACCTCTATTACTATCATTTTGGATCGTTCCGGCTCCATGAGTCCTCTTCGAAACGACGTCATCGAAGGTGTGAATGCCTTCATTCGAGACCAGCAAAAGACAGAAGGCAAGGCTACCGTCAGCTTGGTGCAGTTTGATGATCGCTACGAAGAGAACTACATGAATCTTCCTCTTGAGAAGGCTGAGTTCCTTTCTGAGGAAACTTACGAACCTCGCGGGCTTACTGCACTCTTGGACGCTGTAGGGCGTTGTGTCAAGAATGCTAAGCAGCGTGTAAAAGAGATGCCCAAGGCTAAACGACCTGCAAAGAACATTGTCTTGATATTCACAGACGGTGCTGAAAATGCTTCCCAAGAGTGGACTAAGGAAAAGGTGGCAGCACTGGTAAAGAAGCAAGAAGACAAGCACAACTGGAAGTTTGTATTCTTGGGGGCTAATATCGATTCCTTTGGCACCGCCTCTTCATACGGAATCTCTGCTGGATCTACATCCAATTTCAACGCAAGCTCCAAGGGCATCAGGTCTGCTCTTTACGGCGCAAGTAATGCTGTAACATACGCACGTAATCAAAGCACAGAAGAGTATACTGAAACAGCAACTCTTCTTAGGAGTGCGGGTGTGGATGAGAACATTGACGACAACTCTGTTACTGGAACAGAATTCGACGTAACAACTAACACAGAGGAAAACAAGTGAAAGAACTACTTAGGCCGACATATCGACGTGTTACAGGGATACACGTCGATGCTCAACCTGCTGGGAATCCTGTTCATGTAAATGATTGTACTGTAACGGTAGCACAACACTGGACAGATGCGTCAATTACAGACCTCACAGTATTCCTGCTCAAGTTTGTAGTAGCTGCCGTTCCGGCAGTGGCTCTTACCTTCCTAATCTACATGCTAACCTTTCTAGCTGTTGCAACAGCTTCAGGACTGCTGCGATGAGTGATGAAATACTAGATCAGGAATATGATGTCGATGGTGTAGCTCATCGCTCAGAGTTGGCGAAAGATCTTGACATTGATCGCTTGAATTTGAGTGAGGAGTTCGAAAAGCACAGTAAGCGCTATGCTTGGTATGCAACTGCTTACGAACTATGCCTTGACAAAGAACGTCGCCTCAAGGCAGAGCTAGGCAGGGCGTACGCCCATTTGGATGCTCAAGCGCGTGCCAACATGACGAGTAATGGCATTCGTATCAGCGAAAAGAAGGTAGAAAACATGGTAATTACTGCCTCTGATTATGTGGCGCTCCAAGAGGAATATCATGAAGCGCAGCGCATGACAGGCTTGCTAAAAGCTGCTCGCGATGCTATGATCAGCAAGAAAGATTGCCTGGTATCACTAGGCGCCAATATTCGTGCGGAACTTGCTAGTGACCCTAGCCTCCTTCAAGAGATGTACCGCACAAAACACGGAAACCAGAAGTAACTATTACAACCCGTACAATGGAGAAAAACCATGGGACTAGATTGGGATAAACTAAATCAGCAAAAGCAACGTCTTGATACAAAGCTCTCTAAGGGTGGAGGTGGAACACGCGCCAGATTCTGGAGACCCCAGGATGGCGAAAACCGCATCCGCATCATGCCCAGTTGGACTGGAGAAGGCGACTTCTCTGGACAGTTTTGGCGCGAAATCGGACAGCATTGGAATGTGTCCGAGGAACAGCGCGGTCCTGTTCTTTGTCCAAAGAACACGCCGTACCTTACAGGGCCTTGTCCTATCTGCCAATTCGTTGACGAACTAAAGAAGTTGAAGAGTGATACGCACGCTCAGGAAGTAGCAAAGGATTTGCGTTCTAAGACGGCGTTCCTTCTCAATATCGTTGACGTCAACGATCTTACGTACACAGCGGCAGACGTAGCCGAGTTTAAGAAGGCTCGTCCTGAAGCTGATGTACCGTTCGAGGTTGGTCACGTAAAGGTACAGGTTTATGCTTGTCCCTCTACAGTGTTCAATCAGATCTTGTCCACCATCCAGGTAAACGGAACAGACGTTACTGACCCCCAGGCGGGCCATGACGTCACCATCCGCAAGTCTGGTAAGGGACTGAAGACTCGCTACGAAACGACTATCGTGCTTAAGAGCACAGTAGCCCCGCCCGTAGAGACTCTTCCTGATCTTAGCAGCGTCGGGTATTCTATGAGCGTGGAAGATCTCACTGATCTTCTTGCAGGTGGTGCGGGCGTGGAGTTCATGTCCACGTTTAAAAACGCCCTGCCTACTGCTACATCACTTGTAGGCGCTCCTAGGGACGACGAAGGGGAAGACGATGGGAGTGACGAAGATGCCGCCGCTCTCAGGGAAAAGATGCTAGCTGCTGTTAGCTGATTTGTTGTGGGTAGGTCTAGGGCGTTGAGTTTAGCGCCCTAGATCTACCCATTTTTCTTGGAGACAACTATGAACAAAGAAGCAGCAAGACAGGCAGCGATTGCCGCAATTGAAAAAGCGTTTGGTAAGAATACAATCACAGCCGCTAGTGACTATGCTGCTCCTGATGTAGAAGTTATTCCCAGTGGTTCATTGGGAATTGATTTCCTATCGGGAATTGGCGGGTACGCTAGAGGGCGTATCATTGAGATTTACGGCCCCAATGCCAGCGGTAAGACAACACTCACACTACACGCTATCGCAGAAGCCCAAAAGAGGGGCGGTAAGTGTGCGTTTGTAGATGCAGAACATACATTTCATCACGATTACGCACAAGCCATCGGTGTAAACTTAGAAACCCTAGACCTACACAATCCCGATTCTGGTGAAGAGGCTTTGGAAGTGGTGGATATTCTAACGAAGTCCACTGCTTACGATCTGATCGTAATCGATTCAGTGTCTGCCCTCGTACCTAAAAAAGAGATAGAAGGCGAGATGGGCGACAGTCATGTGGGGCTTCAAGCACGCCTCATGGGACAGGCTTGTCGTAAGCTTGCCGGGTCTGTTAGTAAGACAGGAACTACTGTCATCTTTTTGAACCAACTTCGTACAAAGATTGGAGTCATGTTTGGCTCTCCTGAAACTACAAGCGGTGGAAACTCTTTGGCCTTCTATGCTTCCCTTAGACTAGACGTTCGTCGCATCGGTAGCATTAAGTCTGGAGATACTGTCATCGGTGGGCGTACTCGTGTTAAGGTCGTAAAGAACAAGTTGGCGGGTACTTCATACGCTACGTGTGAGTTTGACATGTACTCCAACAATGAATATGGCGCTGGAATTTCCTATCACGGAGAGGTTTTCGAGGCTGCTGTAAAGCTAGGAATCATTGACAAAGCAGCGGCTTGGTACTCTTACAACGAGGAACGTCTAGGACAGGGCAAGGATAATGCAGTGTTGGCCTTGAAGAAGCATCCTGAAATATTTGCAGTAGTTGATGCCGCTGTTCGAAAGGAGCTTGGTCTTGTCAAAACCGCTGATTGAATTGGTCGCTTTTTCGGACCTACACGCACACAATTACCGCTATGGCAGTAAGCGTGTGCCTCACCCAAATGCTGGTGGCTTGTTCAATAGTAGGTTGTTGGACTGCGTTTCTGTTCTACGAGATATAGAGAAGTACTGTGTTGACCACGTTATCAAACACGTACTTTTCGGAGGGGATTTGTTCCATCGCAGGTCCGTACTGCATACCGATGTCTTTAATGTGATACATCGTGAGTTCGCAAGAATGAATCAACTGCACTTCACAATGCTTCCAGGAAATCATGACTATAGTGATAGAACTGGGCACATTCATTCTCTTGAAGCGTTTTCTCAACTGCCGCATGTAGATGTTTTGGACAAACACAAGCGCTATCTATTTGATCCTGAAGATCATAGTACCTGTATGGCTATTCTCCCCGTTCCGTACACAGATGATCGAGAGGAAGCGAAAAAGCGTTTAGAGCACGCTGGTGAGCTTGCTGAGAACCAAAACGTACCCACACTTCTTTTGGCGCACCTGGGTATGCAGGGAGCAACTGTAGGAAGCGACTATGTACTTGTTTCAGATTCAGATATAGGGGTAGCTGATGTCCCGTACGAAAAGTTCACTGCCTGCCTCTTCGGACACTACCACCAACACCAACAATTGTTTAGAAACGGTTGGTACATCGGAGCCACCCATCAACACAACTGGGGAGACGCAAACACAAACAGAGGATTCTTACACATCAGAGTCTTCGACGACAGAATTGAGTTTGTTCAAGTCCCTACTAGTGCCCCACGCTTTTTCAACATACAAGAAGTCGACCCTGACGCTGTGGAAGTTCACCCACGTGATTTCGTTCGCTATCATACGAGAGCAGGGGGAATCAGGGACGTTCGTGAAGTGGAACAAAGATACAATAACCACCACGTGGAAATTATCGAACACAACGAAACCGAACAAGAAGATCTCAGACTCCCTGAAGGAACTCTTGAACCCCGCGCACTGGTCGAAAGCTGGGTCAGCTCCAAAAACACCGACAAAGACTCCACAGAAGCCAAAATAGCGTTGGGTAAAGAGCTGCTAGCTGAGGCAGAGGATGAGGTACTATGAGCAATCAAATAATCATTACAGACTCTCAGCAAGTGTTTCAGATCGACTGTAATGTTGATCTCGTTGTGCCTGACGACGGGACTGAATACCATTCTGCAGACCTTGTGTGGGCAGGAGCTTTGAACTCTGTTCGTAAACATGCCGAAGGACTAGTAGTTCCCGGCAAGAAATATTCGGTCAAGGTTATAGCAGTCATCATTGAACTACCTGATGAACTTGAAGATACTACAAAGGGGCTAAATGAGGTTTCTAACACTACACGCTGAGAACTTCATGCGTTTGGGGAATGTTTCCCTTCCTTTAGATGGTCAAGGATTGGTTCTCCTTCTTGGTGAAAACAGGGATGCTTCAAAAGCTTCTAGCAACGGAGCCGGTAAGAGCGCTCTTCTCGATGCCCTCTGTTGGTGTTTGTGGGGGAAGACTATCCGTGGTAAGAAGGACGACGGTGTTGTTCGTAGAGACGTAGGGCGAGACTGCAAGGTCGTGGTTGAGTGGTTGGACGGAGACTCTCACTACCGCGTGACTAGATATCGTCTACACACCGGTCCTGAAGCTAAGAAGCCGAACGATGTGGTCTTTGAGGTGAATGGAGAGACTGACGACGGCGCAGGGATGGCCAAGACTCAGGAGCGCATCATAGAGGCTCTAGGGCTGTCATTCAGGACCTTCCAGGCCATGATGCCAGGTGCTGGGGTCAAGGTGGCAGAGTTGACAGACGGGGGCGTCAAAGAGCTTCTAGAGACCCTCCTACAGATGGACGTCATCTCCAAAGCACAAGACATCACGAAAAAGAAGCTGGCGGCAATCTCTGAAGACCTCTTGAATAAGAGAAGAAAGGTCCAACAACTTGAGACCAAGGCTGCAGAGTATCGAGAGCTTATTCAAACGTACTCAGAAGCACAGAAGTCCTTTGAAGAGGATAAGCGCAAAGAGGTCTTAGACGTTCAGGCAAAGATAGGTGATTTGCTAGATCGTAGAGAACAAGTCCTCGTACGAGTAAAAGCAAAGGAAGAAGCCCAGAAGACTTTAGACAACGTAACCGCCCGTGCTAGCACCCTTCGTGACGAGAAGAGAGCGGCGCTTATAGCAGAAAAGCAACACAATATTATCTTGGCGGAATACAATGCAAACTCCAGAGAAACAATTGCTGGGCTTAAGACTGAACTTAGACTTCTCAACGATAAAATCACCAAACTCAAGGGGTTGGGAGACGTGTGTGACCACTGCGGCCAAACTATCTCTGGAGAATATAAGTCCCAACAGACGGTTAGGAATCAAGCTGTTTATGAAAAGGCGCTTGAAAATTGTACAGATGTAACTGCAAGAATAAACGAGAGTCGAATAGCTTTAGAGGCTAATTGTAGGGCTGCAGAAACAACTGTAAAGAAGCTCTCAGAAGACATTGCTCTTCTCAACAATCAAGCTATGGAGTTGAAGGCGACTATAACAGACGGGGAGTATGCACAGCGAGAAGCTGACGACTTGTGGGTACAGATGGGCAGCCTTTCTGAACTTCAGGATGAGATAGTTGCTCGCACAGCACCTTTCAAGGGGCTTATTGCAAACGCAGTAGATAATGAATACGAAATAACTGCTGAGAGTCTTGAAATCAAGGCCGCCATAAAGGACCTGGAAGTAACAGAAGAGAACCTCAAGTTCTGGGTTGAGGGTTTCAGTGCTAGAGGTCTTAGAAGCCTAATGTTACAGCACGTTACGCCGATACTAAATTCCCGCGTTAAATACTATGCAGACATCTTGACAGACAGTGAAATGACTATCAACTTCTCCACAGAGAGACAACTTCGTAGTGGTAAGACTAAAGAGGAATTCACCGTTCAAGTGATCCAAAAGGATGGTGATGACTCTTACTGCGGGTCTTCTTCAGGAGAAAGAGCTAAGGCCGATCTTGCCATTGCGTTCGCATTGGGGGATTTGGCTCAACTCCGCGCGAATAAGAGGATATCTTTCCGTTTCTTGGACGAGCCTTTCGAGTCTATCGATGCCACAGGACATGAGAGTATCGTTAGACTTCTCAACGAACAAAGGCTACAATACTCCACCGTTTTCTGCATCACACACAAAGAGTCTTTTCAACAACTGTTTCCCAAAGCCTTTAAGGTGGTAAAGGAAAACGGTGTTTCAAGATTGGAGCAAGCGCATGAGTAATCGCGACCCTATTGTTGCTTCAAGGAATCCAAAAGGTCCTGGAGTAGTAGATATTAGCGGCGGTGAGTGGAAGTTTGGGTATCACGGCAGCCTTATCAAGAAGGCGCTATATGAGAAGGTTGGAATGCTTGAGGAGGCCACCAAAGACATTCTGAATCAGCTTGAGAGAGAATTAGGGGCAAACATGAGCGATGTTGCTGCGCTGTTGGTGGCGGTACATTCTCCCACAATGAACACAAAAGCTCGCTATATAAAGGCTTTGTGTGAGCGTGCTGTAGAGCTAGATACGATGCGATCTCGTCTTGCGAGGGCTGCTAAAGGGTTTAACGACGACATGGTATACGTAATCTCACTTTCCGATATGGAAGAGATGGGACTATGAAGAAGATTGTGGGGATTTCAGGACAATTGGGTAGTGGCAAAGACAGCGCTGCTGACCGACTAGTTGATGAGTTTGGTTTTGTGAAGGTAGCCTTGGCTGACCCTCTCAAGCGTTATGCATTTCGCGTGTTTGATTTTACAGAGCAGCAGTTGTGGGGTCCTAGCGAGTTTAGAAACACACCTGACGGGAGATCACGATTTCATACCTGGTGGGCAGACGTAACCGAGAGAGCGGCAGAGTACAATCCTGTTTTTGTTGAAGAGCTTTTTCCAGAAGAGGGGGATGTAAAGACGGCTGCCTTAGAAGCTCTAGAAGGGTGGTTGAAGCTACTTGCAACCGAGCACCCACGCCTTAGTCCCAGAGTTATGCTACAGTCGCTAGGTACAGAGTGGGGCAGAACTGTAAAGTCAGACATTTGGATTAGTCATGCTATCGAGGTTTCAGAATATTTGTTAGAGGGCGGGTTAGTTTACGATCGCTTAGCAGGACTTTTTACTAGTGAGGCATCTGATCCCCCGTCTGGAGTAGTCATTTCTGATGTACGTTTCCACAATGAATTGGAGCGTATCAAAGAAGCTAATGGCTTTCTCATCAGAATAAAGCGTCCCGATACAGACAATCGAGCAGGTGTTACGGGGATCGAGGGACATCCTTCTGAGAAGCAACAGAAATCGTTCGATGATGAGCTTTTTAATTACGTCATTGTTAACGACGGAACACTTGACCGCTTCATCGCTGATATTGACACAGCCGGTTTTGTGTTGACAGGTAGGGCTAAGTGATTAGGTTGTCATCATGACCCGCGCGACAGATGTTTTACTCGTGGTTAACGCACTTACCTTGTGCTTTTTAGGTGGGTTTGCGTTAGGGTTCGATTTGTATATACAAGGATTTGGTTGCTTACTTGGTGCCTTGGTTTTTGAGCAAGTGCATCATCACAGGAAGAGGGGAAGGCATGCAGATAACACAGACTAGGTTTAGGGATCTCAGGGGTAATGCACAGAGTCGCATTCTTGGAGAGGTAGATGAAGTTACGCCTACAGCTCGCGTATTTACAGCCAAGGGGAAGAAGCGTACTTTGGGCACAGCGGTGGCAGAACATCGTGTGGATATTTGGGGTAATCGTTACATCCTGGTCAACATAAATGCCACCACAGAAGCTGTAAACCAACAACTCGTGGAGACAGTAAGGGAAAACCTTGCTTACCTTCACCGCAGGATTATCTTCTCCTATGGAAACTGAAAACGACTGGGCAGATGCTCTCGGGGACGAAGAATCTTCCCCGCCTGAAGAGGAGATTGTTCTTACAGAAGAGCAGAAGTTGATTCTCATTGCACAGGGAATGCTTCTTCAACAGTTTCTAGAATCTGAGAAGTTTAGGACTTTTGTCAGCATGAACTATGATCTCATGCGTGACGAAGAGACCAAACTCCTATATGTCGTTGAGGTTCCAGACGACGTTGCTGCTCAACGCGCTCTTGCGGTCATGAAGACGCACGCGGCAGAGGGTCCTCGCGTGATTACACCGTCGGTTGCTGAGGCGCAGAAGGTCTTGAATGACCCAGAGTTCCTCAAGAAAGCAAAGGGCGCACAAAAGGGATGAAAGTATTAGATCGAGTTACCTCCTATGTTTCAAAATTGCTTCTCCCAAAGGCTGATGCGGAGGATTTTCAGGATTTCTTTGTTGAAGCGTCATACAAGGCGGGACTGAAAGAAGCGTTGGATATTTGTGGTAATGTTCTCGACGAGTGTGACGTCATGATTTCTCTATACGAAGATGCAGCTAATGAGCATCCCGTGAGTGAAGCAGCGCAGCGTATCCACACCTACACTGCGCGTAAACAGGGTGTCCTCCAAATCAGGGACAGGCTTATGTCTCGTCTAGAGTGATATGGCTATCGAGGTTGAAGTAGGCCAAGTTTTTGGAGCTTGGGAAGTTCTAGAGAAACTCAGCTATAAGAACAAATACAGGTGTATTTGTCAGGCGTGTGGAGAAACCGTTCAAAACATTAGGGTCTACGATCTCGTAAAAGGAAAGACTCTGATGTGTAAGAACTGTTCTCAAACAAAGAGTACAGAAATCGCACGCCCATTGGAGTACCACACGTGGATAGCTATGAACCAACGCTGCCACAATCCCAACTCGAAGGACTACAAAAACTACGGAGCGCGTGGAATCGTTGTCTGCGACCTCTGGCGCAACTCGTTCGAAGCTTTCTACATGTCCATGGGGCCGCGTCCAGAGCCTCATTACACCATTGAGCGAATAGATACAAACGGAAACTACGAGCCAGGTAATGTAAAATGGGCAACTCGTGCAGAACAGACACGTAACCAACGTTCTAACGTCAACCTAACTATCAACAACGAAACTAAGACAGTAGCGGAATGGGCGCTGCACAAAGACTGTTCAGTCAGTCAGTTTGTGATCTACAAACGACTAAAGCGAGGCTGGGACCCTGAGCGTGCTGTCTTTGAACCAAATACGGTAACTCCTTCAAATGACTAAGAAACACCGTGAAATTGAGACTACGCGACTAGAGTACAAGAAGGGAACTTCTAACAAGTTCTACGAAGTCAGGTTGGTTTACGTGCCTGATATGGACGGATATCAAGTTATACGAAAGTGGGGTAGGATCGGGACGCTTGGAGACAGTAGGACAGAATACGTGGGTACGGAGTCTACTGCTTGGGACATGTATGCAGATTACCTTGACGCTAAGGAAGCCAAGGGATACAAGCGGGTTAGCGTTACCAAGGGTGATGCCGTACCTAAGGCTAAACGGAAGCCTCTGCCTAAGGCCAAGAAAGCTGTTGAAACTAAGACTTGGGCAGAGGATGATTGGGATGTTTTGTGAGCAAGAAGATCAATAGTAGGAGTAAAGGGAACAGGGGAGAACGTATCCTAGTAAAGAAGTTCTCAAGCTGGTGGGGTAAGGAATTCTACAGAACTCCAGGATCAGGCTCTTTCGCTACTAGAGGGTACAAGCATGAGGCTATGAGCCTCGCTGGCGATGTTGTTACGACAGATGAGACATTTCCTTTTTGTATCGAGTCTAAGAACGCAGAAGGGTGGCATCTCGAACAACTTCTAACGTCTCCCAGATGTGACATAATCAAGTGGTGGGAACAGGCTGTTGCTGAAACTCCCGAAGGAAAGATTCCTCTCCTCGTGTTCACTAGAAATCACCAACCCCATTTCTTCATGATGCCGATTGACTATTGGTACAAAGTGGCTAATTTGGGGATGGCTTCCCGTTCAACAGCGGGCTTTATCTTTGAGATAGGCACCACTACAGTCAAATTAGGGCTGTTAGACGAGTTGTTTGAAAGAACCCAACCAGATGCTTGGAGACACCATGTCTGCGAAGAAACCCCCCGAGACTGACCGTTCAAAGCTTCCAGAGCCTTCTCTACCTAAGTGCCCCTCTTGCGGTAAGAATCCGTTTGAATGTAAGTGTGGTACTTGGGAGGACTTGAATAAGTGAGCACTAAGGGACGTATCAAGTTCACTGTAGCCGGGGCCCACCCGCAGCTCTACATGTTGCGCGACCACCTCATCAAAAGGGGATTTGCTCTCGTTTCTCCAGATGAAGATGTTGATTTTGTACTTCAGGGGGGCTTGACTGGTGCTCCAGAGACTTGGCGGCTTGATTGTCCAAGTTCTGAAATTCCAGTGCTTCTGTTGAGTAGCGATTGGGTCTATTCAGACCGCGATCTGGCTCTCGGGGTTCGCGACAAAGTTCCCATGCGAGAGGATGACCCAATTCTATTGCCATCTTCTGCGGAGCCTACAATCGCAAGTACGCTTCAGTACTTGCAAGCGGAGAACTACTTCCTGCGCTATACAAAGACCATGGTGCTTCGTATCTTCAACATCTATGGTCCTGATATTAAAGAAGGGTTGATTGTAGACTATCTAGACTGTGTTTGCAACGTTACGCCGTTGCCGATCTATGCGCCAGGGTACCAAACACGCACGTACTTACATCAGACAGATTTCTTGACAATCTTTGATAGGATGGTCCAGCGTTTTCTAGAAGGAACTACCGGCATTTTCAACGTAGGGTCTGAGGAGGAAACTTCCATCAAACGCCTTGCAGACTCTGTTTGGCAACTCGCGTACGGTCCATCAACCCCTGTCCAGGTAGAAAAAGTTAGGGCACCGCGTTCTTATCGTTGGTGGGTCCTTCCTGACTTGACTCGCACCAAGGCCGTGACTAAGTGGAAAGCTAAGGTCACCCTTCGCACTGGTTTGTGGGAGATGTTGAATGACTGAAGAAGAAACTATTGCTCTCGAAGCCTACATGCGTACTCCTCCTGATGATACGAAAGGGGAAGTTGAGGTTTCGGAATCAGGCGAATGGGACGTTCTGTGACAGCACACAACACCACAATAGGACGGATTGACCTTGAACGAAGAGTATTAATCACAATTGGTAAGGTGGAATACAACCTTTCTGACTATCCCAATGTCATGATCCTGATAGATGGGGAGTGGGTGGAGGGGTGGGTCTGGACTCCGATACCTATCATACGTAGCGCTTATTATCTCAAGGTTGTATTGGCTATAGAAGATGATTGTGTTCACTTTGTGTATGCACTTCCGAGTGTATGTATCCCGGCAGAAACCTTCCCCTTCATGGACGTAAATGCCTGGAAATCCTAATCGAAAACTGGTTCTAGTAGCAGATACTCACGATCGGTACGGAATGTTCCCTATGCCGGAAGGGGATATCTTGCTCCACGCAGGAGACTTTACCTTTCGAGGACGCCCTGATGAGTTGTCTCGTTTTAATGATTGGTTGGATGCACAAGGTAGCTTTGCCCACAAGGTCATCATCCCAGGTAATCATGATTTGAGTTTTGAAGTCGATTGGTGCGGAGCGGTTGGAAAAGTGCCGGCTGCTGATGCCGTTCTCAACGGTCAGTTGTATGAAGCTTTGGGGCTTAAGATTTGGGGAGAGCCTCGACAACCAGAGTTCTATAACTGGGCGTTCAACGTATCTCGCGAAGGGATGAAGAAAGTCTGGGAAAAGGTGCCGCCAGACATTGATATCTTGCTGACACACGGCCCTCCATACGGGGTAGGGGATATGACTCTTCCAAGGAATTTTAAGCTTGGAGAACATGTGGGCTGTAAGTATCAGCGCCAGTGGATTGAAGAGAACCAACCGAGGTTGGTGGTGTGTGGGCATATTCACCCAGGATATGGCATCTACATGCTGGGAAATACCCTTGTAGTAAATGCAAGTGTTTGTACTGAGGCGTACAAACCTACAAACCCACCCATTGTCCTGCACATCTAAGCGTGCTATACTTCGCTTAAATGCGGCGTTGGTTTATTCGTGATTTTCAATCAGATGATCTCACGGAAGTTGTTGACTTCCGTGAAGCGGAACTTCTTGCACGAAAACTGAGTAAAGAAAACGAGTCTGGATTGATGGAGGTATTAGTCGAGGAGACTAATGGCCTCCTTTTTGTTACTGGCATCTTCCTGCGAGGCAGGAAGAGATACCAAGGCAAGAAAGCTAGGGAAAGTAGTGCCAATGGGCTACCTCCCACACTTTGATTTGTAATTGACAACTCCTTCAGTATTTGGTACCTTTACTTGTATCTGTATCATGAGGGTAGGACTAACTTCCGGGAGGGACGACTCGGGTTACTGTGCTTTCATAAAGGCAAGGAACAACTGAAATGGCACTAGGCGTAATTGCGGACCCCAACTCTCTGTCCCAGGGTGAGGAAACCGTTGTGTCTGATTGGGTGGTTGGCACACCCACAGGGCTGAATGTTACTCATACTTCTGCTGGCGCTAACTTTGAAGTCCTAGCAGCTGGAGATTTCTTTGAAATCCGTGATCACAGTGTTGCTGTGAACAACGGACTTTACATTGCAACCGGTACGCCTAGTGCAAGCTCTCTACCCAGCACAAAGGTTACAGGAAGCGCTCCGTCAGCCTCTGGGTCTGAATCTGCGAGCATGTTCTCTAAGGTAACTACTGCTGTCTCTGACATGGTTTTTGCAAACCAGAGCGTGCGAGTGGTAGACATTACCTCAGCCCTCAGTGAGCTTCCTGCACTGGTAGTTGGGTCTAGATTCGTTGTTGGAGACCACTCAGACCCAGATAACAACGGTACGTATGAAGTAACTGTCGTCAATACTTCAACGAGTGACTACACCTGTACTAAGCTAGACCTTTCTACCAACGATCCGAATAACGCAGCTTCGGAAGCTGCTACTACTATCCATGCTGACAAGAGTGTCATGTACGACACTGCAGCACTGGATATCTATCTCATGGAGAATGGTGGTCTCGACCTAGACGGTGTTCTAGGACAGGCGTTGTATTCTTTCACGGTAATTTCCTGGAAGGACGATGACTTCCTCATTGCAAACGCACCGTTCCCGATGCTTTGTATCGACGCTGACGCTGGTAAGTACTTCGTAGGTCAGGACCCGTCTGGTAACAACTCCGGTTGGCAGATGGCTGACAACGCTACACACAGCATTAGGACCACAAAGCTTCCCAGGAACATGGGATGGTCCGAGGTTAGTGCTGCGGGTGTCTTGAATAAGCAGTATGCGGGTATTCGAACCCTTGGTGCTTTCCTAGACGAGACTCCTGGTACTGGTGACACGGCTTACTATCACTTCGGGTCTGATACCACGGTAGATGACACTGTAAGCTTTACTTTTGCTGGTCCTGTAAATGAGCCTATCGAGGTTTACAACGGCCTAGCAACGCCGGCCGATCCGTCTCCAGGATTTGCTATCACAGTAACCAACACTATCACTAGAGCTGACGGTGGAAACTGGAGAACCGACGGCTACAAGGTCGGCGGTCAGATTGTTATCATTGACGCAGAGGATGTAGGAAACAATGGTACCTACGTTCTTACAAGCGTACAGGACTCGGTAAACGGTGCTGTAGTTGTGGCTGGTACACTTACCAACAACGCTGCAGATACGACTGTCCACTTTGCGACGGATAATAGAAACCTCCTCACACTGAAGTTGAGAGTGCGTACAACGTCGGGTGACACTAACGCTAGAACGTTCGCACAGGCTAACCTAACTTCCGCTGGTGAAACCATCCTCTCAAACCGTTTGTTCACGTTCGGTTTGTCTAACTCTCAGGACCTTGATATCTCCGCATCCGATGCGACGATTGACGGGTCTGTGCCTTACACCGGCATGAGTATGACTTACTACGCAACCCCCCAGTCGTTGGGTGGATCTGGAGACTTGGTAGGCGGTCCATACAACTTCGGTATTGTAATCACTGGTAATGATGGTACTAACACCCAGGTGTATGAGTGGACGCAACGTCAGTTGAGAAAGACTTCTGACATTGATGCCGACGCAGACGTTGCTATTGGTGTTATGATGGACGGTTTGATGCGCTTCCTAGGTCCGACTCTACAAGTTGGATCTGTGGACGGTGGCTTGAGCTTCCCGGTGAACCCGGATGGCGGCGGGTCTGGAGTATTCATCTCCGGCCTCAATGCGTCTAGTCGTAACAACACGGTCTATTACGATAACCTAGGAATTCAGCGTGCTCACCCGCTCGGAGTGCCAGTCACCTTGGATTTCAATGCCACTATTATTGATGACTCTTTGGCTAAGTACACACTGTTCTTTGACGCAACCATCTACACCACTGTAGCTGATTTGGTCATTACAGCGGGTACCGGTGCCAATGGTACCTTCAACTCCACAGGAGCTAATCTACCTACGCTTGCTGTAGGTGCCCTACAATATGTGCGCGTTACCGGGAAGACTGGTGTTGACGCAGCTATGAATGGCATCTACCAAGTAACTACTGAGACGTCTACCTCTGTGTGGAGCGTAACTAGATACGACGGTGACACTATAGTAACTACTGGGTCTTCTTCTTGTAGCGTAGACCAGTATCCGATCGATTCTCCTGACGCAATCATCGTACAGGATGACACTCCGGTGGATGTGACAGGCACAGACCCGAGTGCGGACTTTGTATTCACTTTCGACTATTCCGGAAACACGCAAGGTGGGCGTACTGCAAGCACAGATGCCTTCGTCAAGGCTCGTGCTATTGGACAGTCTGGGGCGCAGTATACACAGACTACGGTACAGACCATTCCATCCACCGCTGTGACCATCCCGGTAACGTCCAACATTGAGAGAAACTTCCTCAACCCGTGATGGTTTGACATATGTGGGGTTATAGTGGCTATCACCTACTCAGCAGGTGCAGGAACAGCTGTTACTACTAGTGCAAAAAACGGTACCGTAAAGTCCTTTACCGGTGGAAAGGTTCGTTTGAACGACCCTATTACTACTGGGAATAACGGTAACTTGGTAGCAAGTCCGACCTATACGGGTCGCTTGATCTATATTAGCGGTGGTACAGGTGTTGGGCAAACTAGGTATATTTCTGGAGAAACATTGTCTCTTGGTGATGGAGACGATGTTGATCTCGACGTTTCTGAGCCTTGGACAACAAATCCTGACAACACTAGTACCTACGAGATTAGCTACATCCTAGAGGACGCAGCCACGCTGGCTGGGTTGTCGTTGAACACCCGAAACGGTTTCTGGGAATGGAAGCGTGAGCTAGTCATTGACGGCTCAGGAACTTTCGCATTCATGTTCTGGGCAGGTGATAAGAAACTTGTCGAGTGGTATGATAACGGTTCCACGTCAGCAGGGTCCGTATATATAGCTAGCAACGGACGTCTGGATATCGGATACCCCCTTGTAGACCTGCCTGTGTTTGGTTGCGCAAGCGTTGTCGTTAACGGCACAGACGGAGAGTGGGGGCTGCAGCTAGCTAGCGGCAGCTTCACAAACTTCTACGACTTCCAGTTGTTCGGCGCTGTGGCAAACAACAACATAAACTCAGCCGGAGGCACGCACGTGTGGCACTCCGGCAAGATACAATCAGCGACTTACGTAGCTTTGTTGGGGGGAACGTTTGAGATCGATGGAATCATTTTCGTAGGAGAGAGCACTACTAACGACACCATCAGGATCGAGGACACTACCACTTTCCTGTCTGGGCAGATGGTTGGTATGTATGGATTCGAGTCCCTGGATGATGGGCTAACTGAGACGTTGGAAGTAAGAAACTGTGTATTTGTTAACACTGCCGGTCGTAATGTTCGTGTTCATGATGACAAGACTTGGAACTTTGTCAATCCAGTAAACCTTGGTAGTGATTCTACTCTCATTAGCTTTGAGATAGATGATCTAAACCAAGTAAACCGATTGTTCTCCGTCCAAGTTACTGTGACAGAACCGGATGGTACTGCCATTACAGATGCTGACTGTTACATTTATGAGGGGTTGACCAACCAAGATCTTCCGACCGCTAACTTTGTCGATACTGATTCTAACGGGTACGCGACGACAGACGTGTTGGTAAATCGATACACATACCCATCGAGCGTGTTTACTACCGTTTCTTATGGAGATTTCGCGCTCAAAGTGTATGAGTGGTTGAAGCTGCCCTTCGTCATTCCCATAGTTCCAGATTTCACAATCACTGGAGGAGTAACACAGGGTGTCGTTTTGGTTGCTGACCCCAACATCGTTCAGACTACTCAGGCGACAGCAATCTCGGCGGGTTCAACCATCACCATGGAGCAGACCGTCAACGGTTCGTCTCTACTAAGCTACGATACGGGCACGATAGCGTTCAACGTGGGTGATACTGTTGTCGGACTAACCAGCAATGCTAACGGCATCGTTACCGAGATCACAGAAGGTACAACCGCCTCGGGGCGAATCCACCTGAGGAATAGAAACGCCATTTCTTCGTTTACAGCGGGAGAGGCTCTACAGGTAAGCGGAGTTACGCGCGCCTACGTAACGAATCCACTTGTGCAACTAGACTTTGCAACGCACATCGACTGCCAAGCGCTCAGCCTACAAACGGTGTATGACTATTGGGCTGCTAGAATGGCCGAAGATACTCTTGGGGCAGTCGGCCAGACTGCCATTGAGTGGGGTGCTGAGGAGTGGGCTCAAATTGTATTTGCAGACGGGAATAGCACCTTTAGGACAGAGCGTAACGTTGCAAACACTAACGGTGTGTTTTTGAGCGACCGAGGTGCCGGGGGCATCACCTATATGACTGCCGATGATGGGACACAGTATGCACCACCCGTTGGGATCACTGTTAGCTTCACTAACGTTGTTGGGTCTGAAATTCGCGTCTACAAAGTTAGTGACGGTTCCGAAGTAGCTGGCATTGAGACAACAACGGCGTCACCTTGGGATGCTGGTTTGGCGGCATCAGTGGCATACAATATTGTTGCTTTGGGCCCCCTTACCGGTACACAATACAAGCCTGTTCGCAAGGAAAATGTTTCCTTTTCTGGCAGTCAAGGTTATGATCTAAACCAGCAGATTGACTTGAACTTCAACAACCCGTGATTTATGCCTGAACTAGAAGAACGCCTTTGGCGAAAAGAAGCTCATCACTTTGTGATTGAGATTCAAGTTGGTAACGTATGGGTTGAACACAGCCGTGCAAATACCTCTTACGAAGCGCGTAATCAGGCTAAAGAAGCTATCATCGACAAGTCGGTAAAGGCTGTTCGTGTCGTAGAGCATGCTCTTACACATGTTGCGACGAAGATTTACGAGGATGCCCAAATAGCCATCTTGAAAATTCCTGCTAAAATGGCAATAACAGATCGTATACAAGCTTGTCCTAAATGCTCTTCTCCTTCTAAGGTCGCCTATGACGGCTGCGATTATTGGACGTTTTGTGACGCTTGCCAAAGCACAATGCCGGTATGATAGATGCCTGATATAGTTACATTCGACACTTCTGGACCTCTGCGAATCATTGAGATTAGCGCAGGCGGGGATAACGAGATAGATTGGCTTGAAATCTACTCGGAGTGGAAGGTGTGGTCTCAGCTATCAGATAACCTGAAATACCCGCCCGCGTTTCGAGTTGTCGGTGGTGACCCTATTTCTGACGTGCAGAATCTAGGCAGTACCTTTTTCTTGCTGGCTCCTTGGAGATTTAGACCTGCAGAGCTGGACCACGAGCTTATTATCAACGGCAATGTTTTCTACGATCCTCCGGGTATTCCCCCCGTTGTGCCGACTCTTGGAGGATACACGGTACTAACTACACTCAAGGTTTCTAACCTTGTGGATTCTGCTGCCACTCCAGAAGTAGACCCAGCGGCTATAGCGGACGCTGTGTGGGATGAGCCTGTTGCAGACCACCTAGGTGTAGGATCTACTGGTGCCGCTTTGGAATCTGGAGGCGCGGGGGGTGCTGGGTTGACTGACGCTCAGGCTACACAGCTAGCAGAAGTTTGGAGGCTACTTGGCCTCGACTCTGCTGCGCCACTAACTATCGCCCGCACACAACGTTCTGCAGGATCCGGTATTGTTTTGAGGATTGCTGAACTACCTAGCGGGTCTGCTACCGTGACAAGGCAATAAATGTCGTTTGACTTGACCATCGGTACTGTTACGTACGTCTTCAACAGCCCTATTCATATTGCGACCCAGGGCTATTTAGATGGTCCTCTAGGGGTTGCCTTTATGGGAGAGGTAGTGGTAATAGACTCTGGGCCGCAGGCTGGAGTTTCTAACGTTCCTCCTAACAACATAGGGTCCTTACTTGGAGATCCTCGTCGAGAGTGGTACGTGCGAGAAAATTCACAGGATCCGCTGTTTGGTCCCTTGTCTTTTGCCGAAGCCGACAGACATTGTCGTTACCTCTCCCAGCTTGAGGACCGCTCAGGGCTTGCAGAGCTTGTAACCTACGTGGCTGATACTAGTCGCGGGGGAGACCCTGCGCGCCTGAGTCCTAAGCCTCGTTTGTTTGTAGCGTTCATTTACATCAAGGGTAAGCGCACACTTGGTGGCCGTACGGCACAATTTCATTCCGATCGTGGGTTGCTTTCGACCACATAAGGACTTACTTTGTCTTGGCGCCGTGTTAAAGCTCCCCGAAAAGAACCTATGACGACACCCATTGACCACGAAGTCAAGAAGATTCGTGCTCAGCACGAGTTCATCGCTGGGATTGATGAAGCAGGCTGGGGGCCAATTGCTGGGCCTCTAGTTGCTGCTTGCGTTATTCTCCCAAAAAACATTGAGATTCCGAAGTTTATCAAAGACTCAAAGAAGTTGAATGAGGCGCGTAGGGTAGAAGCATACACTTGGATTTACCAAAACGCAGTCTATATTTCAGTCGCTGTAGCATCAGTGGATATGTTTACAAAGAACGGTGCAAGCTTTGCACGAGACTACGTATTCAACACTTTGGCTAAGGACTTGGCGTTTGAAACGACTACCCTTTCTAGTGCACCATTTATTGTTGTAGATGGTGATTATCTTCCGGAAGGGATGGCAAATGCTGCTGCTGTGGTGAAGGCGGACGTAATTTGTCCTGAAGTGTCTGCGGCTTCCATTATTGCTAAAGTAAACCGCGACAACGCAATGGTGGTCTTGTCTTCTATGTACCCTGAGTTCAACTGGGATCTAAATAAGGGGTACGCCACGCCCGAGCACCTGTCTGCTCTCAAGAAGTTCGGTGCAACAAAGATGCACCGTGGTAATGTTAAGAAAGTGAAGGAAGCTAAGCCTTATGGCAACGAAGCCCCTGGCAAAGATTAAGCACGGTGAATTGGTACTAGGCGTAATTCCTGAAGCCCGATTCTTCAATGATATTGCGCGCTCGACTTCCCTTGACGTGAAGACGCTGCAACAGACCCTTGCCAACCTTGCAAAAAATGGTTATATCGTCAAAGACTCAAAGGATCAGTGGACTATCCCAGTAACTGAATAGGGGACTAAATGAAAATCGACGTTTATACACCGCCGTGGACGTATCTACTGCGCGCGTTCGTACTATTCATTATCGCGGCACCAACAATTGCGCTTGGTTGGACGTGGTTTCCTGAGGCACAAACAAACGTGATTGTTGCTCTTGGCGTGTCTTTCATCCCCATCATCCCTGCTTACTACTTTGCGGCGAAGATTCACCGCTGGTACGTAGGGGATGTAAACTATAAGGGGTTGATTGTTTTCCACATGATTTCTGAACAAGTAGTTCCCACCTTCCGAGAAGGTGTGCAACAAGCTGTGAAGAAAGTCACCGAAGAATACGTACACCGTTTTGCGAATGACCCGAAGTTTCGTGCCACAGAAATCATGCTGGCAGTTTTGGATAAGGAAGAGGAAGAGGAAGAGGAAGCGTAATGGGAACGCGCACTTGCATTGTGTGCCGCTGCCGCCTCTCTAGGTTGTTTGCACGGTGGTGATTGAGCGTGAATCCACGTTTACTTGGAGGGAAGACCCTAAATGCCCAGAGATTGGGCGTTGGAGGTTTTGGGAAGTTTTACCCAAGCTGAGTTACAACTTTAAGTGTGTAGGTGGAGGCCACAGCCCTAAGGGTTGTGGTCATTTGTTTGTAAGTAAGGGCGCCACACAATGTCCAAGGTGTGGTAATGCTTACGTACAAAATATGGGAGAAGAGAAGTGAAAAAGATCGCCGTAAAGGCATACACAAAACTGCGCCCTGGCGAAGTCTATGACTTTCAGTCTTTTGCTGGAGAACGCTTTGAGCGGGACGGGAAGTCTCTTCTTCGTTTCAAGCCTAGTATTGTGCGCCGTGGAAAGCTTCTTTTTGTTAGTACTCGCTGGCGTGTAGCACGAGACCTGAAAGGTAAGGAAATCAGTCGAGAGCTAGTAGGAGATCGGCTTGCTTTTGTTCCAGATGAGGATACAGCTATCTGGGAATTCACAGGTGAAGTACTAAAGGTTTACGAGTGCCATATTTGTTGTGGCCTGTTTCAGATTTACGAGGTGGAAGATGGGGATGTTGGACCCTGAACTAAACATTCCGTTTGATGTGTGGGATGAGGATGATGTTGATTTGCAGGCTGGGGCGACCCCTGATTCCTACTTTCCTAACGGAGTAGTATTCAACTCGTATCAACTAGCTATTCAATCTACTCTTGAACTATTAGGGACTAGGATATCCCCCATCCCGGTGATTATGCCTGTCACTGCCTCCCCAGACACAGTTGCTGCTGTGCTGCGCAGCGGGGCCGCTCCGGTCCTCCTGGACGTGGACTACCTCACCCTTCAGATGAACGCCACGCAGCTTCAGGACGCCCTCCAGGAGCTTGAGAGCGCCATCGTTTTGCTTACCATGCCAGGAGGGCAGGCAGTAAACGAAGGCTTGATCACACTGGTGGAGGATCTGCCCACAGTTGTTGATACCCGTCTAGTGCCAGATCCGAAGGACCTCAAGCAGTTAGGATCTTTTACGGTGTACGATTTGGGGCCGATGTGTGGTGCGGGAGGCGTAGTAGTACATAAGTTTCTACCACAGCTTGCTGAGTTGAAAGTAGTACGAAGTGGCAGTATGGGGCACTCTGGTAAGCTTTCTTGGCCACAGACCCACTACATCGAGCAGCGTGTTGATCAGGTGGCTAGCAGGAAACAAGACCAAGCACTCAATGCTTTTCTATACACAGATGCCTTGCGCGCGAGTAATAAGTCTGGTATGATAGTTTTCAAGCATAGCTTGGATTGGCCTTATTACTTAGTTCGTGTGCCCAATGCTGCGCATGTGGTAGCACATCTTCAAGAGCAAGGTATACGGGCAGTGTTTGGATGTTACCCACTACACCTAGTTGATGAGTTGAAGCCACGCTGGACTGAAGCCCCTGAATATCCAGTAGCTGAGAAGCTTAAGGACGAAATAGTGGCGCTTCCTACATGGTTCGATCCTCAAGGTGACTCAGTGAAGAAAATCATTGGATTGATGCTAGAGGTTTGTGAATGAGTAAAAAGAAGAAAGTAGATATCAAGGTTCATCTACCTAAGATGATCAATTCTTCGTTGTTGATAGAATTGCCTGGTAACTCTCAGAAGCAGTCTAGACACGAGTTCACAGAGCTTAGAAAGAGCATCCGTGATAATGGCTTTGATGAGAGCCTACTTGTCAGACCCATCGCTGAAGGGTATGAAATCGTAGCTGGTAATCACAGATTTAGAGCCGGTAAGGCTGAAGGAATGGCGGATTTCCCGTGTGTTGTAAGAGACGATTGGGATGAGGTCAAATCAGAGATCGAGTCTGTTCGTAGAAACTATGTTAGAGGTAAGATTGACAAGACTGCATTCACAGCGCAAGTAGATAAGCTGTCTAGTAAAGCAAGTTTGCCACTAGACGTTATCTACGAGCAGATGGGATTTGAAGACGCAGATGCCTTCACGAAGTTCTATGAAAAAGAAAAGGCGACACAAAAAGCTGTTGCGACAGCGACAGCGTCACCGCCAGCAGTTCGAATTCTTGACGACTTGGGTACAGTCATCTCGACTATTCTTGCGGAACACGGAAGTACTGTACCACACAGCTTCATCATATTCCCCGCAGGAAATAAACACCACTTATATATTGCAAGTACCCCAGCCCTCAGGGGGGCGTTTGAAGCAATCGTGGAATATTGCGTATCACAAAGCATTGACATCAACATCGCCCTCGGCGGACTTCTACAAATCGGTATCGCAAACTCCAGCTTCCTCAAAGGCGAGCACAAAGATACTGTTGATAGAGGATCTACCGGTGAAGGAGGTGCTGACATTCACGTTCGATCTTTGAAAAAGGATGACCTGTGACAAAGCGCTACAAGCCTGAAGACGTCACAGCGGATGATCTCAGGTACTTAGGTAACGACAGTTTCATCATGTGGGCGTTGACCTCGGGGGCAAAGGTCGATAACAACGATATTGACTTTGACAAGCACAGGTACTTGATTCCCATCTACATGGATGATAGTAAGAAGATTGTGTGGCAGAAGGCCGCTCAGATGGGGGCTACTGTTTACATGCTTCTGCGCGCCCTGTGGTGGTTGGAGAAGCATCCGGGGCGTAAGGCCGGTCTGTACTTCCCCACTAAAGATGGTGTTGAGAACCTGTCAAAGGACAGACTCACGCCTCTCATCGACTCTGCACCCTCGATCAAGTCGATAACGACAGAAGGTGATAAGCTTGGTCTTCGAAGGGTGGGTACAAGTTCTTTCTACTTGTACCACCTTGGCGGCGTTGCCTCCAAGGACTCTGTTCCCTTGGACTTCATTTCATTCGATGAGGTTCGTCTTTGTGAACCCAAGGACATTCGTCAGGCCCTTTACCGCATCAGCCACTCAATGGGACATGGTTATGGATACCAAACGTTCATGAGTACTTGCGGGCTTCCTGAGATCGATATCAACCGGTACTTCAATGGAGGCACGCAACATGTGTGGATGAGTAAGTGCGGGTGTGAAGACGGTTGTGACTTAGCCCGCACATTCCCTGCTTGTGTTATCACTGATGATCCTTATAGACCGGGAGAGTTGTATCTTCGTTGTCCGGCTTGTTGTTATGAAATTAAAGACCCACAGAACGGTCGATACGTTCCTATGAATCCTGGAGCGGACTATAACTCTTACCACGTGAGTCAGTTGGTTTCCAAATTCCGCCCTCTCAAAGATATCTGGGCAGAGTACCTAGAGACTGTGAACATGGAGGAGTTTTACAACGCCGCTCTGGGTATTCCTTTCATCGACGCAGCAAACCGTGGTGTAACTCCCGCTATGCTCAAAGAAGCTATTGACCCTGAGCTTCGTTGGATGAAAGATGAGATTGCCACTAAAGGCAGAAACGCGATGCCTAGAACCGCGATGGGAGTAGATCAGGGTGGTGCTTACAACATGGTAGTCATTGCCGATATCAACGCAGATGGTACTAAGAAGCGCATTAGACACGTTGAGATTATTGAGATGCACAACCCCGACTACTATGAGAATAATGAACAAGTGTCTCCCTTCAATAGACTTTACAAACTCATGGATGAATTCAACGTTGGTATTTGTGTAGTGGACATGATGCCAAACTACAACGAAGCTTTGAAGTTTGCACAATCCTTTCCGGGGAGGGTGTTTCTGGCCCGTTATCAGCGAGAGGGCACTGAGGTAGTGCAGTGGGGAGACCGTGGTAAGACCAAAGAGACCGTCCGCAAGGCTGGTCCGCTTCTCAAGTTCAAGTACCAATGTGCTCTTGGGCGCTTTCCTTCTCTATCCTTCGCCTTGGGCGAGTGGCGTGAAGGAAACGTTTCTATTCCCCCGTTGGACGGGCTTAGACAGATGGCCCGTTCAGAGGAACAAGACTCCCGTAACCAGCTTCTCCCGGAGGCCCCGGCTAGACGCCTCTTCAGCCACCTTCCAAGGCTTATCAAGCGTTGGAAAGAGGTCGGTGAGGCGGCCGAAGGCAAGGGGCGCTGGGAGTGGATTTACGCAGGGGGAGACCCACACTTGGCACATGCTTGGAACTACTGTAACGTGGCGCTGGAGAGGCTTAGGCGAAAACCCCTCTGGACATTCGGGTGATCCAGCCTTACATTTGCAAGAGGAGACGGTATGACTGAAGCCACAAATAAAAACGACTTCACGCTCAATTCGCTAGAGGACCTTGAGATTGTCCGCGTACAGATGACGCTATTTAATGGCAGTGAAAAAGAGATTACCATGGAAGGAAGTCTCTTGAAGAACGGGGTAGCTCCTTTCAAGGAATTTGTTGAAGGGCATGATATTAAGTTCGACTCTATCAAGGAACTTCGGGTCGAAACCTTTAGTGGCAGGGGCGGGGCTTACGGGCGTTCTAGGAGTGAATGCATGTTTAAGCCTATTGATTGGTAGACCTTTCCACCCTTTAGTTGTATAATTCAACTGAAGGGTGGTATTGGTGGATAAACCAGCATCTACTGAAGAAACAGTTGACCGCCTCATAGCAGAGGCGCGTCAACTACACCTTCTTCTAAAAACAGTTCGCCACGAATTGCGGGCAATTGTAGACCTTGATAGCCTATCGCTGCAAGGTGCGGTAGCGTATTTGGTTAGACAAAAGCGGCTGCTGGATGAAGTGAAGCGGCTTCTTAAACGAGCAAACAATACACCTGGAGAAGCACTCAATATCCTCCTCCAGATTGAGAGTCTTATAGACAAGTCGGAGTGATAAATGATCCTATTCTGGTTGTTGGTTCTACTGTTGGTAGTTCTGACTTTCAGTTTTGGAATTGTTTTGTATCTTCCCGGTCTTCTCTTGTCTAGACTTACCAGGCGCCCGTGGTTTGAATCCCCGGGCGCCTATTTGATTGGGGCAGGCATTCTCCTCATATACGCGGCTGTTCGCGTGCATGAGGAGCTTGCTTCGGAACCTGGGCACATTCATGAGCGTGCAAGCAAGCTAATGCAAGGGGACAAATGCAACAACAACTACTGACCAGCAAAAGTGACCACTGGAATACCCCCGTTTCTTTCCTAGAGAGAGTTGAAGAGATAGATGCCATTGGACTTGATCCGTGTCCAAACAGCCACAGTTACGTAAATGCTTTTGTAGAGTACTCCCTAGCGAACGAAGAAGACGGGTTGGCCCTACCCTGGCACAGCAACGGACTCGTCTTCGTCAACCCTCCCTACGGGAGAAAGCTCAAGTCGTGGACTAGAAAGATTGCTGAAGAAGCCCTGCGTGGAGCAGAGATCGTAGCCCTCACACCTGCGCGAACAGATACGCGATGGTTCCACGACTACATCCACCCGTACGCCAACTCCATGCTGTTTTGGAAGGGAAGAATCAAGTTCATAGACGGCACTACGGGTAAGGAACGCCACTCGGCCACCTTCCCGAGCTTGGTCTCATACTTCGGGCCCAGACCCACGAAGTTCAAGGCTGCTTTTGGAGATGCTGGTCTACTCATTGAGTTGAGGTAAAGATTTCCTAGGCAGCTTCAGATTCTTCTGCTACAATGTTTGTGGGGATGGAGGTTTTTGTGATCGTCATCGACCTACTTGGAGAAACTGAAGATGGACTAGTTCATTCGCAGAAAGATTCCTGCGAAAACGATCCAGAACGCAAAAAGGGCCGCCCCGAGGATTTGATCCCCGAGACGGCCCTTCAAATTGTGGTGCCGACAACGCCGGCTAATGAGGTTCCTCCTCCTATTCTTCCAGATTGACCTCTCGCAGCAGTTCAGCCGCGAAGCTCTGTACGCGGAGTAGGATATCGTGGATATCCTTTCCAGTAACCGGACGGTTCTCAGACTCAGCGAGGAAGTGCGCGAGGCGGATGCTGTTCTTGATCTGACGTCCGTTTACCTCGTGGAGAGCCAACTCGCAGATCTCCTCCTCGGTAAGTGTGATTTCGTGTACGTTCAGCAGGTTACGCACGATTTGCTCACGCACGTCGTCCGTGTGGTCGTGGTACTTACGAGCAAACGAGATGCGAGAGTAGAAGGCTGGATCGATAGCCTTCACACGGTTTGACGTGAGGATGAGAATACCGTTGTAGTATTCCAACAACCTCAAGAACGTTCCTACCATTGCGTTGCGGTGGATATCTCCGCGAGAACGTTCCTCAAGGAAGATATCGGCTTCGTCAAGAAGAAGCACCGCGTTCCACCTCGCAGCAAGCTGCAGGACGGTCTGTAGGTTCGTCTCCAAGGTATCCACGTCCACCCCTAGCTCACCCACAGAAGCGGCGTAGAGAGGGCGCTGAACCGTCTCAGCGACGGCCTCAGCTGTGAGGGTCTTACCAAGGCCCGGCTTTCCGTGGAATAGGAAGGTACAACCGCCTCCCTTACCGTCGATGAAGTCCGTAACCCTGGAAGGATCCACGTGTTTGACAAGAGAAAGGATTAGCTTTTTGTCATCAGTGTCCATGACAAGCTGGTCGAACGCATCCTTGCGGAAGTTGATTTCCGTAAGGTCACCCGCATGGAACCTTCCCCACTGCTTGGCAGCAAACGAGAACCCATGCAAATACGGTTCGATTAGTGCATACTTCTTGTTGTTGAAGGTTGTAACATCTACAGCCGTTTGATCCTCAGAATCACGCTTGTAGTTTCCAGACGGCTTGACTAGCTCCATACCTTCATGGTCAACCATGGCACGGCCACTAGCAGGAATCTTGCGGTATCCCCAGAATGTTTTGATATCTAGCGTCCCGGAGCAGAGCACGTAAGAGGGTTCGCGGCTTAGCCTAATGACCTTCTTACCAACTTCCGCTAGCTCTGCACATTCTTCCTCAGTCACCTCGAATTGAATTCCGAGACTTTCAAGAGTCTTTTCACCCTCCCAGAACGGGATACTCTTGGTGGTGGTTACTCCACACAGTGCGTTTGTTTCCCAGCGATATACTTGAATAGAACACGTCACGTAGCTGCCGAAAAACGTATGCTGTTCCCTGGCTGAGATAAACTGCGCGGGGGTACGGAATTCCCCGGGCTGTCCCTTATCTAGGAACATGATAGGAAGGTCAATGTCCGCCGGAAGGGGAGAATCGTCGTAGATACTGCGATTCACCATGTGTGGGTTGGCAAAACGGTTGAGTACGTTGACTAGGAAATTGAATTCGAACGGCTTGTTCTTCTCGATGATATCTGTGATGTGCTGTTCGTATACAGCGGTATTCCACTCACGGAACGCCTCGAACAGGTTGGCATCAACACGCCTAAAGGTTTCCATCATCATATTGACATGATGCGGACCATGAATGTTGATGGCCTCCAAAAACTGACTCATAGGGATTACGACGGACTCAAGATCCCTGGTGTTGACAGTTTTTAGCGCAGCCTTGTTCATCAACTCTCGCTGATCGTATTTGAGACATTGCCACTCCCAGTTCAAAAGCTTATGAAGCAAGCGAGCGTTGGGCCTGACAGAGACGGCTTCGTGAAGTGTTCCCTTGTTGAGAACCTTGAATTGCACGGACGCCTTCTTAGGCGCCTTCTTAGCTGCCTTCTTAGGCGCCTTCTTAGCTGCCTTCTTAGGCGCCTTCTCGACAGCCGCCGCACTTTCTACAACCTCTACGGCACGAAGAGCTGCCTCTGCACGCTCAAGTGCTTCGCTTAGGGTAGTGATGGCTGCGCTGCTGCCGTTTGACTGATTTGTTTGTTCACTCATCTTTTTTTAGTTCCTCAATTAGTTGTTTGTTCTCTTTACGAAGTTTTTTGATCTCATCTCGTTGGGTAGTTACTATTGCAGTTTGTTCAGCTAGCACCTTTCTAAGTCGGTCACGATCTGCACGAAGACGGGTAATCATCTTGAGTAGATCACTTCGTCCAACACGAGTCAAAGGCTCTTGGTCAGTAATGTCTGCAGCATTATCCATAGTGTACCCAAGCTAGAAGGTAAATGAGGGATCGTATCCAAGCTTTTTCCGACATAACTACTCGTTCTAGTATTCGGGCACACTTATCACGTTCTATGACCAATTCGAGAGCTAACGGAAACGTAGTTATTGCTTCGTCTTCCCGATCTTGTGCAACGCGCCGCCAAATACAAACATTTCCTAGGATAATTTGATTCCAAATAGGGTCCATCACCTTTTCAACCATTCTAAAATCCAAGTAATGCTATGAACCCACTCCCTTCGTGAATAGTCTAAGTGTGTTTGTAGGAATTTGACGTCCTTAGCTTCTAAGACCCATTTGTTAGACAAAGCGTGTAGGGTTTGTCTAAGGGATCCTTCACCGAGTTTTGCTTCCTCGGTCCAGTAAGCCGCACTATCTAGGAGCACCAAGTGGTTAGTTGGCATAACATAGCCATTCTAGTATGTACGAAAAACAATACGCCCAAGCACGTTCGCTGTTTGTTACAAGTTTTTCTGAATAGAGTACTTCAACTCTTTCAGCAACCAACTCTCTTTTCAAACGGTGTAACTGCCTGTATGCCCCAGCTTCTCGTTCTACTGCTCGCATCCGCCAGTGACACGCAGAGCTTCTTATGAAATCTTCTTTACGAGTTGCCACCAGCGTTAGCTCTTTCAGGGTATCCGTGGTCATCTATTTCACCATTCCACCATGCCAGCCAGTGACGCTCGCAGAAGTGGTTAGGTGCGTCGTAGTCGGCTTCCTCTTGGCAGCCTGGTACGACACACCCTACCACATTGTCATACTCATCTATAGAGTGGTTTCTTTGCGCTCGTTTATCCATTCTTGAAGTCCCGCGTAAGCCTGCCAAAAAGATCGTAGCAAAGGTTCAGGGATATCTCCGTGGTCAGCAGCCTTCATTACTTGATAAGCACTAGTGGTGTAAGCCACTACGCTAGTTGTCTTCCAGCCAGGAGGGCAACGCACAAGGTCACGAAGGTTCGACGTCTTGTCTGCAATCTTCACCATGCGTGCCCTACAATCGGCACGCTGCATGCAGGAGATCTGATACTTACGTTTCTCGTCTCCACTAATACCAGGAGTATTTGTGAGGGCTCCAACGAGCACTCGGACCTCATTACCAAACATCATGGACAACTCTTCCTCAGTACATTCTGTGTCTTCTAGAACGTCATGAAGAATTGCAACCTGAAGGGTAATGAGGTCACAAATGCCCGCGTCTACTAGGATAGAGACTGTCTCAATAGGGTGAACCATGTACGGTACGAAAGATGCGTCCCTAGCCTTCCTTCGCTGGTTGCTATGCTTATACAGAGCAAAGCTAATTGCGCGAAGTAGTTCTTGACTAAAAGGTATCAGGACTTCTTTCATTACTCACTCCGATGTAAATGCTTCGAGTAGTTTTGCTACATCGTCGTCGTACGTAGAGACCAGCGTTGCAATCTCCGAAGGTGTCATAGGTCCGATGAGTTGAGCAGACACATCCACAGAGCGGAAATCTGCCGTGGACTTAGGACGACACAGCACAAACTGTCGGGGCTGGAGGCCCCCGATACGAGCTTCTAGCTTGTGACGATCGTACTGTGTGGAGGTTGCTAGTGCCTCGATAACACGACGGCGATCGTGGGCCATCTGCAAGCGCCCAACCACCCAGGTTTCACAGTTGGACAAAGCCTTGTAGTCCAGGTCCATAGGGTTCTGGGAGGCGAGGACAAGCCCCAGACCATACGCACGCGCCTGCTTGAGCATGGTCATCAGGGAGCCCTTAGTGGCCGGCTTGTTGGGGTAGGGGGGCAGGAGCCCAGCGCATTCGTCCACGAGGAGAGCCGCACGCAGAGCAGAGGTTCCACGTTGACGACGCATCCAAGCCTCCATACTGTCGAACAGTAGTGCGAGAGCAAAAAGACGCTCATCATCGTCGAGATGCGCTACTGAGTACACAGTAACGTTTGTAGGCTTGTCCGGGCTGTTGGATGTGAGTAGTTCACTCACATCCAGGTCGATTCCCGTGCGCCACCTTTCGAAGCTGGGAGCTACAAGAAGGTTGTTTAGACGCGCTGCGAGCGCGTTCCTGCTGGCGCTGGGGAAGGCGTCATCTAGTGTCAAAGCACCAAACGACCTGAAGGGAGGATCACAGACACCTGTGATCAGCCCTACCAAGTTGACGGCAACACCGTTCGCATGGTAGTGGTTCAAAAGCTTTGAGAGAAAGCTGTGCTGCTTTGACGAAAGCGGGTTGGCATCCTTCGCGCGAATCATCATGAGAAGCTGAGACACAGTATTCTTGACACGCTCCGGACGCTGGAGGTTGGCGAACAAGTTGATTTGCTCGCCATGAGAGCCTCCAGGCGTAAGCACACGAAAGTTCATGCGCTTACGCACGTCAAACGGCTGCATAGCCAGGTTACACATATCTCCCTTGATATCTACGATGATAGTAGGGATACACGCATCCACATACTGCTCTGCGATGTTGATGACGATGCCGGTCTTACCCGATCCTGTCATGCCCAAAACAGCGACGTGTTTGGTGAACTTATCTACTGGCAGAGCGATTGCTTGCCCAGAGATGAGATGTGTCCCCAGATTGATGTTCGTCATGTAGTCTCCAAAGGCATTCGAGAATTGGTCACTATAACCACTCGACAAGGATTTTGCAAGAACGATCAGACTACGGTGACGATTGCGCGGGCATCCGAGAAGAGCTTACGTGTCTTCTCATTCCACGCCACAAAATACACATAGTCTGCGAAGGTGCGCTCAACAAACTTAGGAAGCTCACCACGGTGTTCGCTGGTCATGCTCTTGGCAATGGTGAGCATGGGGTGTTCACCTTCGACACGCTGAACCGTAAGGCGGTGCTTCAAAGAGTTCATACGGTTTTCAGCAATCATGCGGCCCTTAGCCTTCTTATGCTGGTCACCCTTGACTCGTCGAAGTCCGCGATAGCGGCTTCCCTCGTAATCACATGTCCACTCAGTGGGGCGGCACACAGAGATTCCGAAAACGATCGTATCGCCTTCGATGACTCGTGCCACAGTGATCACGCGGGTAAAGTTCTTGGGATCTGTGAGATATGAGTAATGCGTTGTCATGGTTTCTATATGTGTATGGGTTAGAGGGTTGTCAAGAGTCGAAGTCCTGAAAACTGAGTTCTTCGTAAGGAATGAAGTCACGCATGAAGGTTTGTAGATCCATAGTGTGCGCGTTGTTAGGGGCGCCTTTTTGATAGAGAGAGATCATTAGCTCGTATGAGCCTCCGTTTCGGGACTGTGGGAATACACTACCGACGATAAACTCAGACGGTGTTTGCATGTCTTCCAATGTCCCATCCTCTCCCAGCTGCATGGCTTCCCCTTTGGTAATCCACAGTGTTCCAGAAAGGCTTTGTTCAACCTTTTCTGCAACCTGTTTGCGCATCATCTTGCTGGAGCTGTACTTACCCGTCTTAGCTTCGTACCAAGGAAAGATCAGCTCGTCCATCACTTTGCGAACGAGAGTATCCTTTCCATAGGACGCCATTCCTACGAGAGTCAGTAACAGATCTTTTAGGGTTGTTTCTTCGTCCATATTTCACCGGCTCACTTAGTCACCTCCGTGCAGAGGAATTCGACGACTTCGTACGTATCGTCTGTGATCTTTTCCATGAATTCGAGGTGATCTAGTGCCGCATCATAGGACAAGAAAGGGAGTTCGGCCCCTTTTCCGTGAGCGTAGGTGCGAGGTTGATACGGCTTAGAGCGCTTCGCCACAAACTTTCCGTCACTGACCCTGCGAACCTTCCAGCAAGTGAATGTAGTGCTCATACTATTCTATCTCCGTAGCTGTGGTATTTCGTAGCAGGGCCCACCAACCATCGGCTTTAGCCTTCATTTCGGCTGCGGTGTAAACCTGTCTGACAGAAAATCGGTTCGAGCGTTGCTGTGACGCCCATTCTCGTGCCTCCTCTTTGCTAGAGGCACGAACCTTCCACACCTCGTCATCTCGACTATCGGTGTGGTTACTCGCGTAGACGTAGTAAATACGTCCCCTCATACGTCAGTCCTCTCCCTCAAGAAGATTGGGAACCTAGGCTTACCAGCGTTGGTGTGCCCTTGGTGTTTGTAGGTGATGGTGCAGCCGATCTCAGGAGGATTTTCACGCTGCTGGTCGCTAAAACCGCTCCCTACGTCGAATTCAATACCGTCTGCGTCCCTGCACTCAAGTGCTCCGAGACGGCCCTTATGACGTCCTTTGCCTCCCTTGTACCCAACGACAACCGCGTCTGAATCTTGGAAGCTCTTCACCTTGAGAAGAGTTGTGGAGCGTCCTTCCACGTAGGGAGATCCAGGCTGCCGAAGCATCACTCCCTCACCTCCGAGACCCTCTACTTTCGTGAGGTAGTCTTGAAGGTGGTCTTCTCCCAAACAAAGCATTTGTGGAAGAACCTCTACATGCTCAGGCCATTTCTCAGCGCGCATTTGCAGCCACGCCATACGCTTTTCGAAGGGGAAGTCAATTCGTGGAGCATCAAACACGCGATATTTAACTTCTTTCCAATCCTCGCTCTTGTCCTGCCTACGGACAATACTAACTGTACGTTGAAACTCTCCACGCCCTACAAAGAGTTCTCCATCTAGCTCCAAGAGATGGGGCATGCCCTCCTTGAACCAATCCGGAGCGTGGTAAATGTTTCCAAGCCTTGAGATGAAGTTCTCACCGTCCCAGTAGGCCCTAACCCCGTCAAGCTTCTCGCTCATCCACCACCCGGTGGGGTCCATCTCTCCATCCCAACTATGGGCGAGAAGAAGGGACGGCTTATTGGCTTCAGCAGCTGCCTGCTTTGCCACAGTAGCTGCAGTCTTCTTTTTTGCAGACTTCTTTCCCTTCTCCGGGAAAGAGTCCCCGAGACGAGCACGCTCCGCATCCTCGCCACGAAGCTTTATGATGTGCTTACACGTACGCACATCAATAGAGTTGGACTGGTTACGCCATGCAGGACAAGAGCAGGAGTAAACACCGCCAACATTTTTCAAGACATAAGGCTTCTTACCGGAGCCTTGTATCTCAGTAGTCTCTCCGTCTTTGAGATCAGTCATCAACAGTCTCCTCTTGGGTGGTGAGCGCATCGAACGCCCCGACGAGCGCACAGATACCGCAGTCCCGGTCGTCATCCCCGTCGTCGATAAGACCGGACCCCCCGCAGGCGCGGCACGCCTCCTCCGGCGGGAGGGCGCGCTCCGGGTCGCCGCAGTCCACCAGCACATGGGCGTCGGAGAGCGCCTGGCCCACGAGGTCCACCACTCGGAGGAGGGCGCGTAGGTCTGAGGTGGCATGGTTTTTTAGCAGAAAATCGATCTCACCAAGAGTCTTGCCGGGCCCGACTGTCCACCGCTCCCTGATCTTGTCCAGCTTATTCATTGTGATGCCCGCAAAGCTTTCACCGTTGGTAGGCGCCCGTTGAGAGGATCTCAGAAATCCTTTCAACGGCTTCTAGTAATGTGGTTGCGGGCCATGAATGGAAGCCCACTTCCACGTTGCGGTGCCACACCAGCACGGAGTCATCCCCGGTACGCCAGCGTAACCAAAAAACCTTGTTAGGCTTACCGCCCCAAACACCCCGGAACTTGACTTCTATACGCTCACTCATTATCGTTCTCCATATTCGAGGGTCATACTACTTCCGAGGTGTCACCACCGAGACTTTGAGTTTCACAACCTCAGTCCTTGCCTTTCTAGATCCTTTATGAGGTTCGTAAAGGCTCTCTTGTCACTGGGAGTTGATCCGGTGTATACCGCCCGCCTGCTCTTGTCAGGCGGGCAAAACCGGACATGGCTGTTCTTAGTCTTCTCGACTAGCCAGCCCTGTTCCTTAGCAGTCTTGATAATCTTCCTCAGGTGTTTCACGGCTCCTCCAAATGCCCGGTATCGTCAGGATACTTTTCACGCCAATCAGCGAGAGCATTCTTGAGGGATGATCCCTTTCCTGGGGTACGCGGGTCACCACTTGGGGAATACACTACCGGATCCCTAGACGCTTTCGGGTACCCTACAAACCAGCCGGCACCACCACAATTACGTGCATGCAGCTTACCGATTTGCCCACGGAGTTTATCCCCACCCCTTGAGTCAATAGCAGTCCACTTTGCCCATACCCCCGCCGACGCGGCCTTGGGACGGTCTGTTTCATCCGGCGCTTTCATGACTACTTTGATAGTGGTTGGGTCACAGCCATAATTTCGTGGAAGGGCGTCGGCTCCCCTCCTCGTTGTCTTCGAAGCTTCTTTCACGGGCTTAGGCTTGGTATCTTCTTCAGCAGTGTGGCGCATCTTCCACTCTTCTACTGTCAACCTTTCTGCAACCTCATTTAGAGACTTGCAGCCACAGTTTGGGCAAAGCCCTCCACGAATGGAAAACTTTGCGGGCGACCCACAATGACTACAGTACAACATTACTTCCCCTTCCCCTTCTTCTTGCCAGACCTCTTCTTGAGCTTGGTTGCTGCGGCCTTGACCAGAGAGCGTCCCTTGCGCGCCTTCTGGACCTCCAGCAGAGAAAGGTGTGCAAGCCCTGCACCCTCCCCCATCTCCACGCCCGTGAGCTTGGACACGGCGAAGTTGGGGCCATCGTGGTACTGATCGGAGGCCACAACCATCTCAACAAGGTTCTTCCCATCTCCGCGACACCACTTGCGGAAGGGAAGATCGGACTTGGACGCCTTGTGCTGCCTGCGGAGCCACGTCTTGGTGATAGCCTGAGTCATGACAGATCCCACTCTCCTGTTCGATACTTGTAACTCTGGTGCTGTTGTTTAGGGTTCTTGAGAAGGTTTCGCTGACCTTCCGAAAGCTTCATGTACTTGTTGTACACCCACTGTGGCATATTCACCGGCTTAGCTTCTGCATCGATGAAAGGCTTGAGAAATAGCCCTGAACAACGCATACAGCCCGGGTTGCCGCAGTTGGAAGTCTCGTGAAGTCGAGGGCGAGGACCCTTGCGCTTATTCTTAGAGGCACGCTTAGACTTGGTGTTGACACCCTCTTCTGCCCACCTCTGATACTTTTCCTGATTCGCCTTCTTACGAGCGCGCTTCGCCTTCTTACGCTTCTCTGCAGACTTGGCTTTACTCTTTTTGCTCATACCCCTACCTTATCCATCGTTTCCGCGTTGTCAATCGTCGTCGTCGATAAGTTCACCCTCTACGATATTGTCTGCCGGTAGTCTAGCCGGCGGTTCAGGATCTGCCAGCTTGGATAGTTGTGCTTCTACTACAGCGGATACTAAAGCTTTTTGTTCCGGCTGTTGTAGGGACCTAATGAGCGGGGATACTTGTACTTCGACAGTAGTTTTGCTGGTCGCTCTTTCAAGCCTACCCAAGTCCATGAGAAGCTTTGTATGCTTCTCTCTCGCCTGCATCACCAGCGCTAGAGCCTTTGTCTTGGTAGCATCATCCCCCTGGTGATACAATTCCCAAGCTTTATGCTCTACCTCTTCATAGAGAGAAGCCGTTTCTCCGACAGTATGATCTTGATCGATGCTTTGCCCACGCTCAACTAGGTGTTCTCTAATACGCGCCATTTCTTTCGAAATGACTGGTTGAGAAACTTTTAGAAACCCTGCCATCGCTGACTGGCTCAATCCTCGTAGCTTGAAGCGCGCTATCAGTTGCTGTCTTTCTGTTAAACCCTCATAGGGGTCCGTCTGAAGCAGCTTTAGGTCTTCCTCGGTACTTAGGGCGTCTGCTACCTTGACAGCCTCAGCGAGGTCCCCAGCTTGAGGACGTCCATTCTTTCCACCGGTTGGTTTTCTAGCCATGTGTAACCTCCAGTGGAAATTATAACACGTTTATTCGAAACTGGGAAAAGGTTGCCGGGTGAGGGGATCGAACCCCCATCATCCTGACCCTCTAGACTAGTATAGAGGGCTTCATCTTCCTTGCGAGAAGATTATCGGGTCTGTTGCTAGTCACTGCACGTGGGTTGACTATCCCCCACTAACTACCCGACAGGCTGTTTTTTACCGCTTAAACTAACCCGGCGTAATCTTTCAAACGAACAGCAGCATAACTGCTATCTTTGCAGCAAGTTCTGCATTCTTTTGAGGCGTTGTAATCACCTCCCGCGTCCCCCTGCGCCCCTTCCCTACGAATCGCGTCGGAGTCCAGTCTTCCGGTACCGGCTCTTCCTCGGGCGTGGGGCGCAGGGGGATAACGGTGATTTCCATCAAGTGAAAGCGAAGCGGATCCACTGAAATCTTCCTACTTCCTGGCCGACTTTTTGGCGCTAGGGCGCTGCTTACCAGGCTTCTTGTCAGGGCTCTTTGCAGAAGGCTTGGGCTTCTTTGCGTCTTCGATCGCCTTGGCAATGCGTGCGCGCTGCTTAGTGGCTCCCTTACCCTCTCCAAATCGCAGATCTAGGGCAGCAAGTTGCTGCGTGTGGGTAAGGCCACTCCAAGCCTTGTTACGCTCCTCGGCCTCCCTACGCCTCAGGTCCTTACGATACCGACGGGAGAAGAGAGGATTCCGAGAAGGGTCACGCTTAGCCATGTTACAAGCCTTTCTTGAAATTGAGGTGGGCCTTTTATCCAGTCATGCCCAGGACTGTACTTCTCTAGAGTAGCTGAGGATTAGTCCAGCACGATGGTGGTTTCGCGCTGCTCCTCGTCCCCAAACAGCGCCGCTCCGGAGATGGCCGCCCCATTGCTGGGAGCCTCCTCGGAATCGGCCTCGGGCTCAGGAGCCGCCTCCTGCGGAGACTCAGCCGGCGCGGGCGCCTGCTGCTCCTGGTACTTGGCCGCACGCGCCTCAGCAAGCCATTCCTTCGGAGGACGGGCAAGCTCGCAGATGAAGGGAACCATTTCACCGGTTGCCTTGTCCTTGCGCTCTCGGACCTGATAGAGCTGGCCCTCGTGCATGAAGGTCTTGCCTCCCGCGCGAGCCACGGTGCGGAGTGCTTCGTGGACAGTTTCCTGGGCCTCTCGGACGCCTCGGAGGGCGACCTGATACAGGTTCCAAGCCTGTTCGAGAGAAAGGGACGTGCTGGTGGTTTCGTTCTGCTCAGTCATTTTGCATTCTCCTGGTTGGTAGAGACTATGTAATCAGTCATTCTAAGCAAGTCAAGGAGTCGCCGTCACTTTTTTTCGTTGTGACGTCTTCTCCAGACACGTTTATGACGATAGGAGCAGCACGCCAACGACGTACATGCCCCTGCGCCTGGTCACGAGGAACAGAGGTAGCACTGACCTCTTCGTACAAACCTTCCTCATTCTTACGCATGAGAAAGACTGTGACTGCTTCCTTCATTCCTTATCCTTCTTGTCGTAGTACGCTTGAAAAGCTTCCGCTTCAGCAATTGCGGCCCTGGAAAGTAGCATGCCGTGACACCTGGGGCAATGGCCACCAGACTTGCCCCCTGAATATCCACAACCGTCGCCGTCGCCACCATCACCAATGCACAATACTTCTTGAGGGTCCGTGGCCGCGAGGGCCAGCCTCTCGGCCAGTGCGCATTCGAAGCAGGCGCCCTCTCGCGCGTTGCCGTTGGCTCCCGCGCACCCGTCGGCCACATGCTCTGAGAGGTCGGCCAGTGCGCCCGCGATTGCCGCCGCTAGTTGGTCCCGCTCCTCCCGGAGCTTCCTCATCGCCTCAACCATTTCGGTTGTGGTTACATCAGCACGTAGTTGCTCGTTTTCCACCTGCAACCTTTTAATCTTTGCATCACAGCATGCTGTACAATGTCCATCATGCTTTCCGTGAATTGAGCAATTACTCATAGTTGTAGATCCTTCGCCTTGCGCGCTCGTTTAGCCCACTTGGACCACCTCTCAAGGGCAACCCACAGGATCCCAACAACTACAAAACACATTACAAGAGTAGCTAGAGCCGTCAGCACAGCCACCCATTGCATTGCGTCAGGAAGAGGGTCTTCAGGACCGTCGTAAGTTGCGCAAACAATGATGCCGCATACCCACCCAACAAGTCCTAGAATCAGGGCAGGAATCCCAAGAACCTTCTTTGGACCTAGGGTCAACAAGCCAACGACGGCTGTAGAAATCCTTTCTCTCAAAGAAGGTGGGACTGGATCTGGTTTTGCGTTGTTTCGGTAGGGACTCATCAACCTACTCCACATTGCTGCAACTGCAGAACGATGATTCCTGCGAGAAGCAACAGTGAAAGGGTCACCTGCCCAAAGGGATTTTCAGGTTCGTACATCAGAAGTTCTCTACGATAGCCTCACAAAGCTTCACGAGGTCTTCGGGCTTGAAGTTGTATGAACTGTTTGAAGGGTCGTGCAGCGTGATTCGTACGGGAGTTCCCAGCGTAGGGTTAACTGACCATGAACCACCCACTGTCTGAATGACAGTGTGGAAGGTGGTCTTGATTTGCACGCCCCTCGCTTTGGAAACCTTGGTTCCGGCAATCTTCTTGAAGTCGAGAAGTAGGATAGCCTTAGCCAGTCCAACCAATTCTCCAGTAGCCATAGCCCTGGTACGTCCGCAGGGGTACGTGATGAGGTGTTCAGCCCCACTGCGATTATACGTTTCAAACGTCATCTTGCCATTGTTACTGTACTGGCGGCCTCCTGGGGAAAACGTGAGAGTGGAGATCTTCTTCTCAGCAACCGCGATTAGCTGCGGCTTCTTCTTCACAGCCTTCTTCACAGCCTTCTTCACAGCCTTCTTCACCGCCGCCTTCTTCACCGCCGCCTTCTTCACTTTGAACGCCTTTATAGTCATTTGTTCCTCTGTTAGTAACTTTCTACGAGTGTTTGCAAAAGTGTGTGTAGTTCGTCTGGGTCTAAGGTTTTACCCTCTTCCAGTTCTTCCGCTAGTGAATGCAGAGCGTGCGCCGCCTCGGTCGATTCCCCCTCAAGCATCCACTCCAGAGCGCTCTGCAGTAGTGATATGTGATCCATCTTCTACCTCTGTGATCTTTCGGTCTGATTCGTCGGGGACATGTTTGATGTTGAAGCCCCTCCGGCCGCCGAATTCCACTAGAGAGATTCCTGTGTGACGGATACCAACCCAGCCGATGAGCAGGTGTGCTAGCTCCTGCTTATCTCGGGAATGTACTACGGTAGTTTCTCCCGCCTCAAACGCAATGTAGTGCGTCTGCTTGTTGGTCTTACTGTGCTTGACGTACGTCATGGTCCTGACGCCTGCGTCTCGGGCTGCCTTGTTCAGTGAGATTGCCATTTGAGTACCTTTCTTACCAGCGCGCATTTCCACCCGGGCCACACAACATCATGCGCGGTCCTGAAGGATGGTTTCCTGAGGGAACGTTTCCTGAAACCAGTTCACGAAGAATATCGGTCATGGTTTCTGCTTTGAGCTTCAGCTTCTGGTTTTTTGCCTTGAGATCCTTTTCAGAGAGAGTAGTGTTGTGAAGGTCGTTGAGGAGGCAGTGGAGAAGGTCAAGAATCTCAGTCTCTGACGGGTGATCCTCTAGCAGTTTGAGACATTTTTCCAACATATCGGAGCGCAGGCCACTTTCTCCTAGTATAGTCTTGTACCCTAGAACGGTGTGACGTAGGCGCTCGCGCTTTGCCTGTTCAGTGAAGCGCTTCACTGCGGCCTTGAGTTCTTCCTTTGTAGGATTCTTTTGGAAGCGGGCCTTGGTTTGGTCACTCTTGTAGAGCTTGATACAAGTCTTGCAGGTAGCTTCTGAGAAACATTCTGCATAAGTGGGAGGTTCCTCTCGCCCGCAGAGCGAAGTCCTGTCCAACAAAGCGTCGGGCCTGCCATTCTCAAACTGAATGTGTACCTTCATTTTCCTCTTTCCTTTTTGTTGAGTTTAGTAGTGGTGGTTGAGCCGTGGAACCTTGAAAGTATAGTGTGTAGTCACTAACTCGCAGGATTCCAATTAAATCATAAATCAATCTGTATATAGCAACTCAACCAATTTTTCATTAGATATACAGTACCCGGGTGGCTCCAGTGTATACTCCTGAAGTAGGACCGGATTGGCTCTTTGGATCAACCACCACTACTAGACTCAAATTGTTGTTGGGCCCCCATTCCTAAGCGCGATGTCTACGGCATCTATTGCCTGCTTAAGTCCACAATCGTTTCGTTCCTTCACCATGCGAATGGCGTTTAGCCTGTTGCTGCGCGCTTCTCGGTATTCATGATTAGTTACTGTCACCCGTCCCCCACCCTGTTGAGCGCCCATATCCACCAGGACGAATCGACTACGCAGCCGATCTTCCCAATACTTTTGTTGCTCTTTCTTGACCTCAACGCTCTTTTTCACACCCGCTTGGCGAGCGATAAACCACCGGGTGAATGAATCTATCCTAGCCAACACCCGTACTGCCTTGCGAGTGTCAGTTAGTTCTCTCACAAGCTTTTCCTGCCACTGGTCAACCGGGACAGGAGACCAAGTGTCGCCCCCGTACGGGAGCGCTATTTTGGCAAGATAAAGCAATCCGCCGTCTGTTCGATGCTGGGGCCTCTTGATGTAGTTCCACGAAAGACGAAGATTTGGAGTGATGGCACGCTTAGGAGCGCGCGGAGCAGAAACCTTAGGCCACGAGGAGTCAACCCCATGCGTCAGTTTTGTAGCCTCTGTGATCAACTCTTTGAAAGCTGCACTCAAACAGGCTGCTACCATTTCCTTATCGGGCATCTATTCCTCAGTGTGTGTCGGGTTTTAGAAGTGTCAATGACCCGCAGCTATATTTAAGACAGTTCACCCGATCTACATCAGTTAAGGCACGGCCGAGGTGAAAGGGGCTGTTTACCATCTTCGACACCTTAATTATCTCCACGCCCTCAGCAATCTCTGAGGGAAGATACTCTACGTTTTCTAGAGAGAATTCGGGGACTTCATAATCCAACGCACATTCCTGAAGTTCAGGAGCTTTGAGCTTGTTCGTGTGTTCGATCAGGTGGTCAACCCATGCCTTATCTCCGCTTCCCACCGCTAACCATTCCTCCCCTAGAAACTCTTGCACAGAGGGTATCGCAGTGTGTTTGGCATCAACCTTGAACACACAGGTATAGGGGGTTTCAGTGTTCCAGTGGTGGCTTAGAAAGTAGGGGCCTTTTAGCCACGAAATATATCGAGAGGTCACTAGCGTACTCTCTTTCGTATCAAACCTCAGAAAGTACTTTTGTGTGTGAATACATTGAACTAGTGTGTATGTGTTTACATACATTGTCTGCCCTTTCAACCTACCTTTTCGGGGTCGTCCGCGACAGGCTTGATAACACGGAACGTGCGGTACCAATCTTCTCCCTTGACACCGATCAACGCTGTGTATGGGAACTTTTCTCCGAGGCGCCGGATCTTTACCGCAGCGCACCCGTCTATCTCTTCAAAACCAAGCACCACCCACTCAGGTTCTTCTCGAATGTGTTCGTAACCTTCTCGGTGGAGAGTAGGCTGGATGGTATCTCCTACGGAAATGGTGACACCGTTAACTTCAATGGATGTGGTAGTTGTTTTCTTCTCGTCCACAATATCTTTGAGCCAGTCAACTATTCCCATCACGCTTCGTACTTCTTGGTTTGTGTGAAGATGGGATATGAAAACTTTGGCATATTTTCGTCACCCTTGTTCAGCGGATCGCCCAAGGACACGAGCGCGGCCTTCTCGTTAGCGAGGAACAATTCAACCAGTTCCTTGTCCAACATGCGATCCTTGAACTTTGCAGGTGTGACATACGAAGACTCGCTCGCCGCCGGCAATTCTACGCCTGCGAGCCTTGCTACTACCCCCTTGAGGTGCTCTAGCTCCTCTTGAAGGGCTTTGTGGCTATTTGCAAGCCACATCTGCGCTGCTCGAATAGCCTCTTCGCGCGTGTCGTACACATGTTCGAACAGGATGGTAGGAGAGTTCCTCTCGATTGACAGGGTGTCGTAGATCTTGAGATTACCCTCTCCCGGGGCACACTTGCATTGTGCCCCACCGACGAGCGCAAAGTAGAATTCATTGCCGTAGAAGATTGCATCACAGTTGTCTGGATGGTCCGAGAAGGTGATATCTTCCGGCTTGGTGGGAAGATGAGAAAGATTAGGGAGTTTAGGAAGAGGTTTAGGCATGTGCTCTACATAAGGCTTTGTAGCCAGTTGTCAAGCGGATTACTCAATATCCACTTCGTAAGTATCAACGACTTCTTCACGAGAAGGGCTCAACAGCCCGTTCTCAACAGCGCTGTGTACTTCACGATCCAACGCCCTAAGTAGATCGTCTTCGTCTTTGACTGTGGTTTTGTCATACCACACACGAATGATGATTTCAATCGGAGTCATGGTCCCTCATTGCTGTTACGAGTGCCTCAGTCCAAGCGTCATACTGCCCGCTTGAACCATCCTGGGGAAACCCCATTGATTCCTTTTCCTTCTTGCGTAGCCTACGCAGGTCGTTCTCAGCGTAATCGAGAATCTCTTCTCGTGTCATGCCCCAGTGATCGTATGTTTTCTGTGCGTCCGTCATACAAACCTCGACCAACAGTCGTAGGCATCATCCCAGAACCATCCTAGCTTATCAAGCTTTTCCCGGTCGTACGCGGACACGAAGTCTGCCCCTACTTCGTTGCCAGCATAGATCACTTCGTGATCTGCCTGGATTTCCCCTTCTCCATACTTCAGGAGAATTGCCAAACCTTCCATTACCTCACGCATAGCCGTGTCGCTCCTGTAGAACCTTCAGCGCAGCGCAGTCCGGTTCGATGATCAGTGAGATGAGTAGGTAGAGTTGGTGCATCGTGTCTGCCGCGCCTGTGTTAATCTCAATCTCACTCTCTTCGAAAATGAGATGCAAGGCGTCGTCCACCACCTCTCGGTCAAGGTTTTGTAGAGCCTTTTGGATTTCTTCTAGAGTCATGTCTTTCCCTTTCTACAGCAGCCAGATTTCGGAGTCGAACCCTACGTATGTTTGTAGGTAGTACTTTATGGGAACTTCGACTAGGACCTGATACCCCCCGTTTAGCCTTCCTTCTTGCACGCGCGATAGCCAAGTCTTGATTGCGCGCTCCCCTTCTATTTCCGAAAGCGTAATAGCTCGTTGTGGTTGCCCCCCAAACATTGCCAAATGCTTTTTGATGCGGGCGCTCCAGGACGTGGAAAGGGGCCAGATCTCTACCTGTCCATTTTGGTTGCGTTCAAAGCTGACGAAGAACGCTTGTGTGCTTCCTGGAGGGCGGACGATCGTAGCTGGGTCAATCTCTACCACGTCTGGCTTGAAAGGAATAACCATTCGGGGCAGGAAGGGAACCACCTTTCTATAAACGAAGCGTTTATTTAATTCGAGGTATGTGCGAGCCTTTGAAAACCACACACTGAATGGCAGCCTGAAGTTATCACTACAGAGATTCATCACATCCCGACAGTTTGACTGAACCGTCCCCGGAACGTTTACGATGTTGAGTGTAATCGTTTGGTGTTCGTAGTCCAAAGAAACAATCTCTGTGTCTAGGTACACAGCCTTAGAAAGATAGGACAAGACTGCACCTTGAAAGATGTGTACGTCTACAACGCCTGAAAACTTTCTCCCGTAGTGGTCAAGAACAACCGGAGTTGTAGTTGAACACCCTACAGTTACACCTGCGATGCGTTTTGGAAACCCGGTCGGGAAGGGGTGGGAGATAACAGTCACACACTAACCTTTGCACCGGTCGCGTTGATGTGTTCGAAGATTTCCTTAGCAAGAGTCATGTAGAGCCCCGTACGAGCACAGTACCTCTGCAGAGCAAGGTGCTTGAATCCGAGTTCCCCGTTGTACATAGCAAGCTCATTCTTACGAGGTTCTGTCTCAAAAGTACGGGCGTAGTTCTGCAAACGTTGTTTGTGCAGATTGCGCTTACCAACAGTGCTCCGTCCTTCGGGCTTAAAGCGCCATGCCGACCCTGGGCCGCGCCGCATAACAGCCTGAAGTCCTGCTCCATGCGTAAACTTGAGGGCTCGATTGATTAGCACGGTGAGGTTCTTTTGATGTGCCTCACTCTTTGCGTGCTTACTAATGCGAGAAAAAGACTTGTGACAAACACAACAGACAGATTCACCCCTCTTTTGTGTGTTTACCTCTGAGTCGTGCTCGCAAAAGTTTTCGGCGTAGTATGGAGACAGCCACACCTTATTCTGACCCGGCTCTTGCACCCACTGACTGGAGATTTGCCACAGACCTGTGTGGGTACGCTCTGCGATAAACCGACCGTCTACCACAAAGGTAAACACCGCGTCCCCCTCCCTCCTCCGGGATCGAATAGAGAAAAGAGGGCAATCTGACACTGTTCGCGCGATATTGGTTAGAATTGCAGCGTGTACTCCCTCCCCGTAAGCCCGTTCAGTACTAGCCTCACATTCCGCCTTGAGGTGATTCCGCCTGCTCCGAGTCTGATCGACGATGCGAGAAACGTTGACTAGTTGCTGCCTAAGTGCGAGACTATCACCAAGCCCGTGTAGGTCGTCTGAAGTCGAATTCGACAGAACTTTCTTGAGCGCGGCGAGGTAGGCATAACAGGTGCGCCCCCCCATCTCTTCCATAGTAGAGATGACGTCCTCTCCGTGTTTGGCTTCACACTGACTCTCGATGAATACGACGTTGTTGTCTTCATCGAACATAGCACACACATAGTGCGCGCCATAGCTCCCGTCGTCCTTAGCCGGAGCGAAGGCACAGGGAACCTTTTCGACAATAGTCAGGGCGATGTTTGGGTTGTAGAAAAAGTCCATCAGTCTTTCCTAGGCGTCGGGTCCGTCTTCGTTTTCCCACGCATGCCAATTGTACACAGCAATCTGTACTGCGTTTCGGTATGCGGTGAGTCCGTAGAGATTCTGTGATGCCCAGTTCAGGAAACCTTCTTCATCGCACTCATCTACAATGTGTGCGGGCATCTCCACAGTCTCCGTTTCCCACGTGTGGTCGTCCCACGCGATGAGGATTTCTACCTTTTTGTTTTCCATCTTTCTCTCCTAAAGGTTTGTGGTGTTTGTTAGTGGTTTGCAGCACTGGAGCTGCTGATACCTGGATGTGCCGGGCGCGGTCGATTATTCTTTCGGCCGGAACCCTTCAAAGAAGGCCATCCGTGCAGCCTGTATCTCTTCCTCTCCAAGCTCGCCTCCGTCCGGGCCATATACCTCGTCCGTGGACTCCCACTCCACTCCATCCGGAAGCTGCCCCATTGCTTGGTAAAGGGCTTTGTACGCAAGCTCCAGATTGTCTTCCTCTACGTCCACACAAACCACAAATCGTGTCGTCATGTCAGTCCTCCACTAGAACCTTTTTGATGAAGGCTGGCACTTCACGGTCACCAGCCACCAAACCAGCGATGATCACCATATCCTTTACCGGCTTATCCGGCCAGGGAGTATCACCATCCGTGAGCACCACAACCACGTTGGGCGGTTCCTTCATTTCCTGCATGGCCCGGATGCCCACACGCATGTCCGTACCGCCGCCACCCTGCATGGCCTTGATTGCGTCCTTGAAGTTGGCAATCTCCACAACCTCGCCAGCTTCCGCATCTACACTCAAGAAAACAATCTTGGCGCCTACAGCCTTGCAGATGCCCTCGGTCTCACTGCATGCCTTGTGCAGCGGTGACCCAGTGTTCCCTCCACCCATCGAACCGGAGGAGTCTAGAACGAGTCCTACGCGGGGAGCCGGAGAGAACGTGCTTGGGAAAAGATAACTGCCTCCAGTTGCGGCGGTCATCCTACCCTGGCGCGTCCACGAGCGACTATCATGCCCGTAGGATCGCGTCACAGACTTGCGTACAAGACGGCGGAAGTGTACACGCCAATCAACCTTGGGCGGCGTGAGAACCTTCTCAGCCCAGCGCCTCATCCCCGCAGGTACGGTGCCACGCCTTGCGTGCTCGTCGGAAAGATTCTTTGCAATCTCTCGCTGGATGGCATCATTTTCTGCCTCGGAGATTCCAGGATTCTCGGGCGTGGGATCTCCCGTCTCATAGTCTCGCTCTTCCCCGTGAGCGCCAGACCCACAGTCTTGTGGTGAGCCATCCTCTAGAGGATCTCCCCCTCCTGCGCCCTGTTCGTACAGTTCATCCTCAAGCTCCTCATCCGTGAGGTCATTGGGATTCTTTGACTTCTGCTTCTCTCCCTGGCCTTCCTGCTTCTCTCCCTGGCCTTCCTGCTTCTCTCCCTGGCCCTGCCCTTGACCCTGGCCTTGACCCTGTTGCTGCTTTTCTTGCTGCTTCTTATCCTTCAGATCGATAAGCTTGTAGTAGTATTCCTCAGCGATGCGATCGTCAGGAAAGAGCACGCCATACTGAGCATACTTTGTGTTGTACTCAGTAGGTAGAAGAACACCCGGAGGAAGGCAGAGAAGGGGGAATGGGAGGCTTTGGCTTTGATGCTCTGCGTGTGCCACTCGGAAAGTTTCCAAGAGATCGTCGTTGATCTCCAGGTCAGCCGCTATGTTAAACAGCTTCCATTGCGCCTGGATCTCTTCTGCTCTCAGTCCGTGGCGCCGCACAGGGTGTTGCGCCTCATGGCAGATAACTCCTGCCACATAGGCCAGTTCATGGTGGGAAGTAGCTCCGCACGTGCCACAAGGATTTTCCACACTTACAGCCTGCGCCTTGCGCATCATCCAGTGCGTGAACCCATCATTCACGTACACACGGAAATGCTTGTCCACAGCCATAGTGAGCATTCCCGCCTCAAGTCCCTTACGAAGCTCGTAGAAGTGTGGGATGAGTGCGGAGATGGCCGGAGCAAACGTTCCAAACACCGTGGAGGCTAGCAGGCGAGCAGCACGCCACGAGCCTTCAGGAGTTTCCAGGAGCCTTTCCAGCCCAGATGCCGGCGCCGCTGGCGTTTGCTGTTGCGCTCGTTGCTGGCGAGTAGGTCGGGATCGTCGAGCCATGATTACACCTTGTGTCGGTTGGGAGATTTGTCAAGGAGAATAGTGGAGGCCAAAGGAATCGAACCTTTGTACGGGAGAGAGGACCGTAGGACCACGCGCCCCCGTTGCCTCTTCAAATCTTTAGACAAGAAGAGGCGTTTGGGTCTTGCTATCCGCGAGTTACTTGCGCTGCCCAGATCCCCGGCTCAGACCGGACTTCTCTCGGGCCTTGAACAGCTTGATAGCGACGTCCGGAACAGCCACACCCGGAGGCTTGCGATCCGTGAGAAGCTTCGCAGCACTCATGGCGTTGTCGGGCTTCTCCTCCAAGACCGGCTCCAAGACTCGCATCGCCCCCGTCCACCTAGCAGGGCGATCCTCACGCTCCTGCTGGGCGGCGATAGCTACCGAATCTAGCTGCAGGCGCAGCTTGTCCGGGCGAGCCCAGATGTGGTTGGGAATGCTTGCACGGATGCTTTCCGGCGTAGCTCCCTCCCTCATGGCTGCAGCCAACACATCCTCCGGCTCCGCGAGATCGAATTCCCGCAGGTATGCCATGAATGCCTTAGCCACACCCTCACCAAGACAACCTTCCAAAGCCATCATACAAAGCTTGCTGGACGGTTCCTCGCCTAGCGAAAGGCAGGCTGCCAGCAAACGAATGACATTGGACCACTGCCGCTTGGATGCCCAAGGCTTGTGGCAGTTGGCTTCCGTTGTGGTGGGCTGGTGCCCCTTCATGGTGTTGGAAAGCGCCGCGTTTTCCGCTACGAAAGCAGTCACAATCGTGGCTGCCACCGGGCGGAAACGTTGCTCCCAATCCGGCTCCAGGAACCTCACGTGCGCTCCCATGCCCGGACCACCGCGTTCGAAGTCGAGCCAGTCAGCCAGCGGAAGCTCCCACTGGATCTCGCACACACGGTTGATTTCCGGCGCCGCCCAGTCACGACCGGCCGCAGCACACCAAACAGGGTTTGCAGCGATGATACGCCCGACGGTGTTGGGCAGGGTCGCATCGCCCGCGCGCCCATCCTGAACGAGCGTCATGGTAGCCGCGCCCACCTGTTGAGGACAGCTACTAGCCTCATCCCCAAACCAGATCCCATACGCGGCATCGATCAGATCTCGAATATCCTTCAGAGGCATTCGTTCGAGACAGTTCAATTCCTTGTTGTGGGCTGGAATACCTGCGATATCTTCCGGAGCCGTCTGGGGCAGCGTCGTGGTTGCCACGTGGAATTTCTTGGTGAGCTTGCGCCTGATTGCCTCCTTACCAAGAATTGCTCCCATGACCTCCACGCCCTGGGTCTTACCTTCCCCGGGCACATCCACGAGCAGCACAGGCATGGTACGACCACCGTACCAGCCTAGCTGCACACAGATGGACATTAGCTCCATGCAGTAGTTACGAAACTTTGCAGCCATTTTCCTCTCTCTCTTTCTTACTCGTACAGAGTAATGCGTTCTCTCTCTAAGTCAAGCTATCTGTCGTGCTCACTTGCCCGAGGTCAACCTGGCCCGCGACTTGCGGGAATCGAGCAGGGCAAGAAGCTTTTGCCCCTCGCTGTGGCTCGAAAGCATGGCCCGCACGATATCGGTACGAATCTTCTTGCTGTTGCGATGAAGCTGGTACAGTTGCTGCTCAACCTCTCTCCGTTCCTCATGGTTCGCGTCAAGTGCACGCTTTTCTTCCTCGGCTTCGTATTCCATGACCCCCACAACCGCCTGAACAACCTTTTCTGCGTAGAAAAACTTAGGGGCTCCGTATGACGTGACGGTTTTGCCGTCCCAATTCGACACCGGCCGAAGTACGATGATCTCTCCGCTCCAAGTGCCGAGGATCATTTCCGTTCCCGCAAGCTTTTCCAGGTGCAGCTTGACAGACTTGACAGTCCGGCTCTTGGAAAGACTAGCAAACTGAGCGGCAATCCGCTGCGTGCTCGCGAGTCTGAAAGCTTCCTCAAGCTGTTTCCGCTCTTCTTCAAGCTCTTGCTGCCTGCGCTCCAGACTCTCCTTCAATTCTTCTACGAAGAGGTCGATGATATCGTTCTTGTTGAGCTTGAAATCCACCCCAGCAGCCTGCAGGGCGGATAGGTCGATGTTCATCTTTACAGTCATTTCTTCCTCGGTTGTAAAAGGTTCTCAGATGTGGGTGGCGCGGTCGATTAGTCGTCCAGAGCAAGCTCGGCCATGCCGAGGCGCTTCTCAATCTCCTCGATACCGGCGAGGTTGTCCTCCTCTGCCATCTGGTAGGACTCAGCAAGATTCTTGAGAGTCTGGCGCAGCTTGTGAGCCTGGGCGGTCATGGAAGCCAGGCCACGCTTGCCGATGCGCCTCCCACCACTGTCCATCTTGTCAAGCTCACCCTCCAGACGCCCGCAGACCCGCTCGATTTCGTCCTGCATGGCATCCGCGATGAGATCGATCGCATCCTCATCCCCGGGGACTACTCCCCGAGTGTAGATGCGAAGCTTTCCACCACCCGTCACGGCGCGCAAAGCTTCCTGTACCTGCAGCAACAGCTTGACGCGATCCTCATTCCCGCTCTTGGGCAGGAGATACTTTCCCTGGGAGTCGGGAGCCTTGACCGCACCACAGTAGGGCAGAACCCTCGTGGTGAGCCACACCTTGAGATCGTAGGTGCAGGAGTACACCTCTCGATACTCTCGCTGCTTGTTTCGGATGAAGTCGGCAGCGGGATGGTCCGGCGGATCGATCTTGATTGAGTAGCCGTTCCCCGTATCCGAGGGGACGATCCTCGTGGTAACCTTTGTGGCGGCTGCTCCCTCGCCGTCGGAGGTCTCACGGTCCAGCTTGCTCGGGTCCAGGGCCAGGACCGAGTGGGCAGCGGTTCCCTTGCGCCCCACGGTCACGGTCTGGCTCTCCGCGTTTCCCTTGGAAAGCTCTGCAGTGGCCCTCTTGAGCGCCACACCCTCGCTCACACCACCCGGCATGAGACCCTGGGGGAAATCGGGAATGCGATCCAGAGCCGCATCCACCTCATCCACACTCAGGAATCCCCGTGCGGTAGCGGTGACTTCGATCGCTCTCACGCTCGGGTGAGAAACATCGTTCGTGGTCATCTCGTTTTGCAGTTTTTCGCTCATGATCAATCTCCTCTCAGCTATTGTGTGTCTGTTCTCGGGCCTGTCAACTACTTTTCTGGCAAGCAATCCTCGTGCCACTTACCAGCCGCGTCATAGAACGACGCCTTGATTCGTGCTCTTTTGGGAGGCATCTTGTTGGTATGCTCCCGTACCCACTTCCAAAACTTTCTGGTGCAAGGACCACACACCAGGAAAGTTTCTGTGTACTGACAACCACTGGCGGGGTGAGCTACTCCTCCACACTCTGCACAATGGCGTCCTGATGCCTTGTCCACGTGCCCATACTGTCTCCAGATAGCACGCTGGGCATTCATCCTGAACACCTGTCCTCGCTCCAAGCTCAATCCCAGGAAACCTTCCAAGAAGGCACACAGGAGAGCCAAGGACCTCAGCTCCTCCTTCATAGCCTCCAAGCCAGCATTATATGTGGCCAGGCTGACTGCGGGCGTTTGACTCATCGGAAATTCCTTTCCTTCGCTGCCCTCTCAGTCGAGCGGTAGTAGCGGCGCTTCTCTGGGAAAAGAATGTACTGCGCACGCTTGACCATCCAAGCCCACATCTCTTGGAGGTCCCCGCCCAAGCAGGGAATGTTTCCATAGCTTCCCCCGTCGTCACCACACGCCGTGGCGATCTCATGCACGGTGGAGGGAGACACAAAGATTTCTCCCGTGTCCTGGGCATCCTCCAACGCACACTCCAGTTGCTCTGCGCTAGTGTATCGCGCGGCATGGAAGCTCAGGTCCAGAGCTTCCTCGGGAGCACGCACCACAAAGCTTCCCTCGATCCCACAATCCTTTTCGCGATGGGAGGGGACGCGGTACGTCACAAAGATTTGTCCGAAATGAGGCATGCTATCCGATGTCCTTGTATGGTTAGAGGCAGAGAAGGGAGTAGCACAGAAGTATGCCACTCAGCAGCCCCAAGGTGTCCAGGGCGAAATCAGACATTCTGAAGGTCTAGAACTTCTTTGATCTTCTTGTAAGCGTCCGCGAGGGAGAGCCCCTCCTCTCCAAGCTTTTGGAGGGCGCGAAGCTTCCCCCATCGTTGGATGAACGCGAGCAAGTCTTGCTCCTCAGCCGTCAGGGCGCGGCCCTTCTTTTTCTTGATGCTCATAGTGCTTGTCCTCCACGTAACGCTGCCCACCTTCAGACGCTTTCCGATCGCCCGCTGGGCATAGCATTGGTAGTTTTTTCTCTCCCACCACCACAACCACTCTGGATTCTCCACGATTTCCAGAGTCTCTGCATGAACCACAAGATCTCCCGACACTATGCGGGCGTGTCGGGCCTGCTCCAGTGTGTCACACACTGCAAACACGGTAGCTTTGGGCAGACCATGCCCCTCATCGGGCCCGAAAACCACCAAGTATTTCATGGCTGCTCCGGGATGAGGTAGACTGCCTCACCTTGAATGTTTCCTACGTAGCAGCTAGCCCGCTGCTCGGGAGGCAGTTGCCTACCCACCCGACGCGGCGCCGTCTCCCGGGGGAAGCGAGCCCGCATCTCGCGAGCCATCGCACGAAACTCTTGCACCCGCTGATCCTGGATCAGATACGAGCGCACAAGTCCCATCTCCCAGTAGCGCGCGCGGAGGGCCTGGCAGCGG